TACAAGACGATACGACCGCGGTGTCCGGCGACCGCGAGCGGACAACGATCGGACCGCCGGCAGGACGACACCACGACACGACGACCGCGATCGGACCGCGCTCCGACCATGCTCCGAGCACCGCGGTCGGACCGCGAGCCCGACGACCGGACCGCGCTCCGACCATGCTCCGAGCACCGCGGTCGGACCGCGAGCCCGACGACCGGACCGCGCTCCGACCATGCTCCGAGCACCGCGGTCGGACCGCGAGCCCGACGACCGGACCGCGCTCCGACGAGCGCGAGCAGGACCGCGAGCCCGACGACCGGACCGCGCTCCGACCATGCTCCGAGCACCGCGGTCGGACCGCGAGCCCGACGACCGGACCGCGACGACGACGACGAGGACGAGGACGACCGGACCGCGACGACGACGACCGGACCGCGACGACGACGACGACGACGAGGACGAGGACGACGGGGACGACGAGGACCGCCGGCACGCCGGGGCGCGCGCGCGCGCGAACGCCCGCGGCAGGCTCGCCGAACCGCGGGCGGAGGGGCGACATTTGTACCAGCTGTACCACCAGTCGTACTGACCGTACCAGTCGTACCAGCCGTACCAGTCGTACGGCCGTACCGGCTGTACCACTCGTGGCAATTCCGACACGTACCAGACGTGGCAATCGTGCCGCTTGCTCGGTCAAACTTTGTGGTCGAGACGTGTGCAATGGGTGCAACGGCTTTTCGCACGACGCCAATCTTTTCCGTCGAAAAGTGCTTTTGCACACGGCTCGCTTTTTCGCTATCGGATATAAGAGATCAAGCAGGCCACGACCTCTTCAGTCTGCTGGTCGACATGTGCGATTTTTTACGTTCTGCGCCCGTCGTATCACGTGTTTCAAGCGCCGTTCTCCTATGTTCGCGTAAGTACTGACTGACCTATCGATACTTTGAAACTCCTTGACCCCTATCATCGGATACGCTAACAATAACCGCTAATCTCTATCTCTCCTAATCTCTATCTCTCCTAATCTCTCAACTCGATAATGTTTGTTTTAACATTTTAACGTTCCCCGCGGTCTTGTCTCGTTCGCTTCGGGTTGCAACGCCGTTTTATTGTTTCAGGCGTTGCGTTGGTGTTGGCGATACCTTCGTTGGGCGACCAACTGCCTGCACAACTGCCCCAACCAACCAAGCATGCAATTGAAAAAAAGAACCGCCATCTCGATCATCAACTCGCTCGTCCCGCTCGATTAGGAAAATCAAACGATAACATCGACGCGACTAACGCTGCTTCAAAAGGAAAGGAACGTCATTACGCTTATGGTGACCATCTCGTCGCTAACAATCCAAAGGGAAGAACTGATCTTGAATGGCCGTTGCATTTTTCGGCGGACCAGTGCAACAGTAACTCGCATAAATGTACCATCGACGGTTGTGCAGATGGTTGTACCGACGTTTGCAGTCTGGTGTCGACGTATGCGACTACCGCCACGACGGCCTCTTCGGGTCTCCATTCGCGCGACTCGCCGTACCCGTTGTCGCCTTCGCCCGGGTTCGCTGCTTTCAACTTTGCGACTGTTTCCGCGCCGGCCGACTTGAATCTTATCGGTACGCAGCACAATCGGCGTTATCATCGCAGAAACTTCTCGTTTCGCGTATTCCGACGCTTGTCGTTTCGCTCACACCTCTTGAACTGCCCGTTTCTGCTTTTAGTATTATTGCTGTTTGTCGTTGCGTCGGCGTTAGGTGCGGCTTTACCGTCTCACGTCGGAGCGCCTATTCTCATCGATATCGATCATTCCGCCGAACGAGTCGGTATCACTGTAGATTGGCCCGGCGAATTCGACCCGCCCACCTTGGATGGTCCTATCGACTTTTCCAATTACAATTACGACGAATCGCTCGACTCGTTTGGCGATCCTAGCACCGAGAGCAGAGGACGCTCCGATCCAGCTTACCCGCGTTTCGGCGCGTCCGACGATTCTCACATCGATGATGATCCGATCGACATGAATACCAATTCGGAATCGCTAGACGAGTCTCAGTCTCTCGGTCTTGAACCTTACTTGGCCGCTGTTGGAGATGTATTGCACGCAAACCGTCTGAGCACTCTGAACGCGAGTCGAAGCGCTAATCTAAGTAGCCACAACCGTGATTACGAATCGAACCGCAATCAAAGTCATAACCGAAGCAGCAACCAAAGTCATAATCAAAACCGCAATCAAAGCCATAATCACATAGTCAATTCAGTCAATTCGACCAATTTCTCTACTTTGAGCTCAACTAATTCATCTACTTTGTCCAATTCATCTACTTTGTCCAATTCATCTACTTTGTCTAATTCATCTATCTTGTCTTCTTCCGACTCGGTTCGTGATGTGCTCTTTCGTCCGCGGCGATCCGTTTCGGTTCTCGCGTGGCCGGTCGATGAGCGTTCTTTCGATCTGCGACCTAGGCGAGCTGGTGCGCGGCGATTAGACGGTGATCCTCTTCTAGTTGAATTTGCGTTACCCGTTTCACCTTATGTTTCGTCCGCACCATCTACACCGTTGGTAGCATCACGCGTTCCGCTCGCATCGTCCGAGTCTCACTCTTCTGTTCCTACGTCTACGTCCCAGTCGACCGCGTCTCAGTCGTTCATGTTGCCTGTTTCGGTTCCTACGTCTACGTCGTCGTCTTTGTCTACGTCAGTTGATTGTCGGTACGAGAGCGCAGCTGACTATTATGCGTCTTTGGAAGACATATTTGGGTGTAACGGTTCGGATCCTAATGTTTCTCATCCATCGTCATCTCAAGTCGATCGAGCATCTCGTGAGTATCCTGTATCGGTTTATATCGGTAGTTGATCGTGTTTGTTTACACGTTTGTTTACATGTTTTTTTTGTCTATGCTTCTTTACAACGGTTTTGGTAGTTCATCTAATTTTGTGTTACAGTCTCTAACTCTACTACGAGTGCGACTAATTCAACAGTTCCTGTCGGTACCTCTGTTACTACTGTCATTTCTGAGGACGATCCAGTTGTTCTTACAAAAGGGGCCGGAAAGAATATCAAGGGGAAGATCGTAAAAGCGGTCCAATCGACCGAAAGTTATTCCAAGAAGAGTTTCGTCAACACCAAGAACCCTGATAACAGTGAGATCAAATTAGCAGGTATAAAAAGTCGTGTAAAAAATCGTGAAGAATATAATGCCACTCCCAAGCGAGCCAAAACATCTTCCAGCTACCAGCCTAACTTCGATCAAAGTTACGAAACGTTCGCTACCGAGTCAAGTGCTTACGATGGCTCGCGCACCACCTCGACTTTTGTCTCCGGTGGACAAATCGCCGACTCATGGAAATCATTCGGCACAGCGAGCGCAACATCCAGCACAACCGATACCTCCGACGCATCCGTCTCGACCGTCGACCAATTATTAGCGACGTCTAGGTCACCGTCGGTTGTCGCTTTGTCAGCATCGGCACTTGTTTCGCCAATTCCAACAAGATTAGCGAGGTCGCGACGTTCAGCGATACGAAAAGTGGTAGATCCAGTAGAACCATCGGGCTCGACAGGCTCTTCAATAAACGACCTTCCTCTTACCAAACAGAACAACGTTGCTCACTTGGCTCAAGCGCGTTCGGTTTTTCGATCGCCCCACTTCACCGGCGATTCGGTCGGCAGGCGTGTCGATCGCACGGGTCGTCGCGTCGATCGTGTCAACAATCCAGCCGACCTAGTTGTCGGATCGCACGTCTCAGTTCGGTCGATTGGTCCGCTGGACGCTATCGGACCCGCCAATTTGGTCAATTCGGTACATGCGGAGGATTTAGTCAATTCGGTCGACTCGATCAACTCGATAGATTTACTCGATTCGATCAATCAAGTCAATTCGATCGGTCCGATCGATTCGAGTGGTTCGATCGGATCGAACGATTCGAACAATTCGTCGATCGCGTACAACAAACAGAGCAACTCGTCGATCGTGCCATCACCCAAGTCGGTCGGCGAGTCGGACGGAATCTCGTCGAGCGATTCATCCGTAAAGTCGGCGCCCGCTGTATCAGCCGGATCGTCGGACGCGCATCTCGATGTCTCGTCGACCGATTCCTCGGTGTTCAACGTGACAGACCGCGCGGTTTTGGAGCCTGTGTCGCCATCGAGTGTTCGCTCGTTGGTGTCGTCTTCGTCTGGAATATTCTTGTCGACCAACTCATCTAATACGGATAGCGCATTCGGTTCAGAAGATTCCAATACCAATAGTACGACGATCCATCTTTCTTCTAGCCAGCCATCGTCGTCGACCAACGATACCACCGACTCAATTGATGTTATGAGTGAAAATGACTCGGCGATCACTACAACCAGTGGAGCGATCGGTATTACCGATCCCGTTGTCACCGCAGTGTTGACAAACCACGACAATTTTTCACGTGAAGGTGACACCAGCTTACACGAAGATGGTCTCGATCGTGTAGTGTCAACTACGACTTTTGTTCCCATACGTCGGTCCAATTCGGTTCGCGTGTTTTATGATTATGGAGAAGGACCGGATTTGTTGGACGACGATTGTTAATACTCTAGAGTGTTATCTGGTTAGATCGTCTTACATGTTAGATCGTCTCACATGTTAATCTCCTACGAGAATACGACGGACATACGGGAATTGCGATATGGAATCTCATACGGGAATTTTATACGGGAATTTCATATGGAAAAGAATCTCAAACTGTAGTACTATTATTGTAGTTTATTGTTCGAACCTCGTACATTGTATACACGATGACATGATTGATGTATAATTGTTTGTTCTAATAAATGTACAGGGAGTGTTTAAAATGCAAATAGTTATTAAACAATTAATGCAATTACAATATAATTAAAATATAGTCAAAAATACAAAGTTATTAAAAAAAAATAAATGGTTGTTACAAAAACTCTTTGTAGGTGTGCGTGTGTGTAAAACTCCAAGCTCGTGCATGGACGTTCTTGATGTCGGCGCTAGTGGTATCGCCGATCTTGCTGATCTCGTTGATCTTGCTGCGCTGGTTCTCGTGTTGTTGGTTGTTTCCAAGGTTTCTATTTCAGTTTAGTTGGTTAGTTCTCATTCGGTTTGAGACGTTTGATGCTTTCGGCGTTCTCATCGAGATCTGAGTCGTCGGCGGTTCGCTTTTTGTTGGCGATCTGGTAGTTGAAATTAGTTTCAATGGAGTCGTCCTTTGTATCGATATCGCTAATTTCTGTATTGGTAATGGTCGTGTTGGTTAGGCCGATTTCGTCGTTTTGGTTATCAATTTGATCATTACCCGCTTGGATTTTCTGACTCGTGTCGCCTACTTCGTTCTCGTGTCTTTCGTTTTGGACATCTTGACCTGCTCGCATTTTTGTTTTTTCGACAGTTTGGTCGGATTGGTAACCAACATTTTGGTTATTGTAACCGTGGTCTCTTTCTTGGTTTGTTTGGTCGTCTGTATGTGTATCAATGTTGCGACAATGTTCGTAGATTTCTTCTTGTTCGACAGGTATCGGCGGAGTAGGTCCTCTAACCGCTGGCGCGTGCGTTGGTCGCTCCGGCGGTATAGAGTACTTGCTCTGCGATACTGATGGTATTTCGGTTCCAATCATATTATGTGCATCTGTTATCCCTTCGGTTTCTCTTGTTTTGCTAGTCTCTTGTATTTCCTCGGTTGCCTCAATTTTCGTAGCTTTGGTCTTTGTGGTTTCGGGTGTTCCGGATCCTTTATCATCGGTTTGTAATGCGACTTCAATGATTCCAGTAGTTGTTGCGGTTTCGCCGAACGTTGTGTTATTCGAGACGTCAAGTTCGGGAATGCAAACACTAGAGATCGATTTGCAGTCCGATCCGTCACAGAGAGCTTGGGTTTCGAATCGAGAGTCGTACCACATCACATCACCACTTGAGGTCTGCATCGTAATACCAGTTCCGTTCTTTTCGGGTTGGATTTGACTTGGTGTTACTAGCGTCAAAGTTGATGGTTCTCCGATGGCATTGTCGAACGGTCTGTTAAACAAGTCGAACGTTTTGTCGATCGTATGATCGGTCGGTATAAGCGGTATTGTGGGCAATAGGTTCCTAGTTGTTGTTGTCGATGGTGTTCGTATCGAGATACCCGATGAGTTGCTCGAATCATTCAAGATGTTCGATATGGAGTAATTGGACGACTTGACCGTGCGAATGTTCGTTTTATACGGTTCGATTCGACTAACGGTAGCACGTTTAGGTCGAGCTGTATCAGATGTTGAGCTTGTATTATCAACCGTTGAAGCGGATATAGGGGTCCATGTTGATGCGCGTACAGTAGACGTAGCACCTGTGAACGTTGTTTGGCTGTTCTGTTTAGACATCTGTGTTGATTTGGCTATCGTCTTCGATGATTTAGTCGTAGATATTGATGCGCTCGAGATCGACGATATAGGTAGTGTTGATGTTGTTGATTTCGTCTCGAACGAGGTAGATGATATTGGTAGTGAAGCTGATTTAAGTTGAGTCGGTTGTGTTAATGTTCGTCTTGGTGGTTGCGTAGGTGGTTCAGTTGGTGGAGGGATCGGCCGTGGGATCGGAAGAGGTTGTGCACCGTGCGATATTGGATATTGTATGGCTGTCGACTGTTGTAAGTTGTGCATACCTTGTAGACCAGGTATACCTTGCATACCACCTTGTATACCTTGTATACCTTGCATACCGTGTAGAACCTGCATTCCCGATATGTTCATTGGTACATTCCAGTGTCCTTGACCGGGCATCGGTGTATACAGCGTTGTAGTGATCGGTGTTTGAGTTGTTGTCTGTATCGATGGTTGTATCAATGATTGCATCGATGTCTGCGTTTGAGTTGGTATTTGGTTTGTCATCGGTGTTTGTATGTGAGCCATCATTTGTGTTTGCATTTGTGGTTGTATTTGAGCAGTCGTGTGTGTTTGCATCTGGGTCGGTATTGCGGTAAGCATTACTTGGCCGACTTGACCAGTTGTATGTTGATTGTGTTCATGTCCATTTCGGTTACGTCTATTCTGGTTACTCGTGCCTTCCGCAAGCGAAGACAACGGTGGTCCGTGAGGTAGTATGTGCATAGCGTGTGGGTGATTTGGTCCGCCCGATAAAACATATGGTGTCGGAACGTTCGACATAGGCGGCAAAACGGGCGTCACTGTGTACTTTGCGTATGGTTTTGGTGTTCCTGGATGAGGGGCAATTGGTTGTATGCGGTTGGGTGGACGCTGCTCTACGGTCGGTTGTTGTTTTTGTGATCGTTGTTGTTTGTATGCCGCTTTGATGTTCTTCTCGCTCGCTGCTGGGTGCGGTGTGTCGAGTGGTAACGCGACGCTGGGTGCTGTTTCAGTGGCGGGTAAAATGAGAAACTGGCGTGTGTCTTTGGGTTGCTTTTTTGTCTTTAATTCAAAAATTTGTCGTCTTGTAGCATTGTATTTTTCAGTCATTTCCTCTAATTGTTCTTGCAATATATTGCGTTCGCGCTCCAATATTTTCAAGCGCGTGTCCCGAAGATCTTCAGCCAGTACTGGGTATAGTGGTTCGTTTTTCTTACGTTTCGATTTGGTTGTGGTATTAGTTTTTTGTCCGCCGATTTTTTGGTCGGTCTTAGAGGTAAATGATGTGTTGACCGACTTGGTTCGATCGTGACCATTGGGATCGTCGTTGGTATATTCTTGACAGTAGTATCGCTGGTATTGTTGGTTGTAGCTGCTGCCGGCATCTGCGTCACCGTTTCGATCGTGGTTATCTCCGTCGTTTTGAATAGCGTCGGTAAGATCTAGTTCGATCGCTTTTGCGCTTTTGTAGTGTTGCTCAATACCCGACAATAGCACTTGCATTCGATTCTCGTTGATGATGCAGCGACGACGAGTGTCGCGTAGCTCGTTGGTAAAAACGAACAGAAATTTGCGAAGCTCGTTGATGCGTTGGACGAGTGTGACTGGAACATGGACGTGATGATAGAATGCGTCATCGGCTAGAACGATGGGCCAATTTTTTTCGCTGTTAGATAGAGCAGCGCCGTACGATTTTAGCTGTTTCCAAGCGAGTGCATATTGCTCGCTGCGTGTTATCGAATCGTCTTCGATAAGTGGTAGCAGGTGATAGCGATTCACGTTCGAGAAGAAGCGTTGAACGTCCATCAAGGTAATATAGTGGAATCCAATTTTCGTTTGTACCGGCTTTTTGGCACGACCTGCATTCACCAACGAACACGCGTACTTGAGGTTGAACAATATCGCTCGTATCAACTCAAAGTTGTAAACGTTGTCGGCGAGCATGTCTTTCAGACCTTTATCGTACATCATGTACGACAACAACCGGAAATGTGAACAAACTGGTCGTGATATATAAACATGGTGGTTGGCGTCGTGGTTCTTCAGAATGGAAGTGTCTTCACGCCGTTTTTTCACAATGTACTCTGGGTCTAAAAATGAGCACACGGGGTCGTCGGTCGAGTTGGTTGTAGTTGGTTCGTCTTCAGTTTCGCGCAAGTGATTGTCGATATCCGTTTCGATTTCTGGATTGATATCGTAGTAATAGTTGAGCTTTCGTCCCTCTAAATTAGTGATCGATTGGTGAAGATCCGTCTCGTTTAAATTTCTTTTCTTTTGAAGTCGTTGGTTGATCGAGTACAACGAGTCGACTTTCTCCCGTGACACGTAGTTCACTGTATTGAAAAAGTGGAGCGGTGATGTGATTGATCGGAAGTATACACCTTTGAGTTTCTGTTTGGCCATCTGGTAATTGTAGACTTTTGCAGTGGCCGTTGTGTCGATGTTGTTGGTGCGGTCGGCTGGTAGTAGTCCGTTGAGTGGCACCACATTGGGGCGATCGGATCGTATAAACTCTCGTCGAACCGCTTCAAAATTGGCGTGATTAGCAAACACGATGATCACGTGGCGATGTGTGTTTACCGGGTCAAGCGGATCGTTTGGAGAACAGCATAAGCAAGTGTTGGGTAGTACGTACGCGTTATAATTTTTCAACAGTTGTATCGTTTCAGAATAGTTCATACTGTAGAGAAAGGCGTGTACGAACACGCGACGGTTGTTGTGGTACTGTGGTAGCGGGTTCGTGTTGATGAGTAGTCTCGCTAACCAGACGAGCCAACTTGTTATTCCGCATCGTTTCATATCACAGTACTCTTTGTCGAATCGCATTCGTGTCACTGGACACTCCATTAGCCAGTCTGGTCGAGGCCAGTTTTCAAAGAACTGATTGTCGCCGAAGCGTAATATCAATTGTACGTTTTCACTGGCGTACTGGCGTGACTGATCGTGCAAACTATCAATCTCAGGCCCACACGAAAAGCAGCGTCTTCCGTTGATGAAGTGCACCGAAATTTTTTCATTTTGTTCAATCTTAGCCCAAATTTCGCTTTCGTTAAGTTCGGTTTCGTTCGTGTCGGTCAGTGCGTTAAAGCTGTACACACGTGAGGCTTGTGCCTCAATGAAGCTTTGTGTATGCAACGAGTCTCGGATTTTTGATATTATAGACTCCCAGTCCTCGAGCGAAGGTGTGTATTCGATGTTCTTGTTTTCATACAGCTTGCACAGCTGGTCGTTGGGATCGAATTCCATGTTGCAGGCTGCGCAAAGATCCATAAATGTGCTCATAATACGAGAGTTTTTGATGAACGAGGTCCCCGTCGCACAGCGACACAAATGTTCGTAGTAGTGAGGATGATAATAGTGAGCCGGTCCGTGTAAAAAAAAGTACGTCTTACAAATGCAACAGCAACGAATCTCCTTGGTGCTATACGACATCAAGTGCGATTTGTTGTGTTCCAGTAGAGCTGCAGCATTAATATCAGTAGGTGGGTTGCACAAGTTGCATTTGATCTTCACACATTTGGTCTCCTTGAGGTAGTTTAGGAAGAACCGCTTGAATCGTTTGAAAATACGACGACGTTCCATGTCGTATGTGCGTGTCGTTACGCTCCGGTCCGATACGTACTTTAAGCGCAAGAGATCCAGTTTCATCGTATTGGCTTTCGAGACGTCTGGTTTATTGAGTAACTTGGCCAACATTTCGAAAAATGACGAAGGTCGTACACTGTGCGGTACTTGCTTCAGCAAAATTTGTTTATCGTGTTGCGAGATCACAACACCCGTGTTTTTGTCGCACTCGACAAGATCAGGATTCGTTGCGTTTGCCAGTTCCGACTCGATTGCATCGTATTGCGCGTCATAAATATCATAGTGGGGTTCTGTTTCAGTTGTAAAGGCAGTGTTATCCGCGTTAGTGTCGGTGGTATCGTCTGCCTCGTTCACATCGTTTGTGTCATCCGTGTTGTTGGTGGCCTCATGTGTGTTCAAATTTTGCTTCAAACTCTGATTCAAAGACGCATCCAAAGTTGCGCCGACTGCGTGCTGCAAGTAATCTGGTTTTAATCGGCGATCGGCATCCAATTCTTTGAATGTTATGTCGTTCGGTGAGGGAGGCGGTGCGAGATGGCTCACCGCTGGGTATTTGGCTCGTTCCTCGGCCGACATAAACGGTAACAAATCTGGATCAATGTACTCGGCCCATATGTCGTCGTCTCTGTTTTTGTCTACGTTGTCGTAACCAACTTTGTTGTCGTCCCGCTGATCGTTGTTGTCGGTGTTGGTAGTATTATTACCTTCGATCGGACAAGCTGTTCGCTCTATTGTTTTCTTTTGTTTCTGCGATCGTATGGTTTTCTCAGGCTTCGATGATTTATTTTGTTTCGTTGGTTTAATAGAATCAGTAGACTTTTTGGTCTGCTTCGATTTAGGTGTTGTTTTGGTGGGTATTTCGTTTTCGTATTTTGTTTCTTTTGGTCGTTGTTTGAGTTGTTATTCAGTGAGCTGTTATTCAGTGAGCTGTTATTCAGATCGGTACAGTTGTCCGCGTTTGATGCCGGTTTCTTCAAATAGTCTATGTTGAGTTCATCATCGTTTTGATATTTGTGTGTATTGCCTTTTTCACGTAGACCATCTTGTTCGTCTCGATCGTCTTCCACTAATTCGTCTTGATCGTTTTGATCCTCAAGTTCATCTTGGAACTCTTGGTCTTCTTTATCATCTTGAACATCTTGAACATCTTTACCGTTTGTACCTCGTAAAGTACTTGGTCGTTTATGTTTGCTGTTTCCTCTTTCGTGTTCTTCGTCCTCGCGGTCCTCATCTTGTTCGGCTTTCTCATCTTGTTCAACTTCGTCTTGTTCGACTTCTTCGTCTTCTTCATCTTCAACTTCTTCCTCATCTTGTTCGGCTTCCTCATCTTGTTCGGTTTCCTCATCTTGTTCGGTTTCCTCTCGTTTTTCAAGATCATTTCGTTCACCGCAATTTTCATTCAGGTCAATTTGTTCATTTCCTTCTGGTTGATATGGTTTGTAAAAATCTGGCTGGTATGGTGGTAAGTACTCGGTTTGAGATTGATGTGGTTGAGCAAACTGGTATTGGTAGTCTTGGTAATTTGAAAAGTTGACCGCAGTTTGTGAGTCTTGACCAACTTTGACCGATTGACTAAACTGATTGAGTTGAGAAAAATGTCCAAGTTGTGTTGTTTGATCACCAACTTGACCTAGTTGATGGTGTTGTCCCAATTGGTCCATCTGTTCGAGTTGTAGAGTTGGAACACTTTGTCCGGTTAGATTCGTTTTGTGAGTTTGTTCTGTTTGAATCGTTTGTGTAGTTAAAGCGGTTTGTGTGGTTGGATCAGTTGGATTCGTTGGACCAGTTTGTGCGTTAGTTTGTACGGTTTGACCAGCTGGGACATCGACTGGGATTGATTCAAGTTGTGTGGGGATCTCCATGGTCATCGACATGAACGACGAGATGTCGGACGCGGGCGCGTTCCGGTAGATCGATTGGTCCATCGATTTGGTTTGATCGCCGCTCAGTCCGTAAAAACGATTCATTTTTCTATTCGTTTTATCAGTAAAATCGATAGTGTTGCTACCATCAGATATGTTGGAATCAAGTTGGTCTCCGTACGTGTCAATCGATGAGTGGAAGCGGCTCGAGTGTCCGGAGGGACCAGCAGTAGCGGCCATAGCACTCTCGCTCGTAGTTTGATCACTTCGATTAAAAAGCGACTGAGCGAGAATATCGTAAATTTCCATCGGTGGTAGATAGAAGTCATTCTGGTTCGGCTCTAGTTGGAACGGTTTCGATTGCTCGACAGGCGGGAGCGCGTCTGGAAACGGTGTCTCGCGTAAAAAGTTAATACGTCGATGAAAAGGTTCGGTTGAGTTGATTGCAATGATGTTGGAGACGATGTCTCCGATACGACCGCTTACACCGTTGGGTAGAGGTCGTATCAGCAAACAAGTGTACAAGTGGCGCAAGAAGAAAATCTCGTCCAGCGGCCCGTCAGCCCAAAAGTAGCGTCCACAGAGGCAAATTTGCGTTCGTTTGTTCTCTATTTGGAGGCGGTGCGGCGGTAACTTACAATGTGAGGTGATGGACGTTCTTGTAATAACGTAGCTTTGCTTTCCCACATTGTAGCAGTGACGACACGCCAATGTTTTAGTTGGTAGGCGGTTTTTCACGTTGTCGGAGATGCGTTCTCTCACTTGGGTGAGAGCGCGTTCAATCTCCCTGGTGGTTTCGATACGGACGTCCATCTTGTAAATTGATGCGTGTAATGTAGGTAAAGCGTGCCGTGTACGTTGATACGCTTATGTTGATCTTGATGTTGTCAGGGTTTTTTGGTCTAACTTGGTGTAGCTCAACGTAGTTCAACGTATCTCAATGTACCTTCACGTAACTAAACGTAATTAAAACGTAGTTAAACGAATTAGAACGTTGCTGCGCGTTTGCAGTGATTTCAGAGAAGGTGTGGTAACACGGTAAAAGTTATTAGATAATGCGATTACTCACGAAGAACGCAATAAAGAAGCTAGTTGAGTGGGCGGCAGACGGTCGACTGAAGATCTGCCTATCTTTCCCTCTTTTAAACCGTGTATTTCGCCAGGGAGGGAGAATATACTGAGCCAGCACTTCGTTATCAGCGTACGATTGGTGACATTCTTAGCGACATTGTGATAACCGGGTGATCGTGATAAGCGGTTGATATGAACTAATTTGTTAATAGGATTGCTCTACCATCCCCCACTTCTCCAAGTTCGCACCTTTATTGTCTTATGTTCCGTTTTATGACTCCCGTACTTCTTGCATTGGTCGATATGCAATTAATTGGAGTAAGTGTTTCACCTTGGGGATTCATGTTTTTTTGGTCGTTGCGCACGTTACCACGTTTGGTACACTTTATTGTTTGTTCAATGTTGAGTTTTTTTGTAATGTTGATCTATGTCAGTTATCAACGATTATCTTGCCATGCAACTATCACGCCCATCATCACCTCATTACCTCATTACATCATCGTTTCATCACCTCATGTTTTTTTTTTGCTTTTTTTATCGTAGTTCTCAGCATTGCACATCTCGGTTTTATCGTTGCGTTCCGTTCGTTGAGTTCGTTGCGTTCGTTCCGTTCGCTTCGTTTTTTGCCTTCGTTACGTTCTTTACGTCGTTGCGTCTGTTATGTTTGTTGTGCGTATTAATGCGTTATCTGTTATATTTTTCGCACTCATCGTTGCGTGTAGTGTGTCCGTCGTTGCGTTCATTGCGTTCATTGCGTTCATTGCGTTCGTTTCGTTCGTTTCGTTCGTTTCGTTCGTTGCATTCATTATTACTCATGTCGTTACGTTCGTCTTTATCTTTGGTTTAGGAACAAACACCGAACGCTGTTCGGTGCGGTAGTGAGACGACGTAGTCAGTCGGACAACGTGGCCTTGGGTATAACTTGTTGGCGATATAGGGATAGCGACCGCACCGAACGTAACAGACGACAAAGATGCACGGCGTATTAAGCTTTATGTCGTGTATTGCGCACTGAGGCATAACGACATCGCTTTCATTACGATACGCCATCGATACGACTATGTTTTCGTACCTTCCGCAATACGATGAACTTTTCTGGTTCCTCGCGATCATGATCATGGTGTTTTGGGTGGTTAGCGAAACTTCGTGGAACCCGGTGAGTGATGTTGAGGCGGTGCGCTCGGCTCGTTTTTTCCCTCCCTTCCCTTTTTATGTAGGTACGGAGTTTGAAAACGCGATTTCGAAGTACAGTTGGGCCGACTTGGACGACACGATCGTGTTCAAGATGGGTTGGTTTGCCAACTGGAACGACGAGACAATAGCCAGTAATTTGCCGATTTTGGGCACGCATCATTCGCTCACGTACACCATCAACAGTGTGGTCGGGCTTTTTGCGAAGACGCAACGACTCACGCTCAACCAACAGCTCAAGATCGGTGTACGTTGTTTCGATTTGCGTTTCAAATTCGGTGACGACGGTAAGCTGCACGCGTTCCACGATGTATTACCGTTGTACATCAGTTGGGCGTTCGTCTGGCGCACGTTCATCGATTTCCTCGACACCAACGAGAGCGAGTGCATCTTTGTTATTATTCGCGACGAGAGTTACACTAATCACACAGCAGTGGCTACAGCAGCTTTCAAAGAAGTTCCGGAAGATGTTGTTCAAAGTCGGTTCGTTCGAAACCTCAATTTTACCAAATTAGTGGAGGTGCCGTTAAGTCAATTGCGGAATAAAATCGTGTTCGTCAATTTTGACGGTACCACGGTCATGCCTTGGTCGGACAACACCAATTTCACTCAAGGTAGCGTGTACGTTAGTGACAAGTATTCTTTCGAATCGAGTACGGACGCTTATAAATCGAAGGTGAACTTTGTGCGAGAAACGTACGCGGGATTGACTACCAAGTACTTTAACATCATTTTCAACTCGCTCGCCAACAAGTCGTTTTCCAACTCGGTCCGTTGGAACGGCATTAATTTGCGCAAAGACTTCTTGGCGTGGCGTAAATCGAGCAAGCAACCCGTCAAGGGTGCTGTGATTATGTACGACTGGGTGTGATTGCCACAAAGTGAGGCCGTACTAGTTGAATTTGGTTAATTTGGTTTGAATCAGATAGGCCGACAGGACGACATTGGACGGCATTCCGTTCTGCGTTATTTGGTTAATTTGGTTTGAATCAGATAGGCCGACAGGACGACATTGGACTGCAGTCCGTTGTGCGTTCCACATTTACCACAGATATTATAGATAGATATTATATAGATATTATAGATAATTTGAGTATAGATAGCGTATCATTGCAGTACCGATTGCTTGTGTTCGATTGCTTGTGTTAAGTTTCAGTCGTCTACGAACGTATATAACATAAGAACAAAAGACGCAATGGATGTGTCCGGGTGCTCGTTTTTAATTTTTGTGCTCGTTCTGATCTTCATATCGACCTATTTTGTTGACTCGTTAGTACCTACGTTGGCCTGGACGTTACTCTGGGCCATCTATGTGTACGCGAAAAACTTGTGGTCGACCGACGATAGTCTGAGCCAGAACAACTCTATCAACACGCGAAACGTAGCCGCTCAACAGCAACGCGGACGAGCTGGACTCGTTGCCACACGACTCCCGAATGAATAGTCGTTCGATCCTTCGATCCCTCTTCGAGCCGATGCGTTGCGGCGCGTGGTTCGACTCGTCGACGATGATTAAACTGTGACTGCCCATCAAGTCAATAATACCAATAACACAACGACAAACTCACGACAAACTCAGCACATGACAAAGTGGATCAAATCGACCAACTGAACTACTGACCAGATGGTCGAATATATTCATTCAATGAGTGTCGCGATTGATTGGAGGTAAAGCTATTATAGGCGATACGACTGGCAAACATGTGTCGCTGATGTGCGACGACGACTAAAAACGTTTTTATGGTGATAGCTGAGGTAAGGAGAGGACATCGATAGACATCGATAGACATCGATAGGCTTTTCTTATCGACGCTGCGTGCGTTCAATCGTTTTCCAATCCGGTCACCTTTTACCAGGTTACCGTAGTCACTTTGGCTACACCCTCGTCCCCCCACTAGGTATCTCGATCGTTTAGGTCGTTCGGATTGCGATTGCGCTTATTACTTTGGTTGTTCCGGTTGATCTCTTGTCGTTTTCCGGTTTCGAGTTGTTTTTCGGTTGTCCTTGGTATCCACTTTCTTGGTAGCCATATTTGTTGGGTTTACTAGTTTGTACCGGTTTGGCCGAAAATTGCAGACTCGTCAAATTTATGTCGCTATGCTAATCGACCGTCTCGTGTCATCGCGGTAGTAACGTTTGACCCGTTGTGGCCGTCGGTCGACGGTTGCGTCATGTTGCGTCATTCCTCGGTGGTTTACGCTAGTGTTTCGGCGTTCTCCGTAGTTTCCTGCGTTTCCCATGTTTCCCATGTTTCCCACGTTTCCCACGTTTCCCGCGTTTCCCTGGTTTCTCGGGTTTCTTGTCGTTTCTCGGGTTTCTCGTCGTTTCCCGTGTTTCCTGGTGTTCCCAGCGTTGGTGTTTTTCGGTGGTGCTCACTCGACGTTCAACGAGTGAATGAGAGCTCGGCGGACGATTGACCAACATTGGTCGGTCGTGTGACATCGTTCGTGTACAGCGTTTGCATACAGTACTGCGTACGACGCGGTGTTTGCTCGTCTCGCTCACAAACTTGCACGCGGTACGACGTTTGGTCTGCTCTCAACCTTGGTCCCATCGTGTTGTGCGGTTCGTTTATCTTACCATCGATGTGTCGATGCGACGTTGTTTTGGAGTAGCTGGCTCGTTCCTTCTTTGTCTTTTGTTCGTCGCTCGATATGACCATAACCGAGCATAACATAAGAACTGAGGACGAGATGCGCGTTTCTGGTGTATCTTTTTTAATTTTTGTGGTTGTCTTTTTACTCATCTCGTTCTTGTTTTTGGACTCTTTGGTCCCTCATTTTGCGTGGGCGATATGTTGGTCGGCCTATGTGTTTGCTGATAATATGTGGTGGTCGATCCCCGAGATTTTACCCGACGAGAGCCTCGGTGTGCGTGGGACCGCGGTTATGCAACAACAGATGGCTCGTCGCGGGGGTCTGGTAGAGGTTCCGTCGACATCAACGGTCCAGCGATCGGACGTGAACCGTCGCGTGAACGCAGCACGCCCAATCACGAGTTCTCCTCCATCAACGCTTGGATTCAACCCACCAACTTCTAGTCAAGAAGCAGATTTGTTCGAACGTTCTCGTCTCCGTTAATCGTCCGTTTATATGATTATCGATTCAATTATTCGATTAATTATTGAACTTATCATCGATGGTTATCGCGTGTGAGGAGTCGAGTATACGAAGAGTAACCTTGAACGAGTAGTAATGGAGCAATGGAAGAAGGACTTGGGTAAGTAATGATACGCATGTTTATACACCTCAAGTTTATTATGAGTTTGGTACAACAAGGTCCGATTACATTCACATTTGGTTTTATTTTTTTTCAAATTTTACCACGCTATTATATATGGTTCTATTTTCGTTTGTCTACAATTGTCTACGTGTATACATGATTTTTCTGATACCGATTAACTGCTTTGCACGATTTGCGGTCGCTGCGATTCTCGATTGTTATAACAGTTATTGTTTTGGGATAATGGTCGGGTTGTCGGATCACGCTTTACAAAGTTGGATTAATCACAACGATAGTTGACGAGATCGTTGTCCGGGGCTTCTTCTTTTTTTGTCGTACTCTCGATCGTGTTTTCGGTCTTGCTGTTGCCCGTGCGGTTGCCCGTGCTGTTGCCCGTGCGGTTGCCCGTGCTGTTGTTCGTGCGGTTGCCCGTGTTGTTGCCCGTGTTGTTGTCCGTGCCGTTGTTCGTGCTGTTGTTCGTGTTGTTGCCCGAGCTGTTGCTCGTGTTGTTGCTCGTGCTGTTGTCCGTGTCGACAGTGCTGTGGGGTGCGTTGTTCATTTTGACTGTACTGTTGGTTGTATCGCTGGTTATGTTGTTGGTGGTACTGGTTGTTTTGTTTAGTATACCGGTTTAATTGGTTGTGTGGATTACACTGGTTGTTATCGTTATCGAGGTTTCGCTCGCCTGTCTCAGTTACGTCGGTAATATGGGTAACGCGTAATGGGTGTCACAACGGATTGACTTCAAACCGTCGCGTCAGTGGGAACGAGTGCGGGTCTTCGTCGCGTTGCGGGCGAACAAACTCGAACTTTATGAAGCGTCGCTTGTCCAGTTCGCGGCACTTGTGGATAGCGTACACGCTGAGTCCGATGACCAACATTAGCACGATGCACACGATTAGTATCGACGACTGTGACATCACGTTTGGATTGAAGTACGGGAAGAAGCTGTGTGGATATTTTTTCTCCTGGTCGTACGGGTGGTACTCTCTGTCCGTCTGATGAAGGTTGAGGTTTTGCTGGTTTGGATGGTTCGGATGGTTGGCGTGCGCCGCGGTTATGTCGTAGTCGCGATAATCCACTGGCAAGCCCAATGGGACGTTGCGGTCCTTTGGGTGTATGTAGACCCTCTCGCCGCCGTAGATCGGGTGTTCTGGTGGTTCGAGGTTCTCGGGTCGACTCGGATGTTCCGGTCGATCGAGACGCTCGGTACGTTCCTGGCGGCCCAAATATTCACCTTGAGTTTGTTGGTTTGGTTGAACGAATTGTTGTTTTTGTCTACGTTCTTCCGGCTCGGTCAACATACCAAAGTCTTTAGTGTCTTCTCGTCTGACTGGATCACAGGGTCGCTCCTTCGATCCGCATGGTCGCATGCTCAGCATGTTGGGGTGGTATCGACCGATCGGTAGAACTTTGCGTCGCTCTTGTTCTCGTTGCTCCTCCACCTCGCGTTCCGCGTTCGTGCGAGTGTCATACCGGAGTTCGTCCCGTTGCACGATTTCATTTTCGATCTCGTTTTTATTTTGCCAAGTCGACGGTACGTTGCTCGGGCGTTCTGCGTTTGTCAGAGTGTTGTATCGCATCTCTACACTTCCACCATTCGGTCCATTTGTAATACCAGCAAAGTTTGGGCGGTTTGCACGGTTAGTTTGACTCTGTTGACCCATTTGACTCATCTGGCTCTGACTCATTTGGTTCAATTGACTCTGGTAGTGGTTTATGTAGTTTGGTCGGATCGGTCGATTCGGGCGATTCTGTCGGTTTGGTCGACTCTGATAGTTTGTATCGGTGTGTGGATCGGTTGAGTAGCTCGAGTCGTTTTGGTGGTCAGGTTCGTTCGGTTCGTTCAGCTGGGCCGTTGGACTCTGGTTGATTCGGGTGACTGCTGATACGGTCGAGACGTGCGGAATCGTCGATAGACTCGAAGGACTCGCTTGCTTCGATAGGCTCGGTAGATTCAATGATGGATTCGATGGATTCGATGGATTCGATGGGTTCTGCGATTGTTGCTGAGATGATTGCGACAACGGCCGTTGCGACGATGGTTGCCACGACTGCGGTTGCAACGATAACTGCGACAAAGACTGTTGATCTGCATACCGTGGTTTTTGTGAAGCCTGGTCGTTCGATGGCGATGCGGTCCGGTTGGTCTGGTTGGTCTGGTTGGTCGTCGATTTGTCCAATTTGTCCAACTGAATACTCGACGCTTTTGCTATTAACTGGTCCATTAACTGGCCCAAAGGGTTCGATACCGACTGGTTTGACTGGTTCTGTGGTTTCAACTGTTCCGACAACGGTTTCGACTGTTTTGGCCGTTTCGTTTGTTTCAGATTTTTTGCTGGTTTGCTTGTGATAGGGTGGTCGTTTGGGGCGTCGTTTGGGGCATCGTGTGGATTGGTAACGGAGTTGATATTTTGGTCGGTTTTTGTGGCGGTTGTGTTTATCCAGTTTGTCGTCCAGTTTGTCCAGTTTGTTTCATTTTTTGTCAAACCGTCCGACATTAGCGGCGTTGGTGGTAACGATGTATCGGGTGGTTCGGTGTGTGGTTCGGTATGTGGCTCGGATGTTTCGCGTGTTTCCTTTTGAGTTTCTGTCTTGTCTATCTTGACGGTCGGCACTTTCTGACTTCCCAGTTTTCTTTCCACGAACGGTAGCGCTGACTGCACCGATCTTGTAGTTCTAGTGAGCGTTGTTGTATCGATAGTGGTATTCGTATCCCTATTATTACCGTCGTTAGTATTGGCGTGACTGATGATCGGGCTTACCACGTGGATAGTCGTACAGTTGGTTATTTGGTGGACTAAGTGGGTTTGGTTGATTTGTTTGACCTTGTTGATCTGGTCGAGCGGTATGATTGAGTTGTTCGAGTGCGAGTGCGGTGTTGGGTGGTCGTGTGTTTGATGGAACATTTGTTCGACTATTATTTTAGTAGTGTTTCGAACAACATGGGGTTTGGTAGAAACTGTTGTGGTCGTTTCGGTGTTGTGAGCGTCTGTCATATTATTGGTCCGGTTTGTTCTATCAAGCGTACTTGGTGTACCACCTTTCGGTAAAACGGTAGCGGTCATTGCGACCATCGTAATTGCTTTCGGTTTCACGATTGTGGGTTTTGTGGCGACGGTTTTTATCGATGTATGCGCGTCCGTTTGAATCGATGTTATTGGCGTTGGTGTTGTGTACGTCTTTTGACTAGGAGGTAACAATGTTGTTGTCGCTCCCTCTGTAACGAGAGTTGTTGCTGTGGTGCCCTCCAAGCGTTCGGCGTTTGTTTGTGTTTGGTATCGTAGTTCCAAATTGGACATTGTGGTCTGCTGTTTGGTGGGTTGTGTGGTCGGTTGTTCCGGTTTCGAGTGTTTAGTCGATTCGGGAGTTTTAAGTGTTTGTGTCGTTGTATCTATTGTATGATAGTTTGAGTTTGGATTGTCTGTCAAATTGGTCGGATTCTCGGTGTTTAACGTTGGGTCGTCATTATTTGCATTTGATTCATCACGATCTTGATCTAGATTCGAGTGGTGGTGTATCTCATCACGCTCGGCGTTTGTTAATGATCTGTACCGCAGCTCATCGTTATCGTGTAGTTCAATTCGCGACACGTTGGGCTTCGGGTGGGCTTGAGTCTCGAACCAATTTTCTCGCAGTTTCATAGTCACTCCCCACTGAGTAATCGGATCGGCTTGATTGCGATTCGATTGATGTCGTGGGATACCGCGGTCATCCGGTCTCGGTAACATTGTGGAGTGCACACTCAATAGTTTCTGCGTGTTGGCGTGTGTCCCTGTGGTTGACTTTGCGATTGACTCGGTTATCGAGTTAGCACTCGATACAGCGAGTGGATTTTTAATCTCGTCCCGATCGTGTGGATTGTTCTGGTTGATATTCTGGTTCTGGTTGATATTCTGGTCTTTCGATTCGTTTTTGTTCTCATCCCGATCGTGTGGATTGGTCTGGTTGACATTCTGGTTCTGGTTGATATTTTGGTCTTTCGATTCGCTTTTGTTCTCATCCCGATCATGTGGATTGGTCTGGTTGATATTCTGATTCTGGTTGGTATTTAGGTCTTTCGATTCGTTTTTGTTCTCATTTTTGTTCTCATTTTTGTTTTTGTTCCGCAGTTCACCTAGTACTTTTATCATAGAACGTCCAATATTTTTAAAGCTGATTGGAATTGTGTGCAAGTCGAGAAGACCCCCATACTTTTCGCTCGACGCTGAATCGGTTTTGGTTTTTCTGATCGGCGTAGAGAAAAAAAGTGACGGTTGGTTAGATGATGCTAACAATGGGTGTTTTAATGGTGTCTTTAGTGTAAGCGGTCCCGGTGTCAAGGACTTCTTTGTTAGCAGTAACGGTTGTGTTGTGTTGGGAATCGTGTTGATGGTGTTGATCGTTTTGTTAATATTATCTCCGGTCAACTTTGGATTTAGTGTCCTTGATGTCTCGTTATGTTCGGAAAATTTTACAGCGGGTGGTGGAGTAGTGGTTGGAGCTTCAGTTGTTGGTGCTTCCGTTGTGGTTCTTATGTCCAAATACATGGTCGGTGCGTGGATGTGAGTGTTCGACATCGGGGACGCCATCGATGAGTATTCTGTTATTTTCTCTGCGGCGCTTACCGGTTGCACCAACTTTGGTAAAGGGTGTTCAGCTATCACTGCGTCCGTTCTCATTACCATCGTCGTTATTGGTGTTCTAAATGCGGGAGGTCTCGGCGTCCGTTTGTCTCTCTTCTCGCTCTTCTCACTCCCTCGTATTTCGGTCATCAGATAATCGGACAGTTTTGGCGGCTTTTTGTCGAGTAGTGGATGCTTGGGTACTGAGGGACGTACTGGTTTTGGGAACGGTTGTTCGGATGTTGATAACGGTGGGATGCTCGTGTCGAGCAGATGTTCGTCTGTTCCCGTATGCAATCGATATGGTAGAACCGGCGTTTTCCGCGGTGGAGGAAACGGACTTGGATTTTGTGTTAACGGTGGGATTTTCTTATCGAGGTTATGTGTTGTTTCTGGGTGTAGATGAATGGGTAGAACCGGCCTGTGTGGTGGTGGATCAACATTAGTGGCGTATGTCGCTTCGAGGAAAACTTTTTCTCCTTGTAACCAAGGGAACCACCAAGCGTGAGCGTTTGCATTCGCGTCCGCGTCTGCGTTCGCGTCTGCGTTTCGTCCGGATCGAGGTGTGGTTCTTTCCTTTCCAGCCGTACTCGACTCGAACTCTGTGATGGGGTCCATCGATGTGATAGTTGGTCGCATCGTTTGACTAATCGAATGGAATCGATGATGACCGTCATCCTTCTCATCAGTTTCCCGCATTCTCAACATTACAACTTGTTCATCTTTATCTTGATTTGTTGTAGTTGCTTGATTTGTTGTAGTTGCACCGGTTGCACTGCTTTTTCCTATCGTGTTTTTATCCACCGTCGGTTCTCCGTCTTTCCGTACAAAAAGATTTACCGTGTTGTCGCGACCGGATATATCAACGGAATCGATATTGACGTATCCGCCGTTGTAGACGTGGTGCTCTTGGTGCTCTTGGTGTTCTTGAGGTTTTTGATGTTCTGGGTGTTCTACTGGTGTGTGGCGGTCTGGTCGTTTCGAACGTTCACTTTGATATGGATCCTCACGACGATTGTGCTGTTTGATATTGGTGTTGTTCGGTTTGATATTGGTGTTGTTCGGTTTGATATTGGTGTTGTTCGGTTTGATATTGGTGTTGTCCGACGTCTCGTTTGTCTCGTTTTTTATATTGACGGTTCCGTCGATCATCTCGTTACTTACCATCGTGGCAACTGTCGGTTTGGAAAAAAACGGCGGCATTGATTGCTTTAATTGCTATAAGCGGGCTACAGTGGTAGCGCTGGTGTTTGATACGGCGATGTTTTCACCGACGTTTCCACCGACGTTTCCACCGATGTTTCCATCGATGTTTCCACCGATGTTTCCATCGATATTTCCATCGATGTTTCCACCGATGTTCCCATATACGGGAGCAAGGGATCGTTTGTGCCGATGTTGACGGGTTTTATGGTGTTTGTGTGTCGGATGGTCGCGATACTCGTATGGGCGAGCCATCTTCTCCGCGAACAGGTTAGTCAGTGTTTGATTTTGATAAATGCGGTCCAAGAAAGTCAAGAAGGCATTTGTGTTCTCGTCGTGTTTATACGGTGCGATCGCATCGGTGTGTAACGATTTTGTAACTCGTTGTAACGGTTCCTCAGTTACCGAGCCTCGGAACGCCGAAAATGCGTCGCCCATAAACTCGTTGGTGGTCGATGTTAATGTGTTGCCCATAAACTCGTTGGTGGTCGATGTTAAGGTGTTCAACGTGTTCGGTTTGTTCTCACTCGATCCACTTTGGTAAGCTGTACCACTTGTACCACTGTTCACGTCGGTCGCGTCGTCCTCGTAATCGTCGTACGTAATCCAGAAGACGCGTTCGTACGGGTTGCCTTCCGAATGTCGATGCTTGTTATGTCGAACCGAGGTGTCGATGAACCGGTTTGGTGCACGTATCGGCGTGTGTGTCGGTACGATAGATAGTAATTGAGGTGTTCGCAAGTGTTTTATCTTTTCAAGTCGACGCATCTCTTTTTCCGCGTTAATGATGTCTTGTCTTGTCAATTTTGATCCATCAAGATGTAGTTCGGCAGAACGTACAAGTTCTGCATCACTGTCTTGACTACTGATGTCCTCGGTGCTCTCGGTCTTTTCGTTATCGATAGTCTCTAATCCCGACTGTGCCTCATTGTCGCGTATAGATATAATCGATGTCGTTTCGGTTAATGGGGTATTCATCTCAGTTTGGTCCATGTCGGTTGTGTCTGTTTCCTTGTTTTCGTCGATCTCGTCTCGATCGTATTTTTCGTTCTTTTCTTCTTTTTCGACTTTTTCTGTTCTCTCGCTGTTATCATGTTTTTCGTTCGTTTCAATTATTTTCGTTTTCCAAATTTTTCCGGTTCTCGCGGGTTTACCAGCTTTATCGGTTTTCTCGTTTTTTCCAGTTTGTGGTTCTCTTTTATGACTGCGATCCAACGGTTTGGCGCTCGCGAATATGGGTGTCGCGTCGTCGGTATTGTCGCTATGGCTCGATTTATGGCTCGATTGACTAAAATCTTTGTTGGGTTTCAACGCTCGACCCGGCGCACAACCATGTTTAGCGTCCACGACGTACGTCGGTTCGTGATGTCCCATGTTGAGCAAGTCTGATCTGATCACAATATCGCGTATCCATGCTGGGGATTTGGTCTTCATGTACACGTTCCAAATGTGCAAAACTCGAAAGTCGTTTCCGCGGTTCGCCGATAGCTCAAATCGCAGCTCTAGGTTGGCGTGTGTCTTGTAACAGCGGCCAGAGGCGGCACTCGTGACCAACCAGTGGTTGTTGGTGTGTTCGACGAGGTCGGCTCGACCAAACGCGAGACGTGGGTGGTCCAAATCTCTCAATAGACAGTTGGGCGCGATTTGTTGATCCTCTACGAACCCCACATATGTGTCTAGTGAGTATATTTTGGTGGAGTCAATCGATGTGTTGAACAGCATTGCAGTGACCACGCCGAACTGATGTTGGTAGAAAAAACTAAGCACCATAGTCGTGTTATCGACACCCGTCTCGTCGCAACCGAGTATTCGTCGCGCGATAGTTGCATCGCGGCGCACGTCTATCTTGATGACGTACAGCGGGTCGAGTAGGAATACGAAAACGCGTGCGACCACAACGTTCGGCGGACCCACACGGAAAGTCGGTCGAAAGTGTCGTAAGTGGTCGACAGCGAGACGAGCGCGGACGGCGGCAAATGATCTGATTTGATAGAGCAATTTGCGGGTCTCGCCGCGCAACGAGGGTCGTTTGCCGAGAACGATGTTGGCGCGCCAGAGACGTAGTAACGGGCCGCGTTCGTGGTTTGTGGCGCCTGTTGTGAGGTAGTATATGATTTGCGTTTGATCGCGTGCGCTGCTTATGGCGAAGTCTACGACCTCGCTGATTCCTCGCACGAACCGCATCTCCATGAGCAGCAGATCCACGGTGAGAAGGCGGCCTCCACATTCCTCTAGCAGCACGAACAGATCGCGCTCGCGGTCAAAGTGGGCGCGTTTGAAACGGGGACAAGAGATTCGGACGGCGTGCGATGGGAGCCGACTGCACGGCTTTCCGTCGCGAGAGTCGCCGTAGTCTTGGTAGTCGCCGACCATCGATTGTCGGGTTTGTCGGGTGGCGTCGGTTTCGGTGTAGTGCATGCTGTACGCGTTGGAAATTGGTCGACGTCGACTGGACATTCCGTTCTTGACCGCTAGAGCCGTTTCGTACATTTGATTCAGAGTGACGTTCGTGAAAACTTCGTTGTAATTGCCGTCGACGTTGCGCAGGTTCACGCGAGCCAAGTACAAATCTTGGTCCGTCAGCACCGCAACCGACCAATGTGAGAGCAGGTGAGCAAACTCGTAGAATTGGTCGGGTGAGCGATCTTGCGAGCGGTCTTCTTCGACTCGCACCATATGCGGGGCGGCGTGTTGCGTATGTTGTCGCAACGAGCGCGCCCGTGCTCCAGCTCGGGTTCCTACTCGGTTTCCTGCTCGGGTTGCGGCTCGAGCGTCTGCGATGGCGCCGAAGGTTCTCAGTCGCAAAGGTGACCGCTGCGCCTCGCTTCCAGCCGGCTTGATCACATGGCCGAACAGCAGGTAGCCCAGCAACAAGATGAGGAGTGGAATCCGCATCTCGACTGTCGACTGAAAGGGACGACTAACTTGTTTATTTTGACGTAATGAGCGACATTTATGATGGTTGTCGTTCGGTGTGGAAGTAGAGCGATGTTTGGATCAGGAACGAGGTTTTGCGGTTTCGGAAAAGTAATGCGAAGGATGATGTCGAACGAAAGGAGAAGCGGACAAGCGGACCGCAGATTATGAAGGTTACGGAGATTAAATGAATATGAGACTGTGTAGGCGATCTACATGCAAGCGTCTTCGAGACGAACATTCGGACAACCATGCGGACGAGCGGAAACACGGTGGGTGCGACCGATCTGTAGATGCGGACGGACAGGAGATCGAACGGAAAAACAAACGAGAGGAAGAACGAGATGACAAACGGGAGGACAAATCGGGGGACGAATCGGGGGACGAATCGGAGAACGAATCGGAGAACGAATCGGGGGACGAACGAGCAGGCGAACTAAAAAATGAACGAGAGGGTCGAGATGGCGACTGGATGTACGCGCACGAGGACGAACAAATAGATGCGCGAGAGGATGAACGGTTAGGCGAACGGTTGGACGAACGGACGGATAAACGAGCGGACGAACACGATTTCGATTTGACGTACGAGGGGTGTGTGTGAACGACCGACCTTTTTGATGAGCATGCAAGTGGTTTTCCGATTGACTTCTTGGTCGGCTTCTTATTTGGTTTCTTTCTGAGGTTCTCGTCTGTTTCTTTCTGGGGTTTTCGTCTGTTTTCTTACGTCTCGTTGGACTCCTCGTTGAGCGCCTCGTTGAATGCCTCGTTGGGAGTCTTGTTGGGCTTTTCGTTATGTTTGTCTATGTCTGTCGTAGGATTCCTCGCGAGACTCATCGTTGGGTTCGGACTTCTCGCTGAGCACCTCGTTGTACACGTTGTTGAGTTTATTATTAGGTTCAGCGTTCGATTCTTCGTACTATTTTCGTAATGTTCTTCGTTCGAATTGTCTTCGATGTCACCGTCGTTCCCACTATCGTCACCATCGTCGCATCGTCGCTATTTTAGTCGGTCATGTTGTTGGTCGTGTTATTCTTGGTAGTATTGCAACCGTTATAGTTGTCATAGTTTAGGTCGTCATTACCGTCGTTCTTGATGTCGTTGCCGCTATTAATATGACCATCGTTGCAACCTTCTTTGCTATTATTGTTCCGATCATCATTCTCACCATCAGTGTTTTGGCTGCGGTGAATGTTCTGGTTGTGGTTGTCTTCGTTTTCTTCATCGCTCTCTCGTAGTACATCTTCTGAGGTAGTGGCGGTATCGTCGTTAACCTCGGTGTCAGTGTTGTCGGTAATCTCGTTTGTCGACTCGTTCGCATTCTCATCCGTATCATCGTCCAGTACGCAACTTGTGTGTATACAACTTGTGTGGTACGTCGTGTCGTCTGACCCCTTTTCGGTCGGTTCGCCAGTTGTCTCGCCATCAGTTGTTTTTCTGGTTCGTTTTGCTACGTCGCACATTGTGTTGTAGATGGCTCTGCAGGAATCGCAAACCTCGTTCTTTTCGTAAACCTCGTTCTCTTCGTATCCCTCGTGCTCGTTGCGCAAGTAGTTTGAGTCGCGTGACGGCGTGCGAGCGTAAGCGCGCGTTATAGTGGCGCAACTCACACGAGTTAAAATCTGCGTCGATGTTGATGTTGTGCTTGATTTGGATAGATGTGGTAGGTGCGGCAAGTGCGGTAGGTGCGGTAGGTGTGGCCGGTGCGGTAAATGTGGTAGATGCGGTAGATGCGGTAAATGTGGTAGATGCGGTAGGTGTGGTAGATGCGGTAAGTGTGGCAGATGCCCTATATGTCCGATGTGACCGATGTGTCCGATGGACCCGAGGTTTCCCGAAAAGCTGACTCGCCGGTACGCGTGTTTCACTTTCTTACCGATTTGTTTAGCGTTTTGCTTCACATTCTCTTTTACGTGTTGCACGTGTTGGAACGTTGGGCCGGTTACGTCGATGGACTTTCGTTTCGTGTGCGCAAACGATAAAGTTGGACTGTCCGCAAAAGAGACCCGTCGTCGGTCGCTACCGTACTCGATCAGACTGTGCTTGCGATTTGATTTTCTATGGGGCCAATGGGGCGACCAATAGTGTGGCCAATGAGGCGGCCAATGATACGACCGGTTGTACGATTCGTGTAAGTCGTGTAAGTCGTGTAAATCGTATGAACCGTACAGATCGTACACCTTGTGCGACTCGTGCACCTCGTGCGGCTGCGACCGGTTGTGCAACAACAAGTTTTGCGTCCAGTCCAGTTTGTCGGTAGAGAGTTTACTCACCAAGTTTCGCGAAGGGTGTCGAATTGTTACGGATCGCCGGTGTTTGTGTTCGGCGGAACCAGTTTGACCAGTTCGATCCGTTTGGTCCGTCTGATCTCGATTCGCGTGTACGTCTGGTTCTTCGGGATCTTCCGTTTTTGAGGATTTTGAGGGTTGTGAGGGTTGTGTAAAATCCGGACGTTTTGTATGGTTCGCGGGTTTTTCTTGCTCGATACGCTCCGTTCGACAGTGGTCTTGCTCGCGATTTTTGCTGCGGGTAAGTTTGTTTGAGAACACTCGTTCAACGGTTGCTCGTTCAACGGTTGCGGGCGGGGCAGAATCGCTGCGTGCGCGTCTGTGCGTAGGATCCGTTTCACTTCGCGGTGTCGTTTTTGATGTCGTCTTCGTCTTTGGTGTTGTCGTTTTTGTCTCGACCTTCCACGTTTCCGCGCCTTTTTTCGATGACTTTCCCGTTGTTTTCGAAGTGGTCGTTGACAGTAATCTCGATATTGATCGTCCGCGCGTCAACACGAAACTGCGGCTCCGTGGGCCGACGATAGAATATGTTCGGCGCGTCTGATGCGTTTGGTGGTGACTAACGGGTCGATACGAGCGCTCTGTATCGGTTCCGGCCGCCACGCTAATACGTCGTAACACGTGCGGTCGAAGGTTCGGATCGTTTATATCGATCATGCTTCTCGATTGCTTCTATAGTGCGCGCGTTCGGACCGTCTAAACCAATTTAGTCCGTTTGGTCGGTTTGATTTATTTGGATTGGTCTAGCGAGTCGGTCTGGCGAGTCGGTTTGATTGGTTTGGACTGTTTGGTTTGCTCGGTATATTGGTCGGTTGGTCGATTTGGTGGTTTGTTCGGTTTTGTGGTTGTGTTTGTTTACGGTTTCCAGATTGGTTTATGTCGATTTATGTCGATGGTCTGTTTGATGTTCCCACGAACATCGTAGTCGTGCGCGTCCCTATTTGTTAGGTCTGTGGTTTATTTTTGGTTTCCGTCGTTTCCGTCTTTTCCGTTCGAATCTGTGTTTTTGTTGGCTGGGTGTGCTTCGTTCGTGTCGCTTTGGACTTCTATTTGTGTTTTTGTTGGCGGTCTCGTTGTTATTTGAGGTGCCGTTTTCGTTGTCGTTTCCGTTGTTGTTTCCGTCGTTTCTGTCGTCGTTTTCGCCGTTATTTTCGTTGCCGCTTTTGCCGCTTTTTCCGCTTTTATCAGAGTTTTCTTTCTTTCCGGTGCGTTTGCTAATGGTGTTATCGTTGAGATTAAAGTCTCTTTCGGTGAGTTTACTGGCGAGTCTACTGACGAGTCTACTGACGAGTCTACTGGCGAGTCTACTGGTGAGTCTACTGGTGAGTCTACTGGCTCGTTTACAACGCTTCCAGGTGGGTGTTTGCGTGGTGGTTTCGCCGGCGGTTGAGATAATGGTTTGGATATCAATTTGATTGGTGGTGTTCGGGTTGTTGGTTTTACTGGATTGACCAAAAGTCTCGTTATTGGTTTATCTGTCGGAATCGTCTCTGAGGTGATGGTTGGATTTGTTCGCGTGTTAGTTTGGTTGGTAGTTAGGTTGGTAGTTGAACTAGTTGAGGTGTTGGCAATTGAGTTAGCGATTGTGTTAGTCGTTGAACTAACGCTTGATTTGTTAATTGGATTCACTTTAAGAGTAATTAGTCGAATCGGTTTGGTTGGTCTTGTAGCTAGTGGTGTTCCGATCTTTGTTATCGCGAGTAGAGCAGTCTCGACACGTGCTTCTGTGCCGGTTTGTATGTCGGTTTTTGTGTTGGTTTCTGGCTTTGTTTCTGTGTTTACTTCTGTGCTTGCTCCTGGGTTAGTTTTTGGGTTTTTTGTTGTGTAAGCCGTGTGGAGTGTTTCGAGTGATGTCTCCTTGGTTGCTCGTGTATGGATATTCGTTGTAATAGCTGTAGTTGTAATTGTGGATGTCACTGCAAGTGCAGTGTTTACATCTGCTTGCTTGGTAACGCGCGTAAAGGCGGCGTCGGCTAATACCTCTTCGTATAGTTTGGTCGGTTTGATCAGTTTGTTTGGATCAATCGGTTCGTTTAGTTCGACCGGTTCGTTTGGTTTTGTCGATTTGGTTGGTTCTATTAGTTCGCTCGATTCAATTAATTCGTTGATTTCGTTTAGTCTAGTTGGTTTGTTAGGATTAGTCGGTTCGGTCGGTCTTGATCGTCTGGCCGTGTAGCCGGTTGAGCGCCCGGTCGTGTGCTTGGTAGAAATTGATTGTCCAACCGCACGTCCGGTCGCGCGTCCGGATGCGCGCGTTGTTGTACTATCCGAACCTCTTTGTTTGCACGACACTGCGGAGTTAACAAAAGATGTTACTCGTTCGAAAAATCTTGAAAATATGTTGGGTGATTTTGTTGCGTCCAGTAAACCGCTGCGCGATCTATGCGCTTCGTACGATGTGTACGACTTGTACAACGCTGGTTTGTAGGGCGCGTATGGTTTGTACGTTCTGTACACCTTGTGAGTTTTTGGTTTGTACGGCTGGTCTGGTTTAGTCGTTTCAGGAGTTTTGCTTGATTCGTTTGGCACTCGCTCGGACGTGAGTTCGGATGTCAGTTTGGAGGCGAGTGATGTGAGTTCAGGTACGAATGATGTGAACGACTGCTTTTTTGGCGGATGATTCGGAGGATGTTCCAAACGACTGGGAGTGGCGATCGGATCGAGCTTGAGTTCAAGTGGGCGTAATAAAATCTCTTGATTGTACTGAGCCAGCGAGCACGAAGGTAGATTTTCCGGTCGAGTCGATTCGTCGTTATCAAATTGTTCCACGATATTGCGATCCGGTTCAAATGAAACGATTATGGGATCGATTAACAGCGGGTTCGATAGAAGGTTTTTGATATCTCTATTTTCCGATTCGTTGTTTGAGCATTTCTCGTCGGTCGGTTGATCGGTCGGTTGGTCTTCTGGTTCGCTGTTCAAGTTGCTCGGTTTCGGATTGTCGTTATACAGTTTGTCACTCGGTGTGTTATCTGATGCGTTGTGCTGTTTTTGTTTGACTGTTGTTCGATGGGAGTCGTTAGGACTACTGATGGCTAGCGGTTCTACCGATTCCAACGATTCGTTTGACTCGAAGGCGTCCGGTGAAGCGAGGGTGGGCGCAATGGCGATTTCGATCGATTTATTGATCGATCTCGATCGTTTTGTCGATCGTTTTGTCGATTCACGAGTTACTTCGGCCGAGTGTTTGGTTTTATTAGTCGAGTGGGCCGACTTGTTTTCGTTGGTTGAGTGTTTTGTTTTGTTGGTTGTGCGTTTGGTCTCGTTGGTCGAGTGTTCGGTCTCTAGGTTCGAATCCTCGTGAGAGTTCGTGACCGACTCTTTTATTAAGTTTTTCATCGATTTTTTTATTGAGTTTTTGATCGAATATTTAATTGGACTTTTTATAGAATTTTGACTCGATTGGCTCGAGTGACTCGAGTGGTTTGATGAGTTTTTGTTCGGTTTTTTCCGCGAGTTTTTGATCGAAGTTTTAATCGAAGTTTTAATCGAGGTTTTGGTGGATACGTTAGCCAACACGTTGGCCAACGCGGGTGTCGAGACGTTGGTCGCTCTGTTGGTTAGTGTGTCTACCACCGATGCAAGTTTGGTCGAGTTTCCTTTGTCGATGAACACTTTTTTATGTGATTTTCCATACGATTTTCCGTATGATTTTCCGTATGATCTTCCGCACACTTTTTCAATGGCTCGACTAAACCTTTCACGAGGATGGTCGTACGATTTTGTACGCAACTCTTCGTGAGTTTTTTCGAGTAGTTGTTCGGACGTTTTTTCGAGCAGTTGTTCAGAAGATTTTCCGCGCGAGTTATTGTACGACTCGTGTGAGTCGTTGTGTGTTTTTTCGCCCGATTCACCCGACTCTTGTGTCGAATTTTCGTGCGCGAGTGCGATTTCTTCTTGTTCATTTGATTCTGTTCCCGTTGTGACGTCTTGGTTTATTGTTTCTATTGCTCCTGGTTCGATTTGTGGATCGGGCAGTTTTTGTTTTTCGTCCGTATTCACTTGAGTGGTTTGAAACGGTAGTACCACGCGAATCGGGGGAGCAGCGTGAGTGTTTTGGGTCGCTCGGTTTGCTCGATTCGTCAAACTCGTCCGACTCGTCCGACGTGTTAATCCGACTGTTGGAGTTTGTGGCGTTTGCGGTTTTTGCGGTGTATAAGACGTCGGAGGTGTTTGTGGTTTTTGTGGTATACGTGGTGTTGGTGGCGTTTGCTGCGTCTGTGGTGCTGCAACTTTGGGAATGATGTTGTGCGCAGTTGAATGCTGCGTCTGTGGTGCTGCAACTTTGGGAATGACGTTGTGCGCAGTTGAAACAGCGGTAGTTGAAACAGTGGTAGTTGAAACAGCGGTTGTTGTGGTCTGCGCCGCCCTTCTGAGCGCAGCCGATCTGCGAGCACGTCTGGACCAACGAATCGAGTAATATCGGACGCGATTGAACGTCTCGCTGCGCGGTTGATGCGAAAAGACTGCGCGTTGTATCAGGAGTGTCGTGCTCGGCGTCACGCACGTTACGGGTGAGCGTCGGAAGACAGTCGATAACGAGTGGGTAGACGACCTTCGTCGACCGGCTTGTACTGCTGATTGATGGTGGTAGTGAGATTGGTGTTCTTGGAGTGCTTGTTGGACTAGGTGGACAGCTTGGTGTGTGAGATTGTTTGGGCGAGCAAAATAGTTTTGGTGGGTTTGGTGGACTCGATGGTCACCACGAGCTTGATGGTGGCTATCGTGGCTATCTTGGGGATCGATATGATCGCGATCGGTGCGGTTGAGGGAATGATTTTGGTGGATTTGACGAGTAGGTACCGACGATGTCTGAGACATCGACCGCTTCGATTGCGAATCAGGTATAGGAAGCGAATGGAATGAATGTCTGGTAAGGAAGCGAAGTGGAATTTTCCGTGGTTGTGTGCGTTTAATATCTTTTCGAACCGTGTCGATTACATCAATTGTCCCAATGGGGTTAATCGGGACAACTGGGTCAAGCGTGCTATCGATCTTGCCCACCGATGAGTTGTTCTCCTCACCTCGGTTGAGTTTTGTCCGCTGGAATGGTTTTTCTGGCGATGTTGCTGGTGTCGTCTTAGACCGCGTTTCCTGTACGTCGGGCGATTGAACGTCCAACGATTGACTGAGTGGTTCGTTGGACTGCTTGATCAACTTGTTCATTGGTGATGTTTCACGCGACGTTTCGTACGACGTTTCGTGTGACGTTTCGTGCGACGTTTCTTGCGATTTTTCGTGCGACGTTTCGTGTGAAGCCTCGTGCGATGTTGTGTACGTTTCGTACGACGTCTCACTTGAAGATTCGGGCGATGATTCGCATGGTATTCTCAACGGCGCTGTAAACGGCGCGCACTCGATCGCTCGTCCGACTGATGCGTGGTCGGTCAATAAGTGTGCGCTGAGGTGTGATCCCGTGTACGCCTCGACAACGCGCGTCTCAGCGGTTTTGGTTTGTGCGGGACGAACGGCGTGTGTGGTACACTGACACACTGTCAATCGAATCGACGAGTCTCGCAGGTTTGAGTCTCGCAGGTTTGAGTCTCGCAGGTTTTACCGCGTGTTGTGCTGGGATAACCGTTCCGTCGACGAATGAAAAACGATGAGTCGAACGACAATCGAACGACAATCGAACGACAATCGAACGACAAAGCAAACGACGCACCGAGCGATACTGATTTTCGATTCTACTTACCATCCGTACGCGTGAAAGAGACGATATACGCGCGCATTGGATTTTTTTTCTCGTGATCGTTGAGTTGTGCGTCTTGTGGATTGTACTCAAGAACTTGTGTGACTTGTGTCTGATTGGTATCTGATTGGTATCCGATTGGTATCTGATTGGTATCGATTGATATCGATTGGTATCGATTGGTATCGATTGGTACGATGATTGGTATTTGAATAGTATTTGACTGGTAATGTGGTTAATATCTGATCACAATTTTGTTCATTATACGGACTTGGAAACGACAATGATGTTCAAACGGACCAACTGGACCAACATTTGGATTCGCGCGGTTTTACGTCTGTACGACGGTTATGATGGCTAGGATCGCGGAGTTGTTACCGTTTAGTACGGATATACGAGTAGACAGGTGGACAGAATACAGAAAACAAACAAGAACACTGTTTAGACAACTGAAGACAGTTGATATTTTTAGCCTACCAATTTTGCAGGCGTGTGCAGCGTCGGTCGGTGTTGACTGGGAATGTCGGTGCTCTTGGTGCTCTTGGTGCTCTTAGTGCTCTTGGTGTTCTTGGTGTTCTCGGCGTACTCTCGTTTCTCGTTTTCTCCTGTCTCTATTTTCGTGTCTCGTTGGTGTACGTCGATACGATGACTTGTTGACTCGTCGACTCGTTGACTCGCTCTTTCGTTCGCCTCAACAGACCCACGAATTATCGTGGTCTTCGTTTACCAAACCTCTGGTACTCTGGTATGGCTTTTGCACTCGTCCTGTTTTTACAGGCAAAAAACGTGATGTTTGTAATGACCGTGTAACAATTGTCTGGTTTGTCTGGTATAACGGCGTTTCTTTGATGTTGTTTGATTAGTTTGATATCTTTTGGGATGTTTTGTTTTTTAATTCGTGTTTGAACGATTAAATTTCGTACCTCGTACTTTTGGTGTCTGTCGTATCTGCTGGTCTGCTGTATTTGCTGTATCTGCTGTATCTGCTGTATCTGCGGAATTACCTTAGATCGGACTCGCTGTTCTTTAGCAGGTTGGGCAGAGCGGTCGACTGTTTGATCGAATATGACGGTTGAGGTCGATAAGGTCGATCGAGACGAGCGTCCGACCGACGATGGCTCTCGGATCGTCGTGGATCGTCGTGACGCCACACAATGTTGATGCTCGTTTGGTCCTCGCGAGTCGTAACCGATGTGCAGTTGGTCGCTCCGAATCTCAGACTGGGTTCGGGTGGTGGAGCGTCGCGGTTAAATAGTCGAGCTCCCAGTGTCCCTCCCGGCTCGCTTTTGCGCCACATGCTGACCCGCTCAATTGTGGTTCATTTTCGCAATGACTAAATCGATGTCGTAATCCGGTATTCTTTTCTCAGCGATATTACGCTCGTGCTTCCTGCTATTTTTTTCTCGTTTTCGTCTTGCTCTTGTTCCGCTCGTTCTGTCCTCATCGTCAATTTTGTCTTTCACCTCCCGGCTCTTCGCTCGTGGCCCTCGTTCTGTATATTCGTTTGATTAGTCGTTTGTCGTGTTTATTATCCGGTGCTCTTCGTTTATTATCCGGTGTTTTTCTCTTGGTCCGATTTGTCTTTGATTTTTTTCATTCTTTAACATCTTTACAGATTTTTCTTTTGTTTCCTCTGTATTGTTCTTTTCGTTTTTCTCTAGGTTTCTATTCACGTTTTGTTCTGTTTCTTTGTCGTTTGTTACCGTTGTTGTACCGTTGTTGTCGCTACCGTTTGTCTCGAGTTTCAGATTTTTTGCCGGATTTTCCAATTGTTTTTTTTTCAAGTCGTTTCGTCTCTTTACTCTTTGTCCGATTTCCCTCGTTACCCTCATTATTTTTCTTTACCGTCTTGCAATCTCCTCCTACAGGTTTTTCTTTGTAATTTTCCACGATTTTTTTTGATCTTTCTACATTCAAGTGTTTTCGATTGAAACAATGTGGTATTTTTTCTACAGACTTGGTTTTTTTTGTTACATATGCTCACGTCATAACGGCACTGTGTCGGCGTTGGAAGATCATTATGTCAATTACTCATGTTGAAAACAATAACCAAGCACGATATGAAGCGATACGGCGAGTCTGTTTGTGGCGTGTACAAATGAGAGTTATTGTTCATTGTGCTACGTTCTCCCACAATATATCGAATTAGGAGCTCGTCGAATTACGGCTTATTGAGATCCGGCTGCCACTGAGTGGAAGTTGTTGGGAAACCGTGGGGAAACCGTGTTGAAACAGTGTGGAAGCTGTGCGAACTATACTAAATCTGTATCGTACAACGGCTCGCACTACACGCGGTACTACACGTGTGGCAAACGAGGTTACTTGCGCCTCCGGTATTTCGGTTTTTTCCAGGTCGCAATCCCGTAACTCCCATCTCCCGTCGGTTTCTCGTTGGACGTCTCGTCAGTAAACTCTTAGTTCGCTTCCGTCGGCCTAATTACCGCCCACGGTGCTACATCCAGTACCGTGAATCCATCGGCCGTGAATCCATCGGGTAAATCCGGCACGTGAAACCATCATTGACGGGAATTGACGGGAACTCATAAAAACTTGTAGAACTCATTATGAGGTCTGTCCGGTAGTCCATCATCGTGTCAGTTGTGTGTATTAATCGCGTTAATCGTATCTGTCGTTTCAGTTTCAATCACTTCGGTCATTTCGGTCGTTACTTCGGTCACTTCGGTCGCTTCGGTCGTTTCGGTCGCTTCGGTCGCTTCGGTCGTTTCGGTCGCTTCGGTCGCTTCGGTCGTTTCGGTCGCTTCGGTCGTTTCGGTCGTTTCGGTCGCTTTAGTCGCTTYGGTTGTTTCTGTTATTTCGGTCATTTCGATCGCTTCGATCGCTTCAGTTATTTCGACCGTTTCGTTCACTACGATTCAGTCGTTTCGATCGTTTAGTCATTTCGGTTAAGTTACTTGTGTTGATCGTCTCTGTTCTTTTCGAATGTGACAGTTACATCAGTCGTGGTGGTCATGTTTGTCATATCGACTCGATCGATGGTTTGATTGTGTCGCTGAGTGTATTCGGTGCACTTGGAACTTTGTTACTACGTCTTTAGCGTCTTTAGCGTCTTTAGTGTCTTTAGCATATTAACGTTCTGGACGTTCTTTTCCACTCATATCGTACTCCTCGTACTCCCCGGATATCAATCGTGACGGTAACGTTCTGGACGTTCTTTTCCACTCGTATCGTACTTCTCGTACTCCCCGGATATCAGTCTTGACGGTCATGTCGGTCATATCGACTCGGTCGATGGTTTGATTGTGACACCGAGTCTATTCGGTGCACTTCGAACTTTGTTATTGCGTCTTTAGCGTCTTTAGCGTTTTTAGCATATTAACGTTCTGGACGTTCTTTCTACTCGTATCGTACTCCCCGGTTCCTACATTACTCATTTCTCACATCTCTCCCGTTCACTCTTGGTGTCGTAATATTCATCATGCTCTGCTTGTTCCCACCGATCTTCATTCCGAGTTCGTCCTGGATTCCTCTCGATTCCGCTCATTTCATTTAGATCTCGTCGTCTTGTCTCGGTAGATTGTTTAGAACATCGGGTCGCTTCATATCGCTTCGTCTCTTTGTCTCGTTTCTCTTTGCTTTTCGCTTCATATCGCTTCACGTCTTTTGTCGAGCGGGTCGAGTGGTCGCAAATCATTAAAGATCGTCACGTAGGGTGTTGGAGGATTTCTATTTGTTCGCTGTTCTCACATTCATTCGTCCGTATCATTCGTCCGTATCATTCGTCCGTATTTGTTCACATTTCCGGTATGTTTCCACGTCGTTCATGGACTGTTAACGGACGAGTCGTTCAGATGTGTCATCGTGTTATGCATATGCTCTCGGTCGAGCTGTCGAGCTACACTTCATTTGTTTCGGATTTGCATCACACTGGATGCTTTTCCGTCACCCGGGTAGAGGGCGAAATGAAACGGTAATGCGAAAGATAATGTGACGTCGGTTTGTCGCAGCCGAGGTTTCCGGTCGATTGTGTGATTTCGGTTTATCCCATTTTGGTCGCTTCCGACGACGCTAATCTAGAGTAATCTGCGGTAATGTTTTTTCGTTGTTACACCAAACGGTCCGAATTTGTACGGTTTGTCTAGATTTCCTGGTCTGCCGTTKGATATGTTGATGGGATCGTCTCCTCCTGTACRATATGCGTACGGTCGTTTTGTATCACGAGCCTAGGTCTCAGGGACTTTGAGTTTATATAACTCGCGCGCTCGTAAACTTCGCTTCGTTTTTTGCGTCGATTTCTTCGTATCGTATTCAAGGCTGTCTGATTGCAGCAAAAACGTCGCACCAAGGTAATAGAAAAGTTGAACACGTGCGGCGTACCGCTAGTCTATACCACTAGGTGACCAATCACTTCGACGAAACTAAGTTTCAAACAAAACAAACAAAGCTAAATTATTCGAAAGATCGTTTATAGGAGAGTTTATAGGAATGTCAGGAGCGTTTATAGGAATGTCTATAGATACGTCTATTCGTTTGGACGTTTATCGGAGTGAAGGATGCCATCATCGACGAAACGGCTCTCCCCTGCTTCTTATGGTCTTTACACAGCGTTGTTCTACATTACGTGTATACCTTACGGGTATACCGTCTTTCTCGTTCTTCGGCGTAACAAGCAAATGTAATTATGGCTAGAGTGAAAGTAAACAGAAGACGGACGGACGTTTGTCGCGTTCCGTCGCGTTTCATCTCGGTGGTACAGCTTGGTATATTTATCGCCTAGCGTTTTTTCGTGTAATTATAGCGTTATTTATAGCGTTATTGATTATACCCGTGGCTTTCTTCTAATTATTAATTAGAGTCGTTGGACGATTTGCCTCGATGGTGATCGTTTTTAGTACGTTTATTACGAGTGATACGAGTGTGATGGATGTTGTTGGTCGGTTAGCCAAATAGTTGAGGTAAGCGTCGTTGTGGCGTTGTCGTTCGCCAAAAAGGTACCGCGTGTTCGTGCGTTAACGACACGAGGTGTTGTTATACGTCACTCGGACCACAGCGAAATTGATGAAATTATATTGAGTTTCCGGTAGGTATTAGTTCGGTATGTTGGTTGGGTATGTTTGATTTGGCTTGCTATCGCGGCTCATCGATCTTCGTGACAGTTTCCTCGCCATTTCGGTCTTGGCTGTTTTCGCGTTTTCGCCGTTATCGTCAACCCAATACTCGTCCTACTCTGTCTTATTCGGTCTTCGTAATACTGACATCGAAGGCGGTGCCAAAACCGACATTAACTCTGACATCGACACCAAACATGTAAGCGAACACATAAGCGAACACATAAGCGAACATGTAAGCGAACATGTAAGCGAACATGTAAACGAACATGTAAGCGAAAATGTAATCTAGCATGTAGGAGAGTAGGTAGTTTATCAAGTTGGGCATCTATGAGGTTTTTTCATTAGAGGTTTTTTCATTACTTTTCGTGGTTTTTGGATGAAGGACGATGCGTATACTGTATACCGTATACCGTATACAGTATACCGTACAGTATACCGAACAAATTGTTTCGGTTGTCGATTGGCACGTGTGGAAAAAATGTGGGTTTATACGGGGACCATGAACGTCCCCTCCAGTCGTGGATCCGCGCACCGGTTTGTCGAGCATATGACACTCGGCGCGGTTTGGTGTACTCAAGGGCGACCAGTAAGACCGCCACTTGACGACCTTTTTGTGTTTACTATTCATTTGCATTTGACGACACAAATCCTGTGCATGCGCGACAGCATTCATAGCGGCGGGCTAGATGGCAATTCGTCGTGGTCGACTCCGCCTTGTATCGCTGTTTCGTCCTTTGGTCTCGCATGCGCTTCGTCTCTCGCGCGACAGCAACTAAATTGAGCAACCGACCCGCTCCCGGTAGAGTTCTCGTCCGACCGACACGGAGTACAAGCGGTCCATTCGTACAACTGGACAACTGGACCGTGGAATCGATCGTCGGACACGTAACACCTCGACGCGCGACGCACTCGTTGCATTAGCTTGCATTGCTTGCATTAGCAAAATACAATCGGACCGAGCGTCGTCCAACGTTTGTACCGTGTTCTTGTATCGTATCGTATAGTACGGTTTAATACCATTTAATACCGGTTAAATCTCTTCCGTCTTTTTGATATCACTCTTTACCGCGATACCTCGATACTTGTAAATCGATACCGTGTCGTCGACGGTGTAACCGATCGGACTTATGTTTCGGTTTGGCGGAACGTTCTTTCTTTTTGAACCGTTCGTTTAATATCAAACGTTTCAAACGTTTCAAACGTGCATTTGTATCATAGCTCGTGTATCGTAGTTTGTATCGTAGTTTGTATCGTGATCAAACGACCAACTGGTCACACCAACTGGTCAAACTGATCAAACGGAGTTGGTTTCAAACTCAAACTATCGTATCTAGGGGAGAGTTATTTGTGAAGCAGTTCATCGTACCACCGTCGAAATTACGATCAAAATCTCGCACCGCGTCGCGCACGTCCACGTCGTATCTCGTCGCGCGCCGTTCGTTCGCTGCTCACCTCGACGTTCTATTTGTCGAAGATGTTTTTCCCGGTTTCGGTCTCTTTGTCGCGCCATCGCACAACCCGAGTTCACCGAATGTTGCGCTCGCCTCCCCGTGCAGACGGAGCCGCGGCGCACCACGATTCTGTCGTTACCACGGGAACTCGAGCGCTTGGAACGCCTCGCCCATCTCGATCGAAGACACGCGCGAAGAAACGCTCGACGTACGTCGAATCACACGCGACACGCGATCCGGGTACAGCTCCCTCGCTCTCTCCCCGACGACTCTCGCTCCCCGCGCGTGCGTTCCACCGAATCGACGATCGATCTCCAACCCGGTCGGCCGAACGCTCTCTCGGCCGTTTGTCGCTCGATGGGACTGCGTCGGTTCTGGTCGAGGGGACGCCAGCTTCCACGTTGGGGTCCGGTTCCGGGTCAACCTCTTCGTCTTCCTGGCTCGGTCGCATATTCGCCCGACGTCGTTCGCACGCGTCGCATCGCAACACATCTCACAAACGACATGCCGAACGATCGACAGCACGATCGGTACAACGACCCGCGTATCGAACAACGGAGCAATCAGCGGAGCTATCAGCGGAGCGATCAGCGGAACGAGCGGCGGAACGATCCGCGGAACGATCCGCAGGACGATCGGCGGGACGATCAGCGGATCGATCAACAGAACGATCGGCGGAACGTTCTTTCTACCGTCGCCAGCGCACCCAACGTGCTCAACGTTCGGTTGAACGAGTCCGAAGCATTAACGATTGCAAGACGGAGACCGGTAGACCTGCTCGATGGCGATGTGAGTGCAAACGCTGTGAGTCCATTCGCTCGCACAAGGAATCCGATAACAATATCAGCCGAGGTAGTCGCCGTTCCGGTCGAGGCGGCAGCAATCGTTCGACGGAGAGACTCGCGTCGTTGAGTCCGACGCACCCTAGGAACCAGAAGGGCGGTGGTCATAGAACAAACACAAAGATGATTAACACGACCACCTTGAAGCGTTCAACGACGTCTTCACCGAGGCCCGGACGAGAGAGCCGAACCTCCGTGAGATCTACAAGGCCAACTCTTCTTTCGCCTGGTACTTCTTTACACCACTCGTTTTCGCCAGTGCGCTCGCCAGCGTGTTCATCCACACATTCGTCTACGCGTTCGGCGCGGTCTTCTACTCGCTTTTCCACGCGTTCGTCTACACGTTCCCCCATACGTTCCGTACGTTCCTCGCGTTCACCGCATGCCTCTCGCTCGCCTTGTTCTTCCTGTTCTCCTCGCTCCTCACGTTCTCCTCGTTCCCCTCGTTCGCCTTTTTGGTCTCCCACTATTTCGTCCATGCGAAGAAGTCGTTCGGCTACACGAGTACAAACACGTGGCGAGACGCACGGAAAGCACATGTGTTCGCCCGGCGGTGAGCGCACTTGCACGGCTTCAAACGTTCGCTCCGGTGCGCACACGATAGCCCGCATTGGAGCGAGCCGGGACGCGGACGTGGCGAGCATGACCTATGACAGTAGAAAGGCGAGGAACTCGAGGTCAGGTTCTTTCGAGTTAACCCGCCGTGCCAGTTATTCTGACTCTTCTACCGGACCTCATACGTTCGGGGTGATCGAGTCGACCTGATCGAATGGAATGATCGCCGCGTTCGCAAGGCGAATACGAGGCGAGACGGCGGCACTGACTTTGATACCTTTACCAAATATACCGATCGTCACGCATGTTGCGACCGTTACAACTGTTATTACTGCTACTACCGCTATTACCGCTATTGCCACAACGACCGCCAACTCCACAACCCTTGCCACGATCGCGACGAATATTTTAAAAGCTGGCACGTTTAATACAAAATCGATCAACTCGCATGCAAAGCCTAACGTAAAGCTTGACACGAAGCCCAACGCAATACCCAACGCAAAACCCAGCGCAAAACCCAGCGCACAATCCAATGCAAAGCCTAATAACGCACAATCGAATGTCGAGTCGAGTATGAGAAAAAACACGAGGGGTGCGGGACAGATTGATCAATCGAACGGATGTGTCGACGTAGCAACCGTCACCATTGATTCGAGTTATACCACGGAATGGAAGTTATTTTCGCTCGCGGAGAAGCGGGCCGTGTTTCGTTCTCATCGCTCGTAATCGTCGGTCTTATGCTCCGATTATACCGATATCAAATTTTACCAACTTGTACCAATTACCAAAATAACCAATTACCAAAATACCAAACTTTTGCCACGTATCTACGATGCGTCTACTCGACAAACGAACGACGGTAAGAAGACCAACTTTTAACTTGCAACAAACAAGACGTTTTGTTTATACTATGGTCGGTGGAGCATTTGCAGAACGGTGTACAGTGTTCGCTGCATTTCGCTGCATTTGTGTAGCGGTTTAGGGGGTCTATGGATCAATCGTCTCGCAGGCATTTAATACCTAGTAATGACATAGCAACGCGGTTTAGAGCAGTTGGATGTGGCCTCAAGTTCTTTTCGCTCGGTGTTGGAGCGACTCGATGACTCGATGTGGGCAAATGCGTCCTAATGGACATATGGTGTGATTTGTGGTGTGTTATCAATGTGACTGTTACGATCGTCGTCATCTCTATTCGAATGGGCATTCTGTTGGTTCGAGTAATTGTGTCATCGATGTTCAATCGATTCGAGCGACACGCTTGAGACCGTTCATTCGAGAACCAGATCCAAAATTTTGCTTTCAGATTCGAGTGATAGCGACTACAGCGACTACAGCGACTACAGCGATTACAGCAATCACGGCGAATGTCACGGTTCGTGCGAGTTGTATGATTATGTCTACCAAGACCAGTGCACCTCGATGCACGACGAGTCGAACCGAAACGCGACTCGTGTGTGCAAGGCGTGCGACGATCGGGGCACATCAGTCGAGCGAAACCAAGAGCGAAACCAAATACAAAAAAAGACAAACGGGCCGATTAGTGGACGGATCGATGGACCACCCAATGGGACGAAACAACCACAACAACAATTGCAACGTCAACCGCAAAAACCGCTACAAAAATCGTTGCGGAAACAATTGCAGAAACCGCAACCACAAGAACTTACTTTGAATAAAGCGGCAAATGTCACAACTGACACCAAGCATTTACTGAAATCAAGTACAACGAGACCGCTGACCAACGGTTTATGGAGACAAGTTGGTACACCTAAAAAATTTATGAATAGTCAGTGTATCGAACGCGGTATGAATAGCTGTTTGATCGCCTTGGATGGATCACGCCGAGAGTTGAACACGTCGAGCACGCCAAATCTGTCGAGTTTATCGGGCGTTCCAAACGTACCTCGTTTACGAGATGTATCTAGCATAACTGATATTTCCGCTTCGCAGCGAGTACCCAGCATACACAACTTGCTCAGTATACCCAGTGTATCCAGTTTCTCGAACAAGTCGGACGTCGACACGCAAGACGACGACGCGCAAACTCTTTCTGCTTCGGTCTGGTCTGTTGGAGCAACCTCCTGGATTGGACCAATCGCCTCCACTAAACTCGAGCCCATACTAGTACCACCACCAACATTTTCAACCATCACGAACGTATCGACTACACCTTGTGCATCAATCACCTCAATTGCCGCAATAGACTCTGTTGCGATTGAATCGCCAGTCTCAACAACATCAGTTGCTTCAACACTATCAATAACGTCAGGAGCATCAGTAGTATCAATAACATCAACCGCGATATCAACCTCTATATCAACCTCTATAACATCAACTACATCAACGGTTTCGACCGTATCAACTTTTCCTGCTACGTTAGCTAAAACAATCCGGTCGACCACCACGTTGACCACATCGAATATATCGACTGTACCGACGGACCGAATTTCATCAATCGTATCGGTTGTACCAACGTCGGTTTTTTCAATCGTGTCAAACTCATCGCTTGCGCCACCACACAGTGTACATGTCGAACGACCTTTGTCGCGACACGTTCCGCGTTCAGCTAACGTCGATCAAGTAGTACCCATTGGAAACTCAGAACATGCAAAATGCGCAAGACTGACTGGAAGACTGACTGGACCAGTCGAGTTAACTGGATGCAACTCACGTTGCGAGTTTGGCGCCAACTGTCTTCGTAGTACGCATATCACATATACACAACCGTCGTCGTCGGACGAGTATTCGCCTCGACACGTGTATGACCGCATAGTCGATGATACCTCATCCGACGCCGTCTCACCTGTAATAGGTATTAGCAATCGGACAAACCAAGTAGGTCCGCGTGTAGAACGGCGAATAGAGCACTTAGAAGATCCGCGAGCCTATCCGCGAGTAGATCCGCAGGCAGATCCGCGGGTAGATACACAAGTAGGTCTGCGAGTAGGTCCGCGAGACTCGCGATTAGAACAAGTAGGACGACGAGTAAAAGAATGGGTAGAGAAAATAGCAGATCAACAAGCAGATCAACAAGCTGATCAGTGGATTGATCAACAATCTGATCAACGAACTGATCTACGAACTGATCAACGAACTGATCAACGAACTGATCAACGAACTGATCAACGAACTGATCAACAAACTGATCAACGAACTGATCAACGAACTGATCAACGAACTGATCAACGAACTCGTCAACGGACGGAACAATGGGTGGAACAGGTAACCGATAGGGCCGCGGTACAGAGAACTGCGTATCGAACAGCCGACGTAATACGAGAACCAACTGATCCGCAACGACGTACACCAGATCGAGTTTTTATTTCGGACCGAGCAGATCGAGTGGATCAAGTACGAACTCTAGACTCAGCAGATCATAAGGTCCAAGTTTGGAACAGAGTTTCGCGTGAAGTTATTGATCGAATCGATTCGATCAGTTTGATTGATGCGATCGATTCTATCAACATAACTAATACGATGAATCAGATGAATCAGATGAATCAGACAGATACCGAGAGTAGTTTGATCGTCGACCAGAAAGCAGAGATTGCAAGTCGAACGCCCGACCATTTTCGTGTTAATCGACAGACGGATCGAATTGATCGAACCGGTAGCATCGATCAACTCGATCGAATCGATCGTCTCGTCCAGCATTCGCATCGATCTACCGAAGTCGCACCACCGGCAACGATGAGGTCTACCATGGATCACGATGATAATATTGTAGGTGTAGCAAGCGAACCATGGAAGCAAGTAGCAACCGAAGTAAAAACTGACGAAAACGCAAAAAATGTGTGTCAAACGAGTCGGTCGAGTCAATCGAATACACCGATAAAAAAATCGAGAACGGTGGCGACCACGCGGCAAACTGTGACGCAAATGCCAACAAAAACGCAAGCCAAACGGTTGACGACACCTACGAGAATGCAATCCAAGACACAAACAAAAGTGACGGCGATACCTCTTTTGCCAACAACAACGATGACAACGTCGACAATAACCCCAACAATAACCCCGACAATAACTCCGACAATAACACCGAAGATAACCCCGACGATAGCCCAGAAGATAACTCCGACGATAGCCCAGACGATAACCCCGACGATAACCCAGACGATAACCCCGACGATAGTACCAACAAAGAGGAATATTGCAACAACGGTGGTCACCGCGATCGAACCGATGCTGCCTTCGCAGACACCAAAGCAGACACCAAAGTCCGTCGTGTCGTTTCCACCAGTTGTCCCCGCTACACCTCCGACGACGCAGTGTTTTGCGCAACCGTTGAAGTTCTGTCGTACCAAGACCTCGTCGCCCGTGTCACCCACGGTAAGACCGTCTCGTCAGGCAGCTCGCTTTGCTAACTGGTCAGCATCACGATCCATGGCTATCGACGTTGGCGACGAGACGTTGGATACCACGTTTTCGTTGTTCTCGCCGGTCTCAGCGTTGACAAGATGTGACATAAAGTCAAAGGCTGCGAAAAATGCTAGACCCGCGAGAACTCGTACGATAACTCAAGCAATCAATCAGACGGTCAATGTTATGAACGCGAGCAACATAAGAAACAACATCAAACCTATCGTGAAAAATGGTGCGATCAAAAAGTCCGTTCCGCTGGTAGAAAAGCAAACCAAAAAAAATAACATCTATATGAACGAGAGCGACAACGAGTATAGCATTGGATGTATTGGGTTCGACAGTAACAGCGGTAAAGTGAGCAAAAGTAAAACGGAAAACAATATGTCCGACAAGACGAGCAACAAAAACGTTCGCAAGAGCGCAGACGAGATTGTTGACAAGACTAGCGACAAAATGGGCGACAAGAACACCAGCAAGATTGCAGTGAAGACTACCGACAAGATTACAGACAAAACTACCGACAAGACTGCCGACAAGACTGCCGACAAGACTGCCGACAAGACTGCCGACAAAAGTACTGACAAAATCGCTGACAAAATGAGTGGCTGTGGAACTCCTAGTAATGGCGGAAATTGGAGCACCAAGTGGTTCGGTGGTTTGCTGCGCACCCGACCAAAAAGGAGACCGGTGCGCGGTCGTGCGCGGCTTGACGCGAGGCGCAACGAGTCGCGCCGACCGCCCGTAGTCGCGCCAACGTTGAACGCTTTTCCGTCGGGACATCGGTTTGGTCGGCTCGTCGAATCCACGTCAGCCGACATGTTTCCGCTGACCAACGCGTTGTCTTTCGCGTCTCTATCGCCGTTGTCGTCGTCGCTATCGCGGGAAATTCCCCGAACGTCGTCGATACGACGGTCGCGATCCCTCTATTCCCACTCGAATGGTCGTAACGATAAACTCTGGGCTATCTCGCTCAAGTGTAGACAATGGCTACGTGCGGAAAATCACCGCTACCAACTAGAACGCCAGCGAAGGTCGCGCGGCAATTCCCCGTATCCGGCGATGACGAGACCGAATGCTCCGATTCCGTTCGGTGCCTTCTGTTATCAAACCAAAGCGCCGATTCGTTTCATCATTGGTCACATGGATATCACGCTATCAACTCCCTCTCCAGTTCGATTTTCCTTTATAACGGAGGAACTTTTCATTCAGCGCCAACTCGAAGCTCGTAATCGAGAAAACCAAAGCAATCGCTTTCTCATACACCACGGTAAAATTTTTCGATCGCCGTTTTTTCTCACCGATATGGAACGCCTAGCTGTCGCTCCCAATCACCGTAAGTACACTCTATACGTTTTGGTTGTTTTTGCGATGCCATACAATATCGCGCATAATACAGTGCGCTACATTACAATTGCTCGATTTTTTGCAGAAGAGCAACTTGCGGTAGCTCGAACGCTTGACTCGCTAACTCTACTGAGTGGACGCTCGCAGAACATGTGCAAATGCGTGTTCAAGGTGGCTAGCGTGAACGACGATCACGTCGTTTTAGAGATGGCACACAAGCATTCTGGATGTGCGGCTATTAACATGATCACTGATGGCAGCATCACGGTTCAACCACATCCCGTCAAGAACAAGTTCAAGCGCGCTCTCTTCAAAGTGGGCACTTTTCTGTTCGACTGAACGTCTTTGCAGTTGTTTACTCATCAAGCCAGCCAGTTCCGCTCATCAACTCGTGCAACAACCTCCAGACAACTGTTCCACCTTCACCATTGTTTCGCAGCTCGACATTTCGGTCATCAATCAACAACTTGTCGCAATCGCAATCGTCGCAACCATCGCGGTCAAGTAGTCATCTGTAGCGGTTCAGTCTAGCCGATAGCGCTAGTTTAGTATAGCGTTTAGTATAGCGATACCGCCGCTCTGTAGCTCGACTCGTAGCTCGGCGTGTCGCACCTTGCGACTCGGTCGAGGCTCAACGGCATCACGAACGGCATTACAACTGCATGCCACGTCGTATAATCGCACGGTGTAACCGTACTCGTCGCTAATACCACCGATGTCACCCTGATGTCACCCTGATGTCACTGACGCCACCAACACCATTGAGGCTATGGATCCCATCGACACCACCGACGCTGCTGATGTTGTCGACGCCGATGTCACCATAATGTCGGCTCGACCGAACGTCGAGTACGTAGACGACGCTCGCGGCGCAACGCGTCTATTACTCTGCACATTATTTTAGTCAAACCTTTTGCTAAACGGTTTCTCGCTCAACTGGCGATGATGATGTATTTGTTTACATTCGATAAATCACCAAATAAAAGCTTTTCTTCTCATGCTAAGACGCAGTTATGATTTCAACCATCCTACTTTTCTGCTCGGCGAGCTCTCTCGCTTCGGGCTATTACCTCGAGAACTTGCAAAACAAGTTGCTAAGCGACACGCCGCTCTTGCCATGCGAGCTCCAAATGACGCCGTCGACTTATTGGGCAGCGCGAGCATTCGACTTTTACCGAAATCCCACCAATTACGATAAACGCTTGTTTATACCAGTCAACATTGTTTGCACTGGTAGTCGAATAGAACATCTTGATCCTAGTTGCAAAAAGACTACAACGTTCATTATAGACGCATTAGAAGAGTACGGTCGTACTATCGAGGATATTATGCCTTTGCATTACAACGTCACAAAGTTGTACGACGATGCTTTTCGCGGCGATCCGTCTGGTATTGAATTGCGGTTCATCGAGAACCCGACTCAACATTCACGGTTCCACCGTTGTCCTTTTGGCGAGTACACACTGGCTCACGCTGGTGCTACGTACGTTCACTTCAACATGAAGTACGACTTTGACATGGGTGCTGTCGTGCCTGACGATCCGGACCGGTATCTGTTTGCCAACACGATCACGCACGAACTCGGTCACTCGATGGGTTTACCACACTCCGCGCGACCCGAGTCGATCATGTTCAGCGAGTCGATCTTTAACTATAGACTGTTTCTTGATATGATCGATAAGATCGCCCTTCGAATGAAGTATCAATCGGTGCGCGATGTTCGCAAAGAGAATCAACCCAACAACATAAAGCAGCTACCCAATATTGGTATGCAACTCGACTTTTACGACTTGCGCGACCCAAACGCGCCGAGAAATCCGCTCCCGTTGATTCCGATTGATCCAGCTGTGCCTACTGTGCCTACTAAACCTAAGCCACCAGTTCGACCACACATCTTTGTCAATCCAACGATGCGACCTCCAGAAATATTCGTCCATACGATCACAGAAGCGCCGCGACCACCGGTACCACCTTATCCACCGGTACCACCGATGCCGCCCGTACCGAGGTCGCCGTCGGTACCGCAGATACCGCAGGCACCTCAAGTACCGCCGATACCGCCAATTCCACCCGTACCGAGGTCGCCGTCGGTACCGCATATACCGCAGGAACCGAAGGTACCGCCGGTTGCATTACCTGGCCAAAAAGGATTACCGCGAGTGAGCATAGAGACTCGTGTTGAGATGCCGCCCGATTCGCCGAACCGGAAGCACGCGCCGCCATACATACCGGTAGCGTCAGTATCAAAAGATCCTGTTGTTCATTACCAGACACCGTCGCCGCCGTCAGTTCAACCATTACCTCCTCCACCACCAATCGCACCGCCTGTGCCGCCACGTCGGCCACACGTGTCGTATCCACCTCAATCTCTACCGCCACCACCGCCACCACCACCTCCACCTCAACCACCACAGTCGCCTCAACCACCTCTACCACCGCCGCCATCTCCCCCGCGACCACCGTCGGTTCCGTCGGCTCCTCCAGTAGTTCCCGCTGCACCGACCGCACCGCGTGTTCAACCTCAACCTCGCGGTCGAGTGGATCGATTGGAACGAATCGACCCACGCATGCCGGTGATCAAACCGGACGAAGAGATGCCCGACGTGCCGCTTCGCTCCGATCCAAGCGATACAGACTTTCCATCTTTCCAGCGTGACGACCGTGATGATCTTTTCAACGATCGTTTCGATGATCGCTTCAACGATCGCTTTAACGACCGATTCAACGATCGATTCAACGACAAAGTTGAAAAAGATAACGAAAGAACCAACGACAGAACCAACGACAGAGACAGAACCAACGACAGAACCAACGACAGAACCAACGACAGAACCAACGACAGAACCAACGACAGAACCAACGACAGAACCAACGACAGAACCGACGACAAGTTCAAAAATAGATTCGATGAGCGGTTCGACGATCGATTCGCCAATCGGTTCGACGTTGATGACGATGACGTAGGTAAAGACGATCGAAATAAAAACGACGATACCAACAGGAATCGCGACAACGGTAGCCGCGGTAACGACGACGACAGGACTACAGACAATTATGATGATGACAACGGCGGCGACGATAACGATGGACAAAAAGACCGTATTCGCATCAGCGATCAGCCCGCAATTCGCCCAACGTACAACGATCCGCACAACGCGGACGGGTACGGAGAGATCGACACTTCGCTCGTCAATGCAGTGGCGAAACGAGTGTCGGCCGAGTACTTGCTACAGTTGGTGCAAACGCTGATACCTCGTTTGGAGCGTGATATCGAGAGCGCCTCGCAAGACGTAGCGATGATGATGATCGGTCAGAATCTCATGCGATCGAGGTCCGCATCTAAGTCCACATCTAAGTCTACATCAAGGTCAATGTCGAGACCCACGTTGCGACCTATGTCTGGATCAACGTCGAGATCCACTCGAGATAGAACAAGACCGTCCTCAGTCCCGCCGGTCAGAATGCCAGTAAGACCAGTTATGACCACGAAACGACCATATCCCTAAACCCGACCGTACACTATAGGAACGACACACGGCTAGTCTTTGACTACAGATTATGGAATGATAACGGCGATGACGACTATGAAAACGACAAAGACGACGAAGACGACGAAGACGACGAAGACGACGAAGACCACGATAAAGACCAGGAAGATCACTTAGGCCGATTGCGACGATTATGATTGACGATTATGATTACAATCGAAACCGGACAACGATGACCACGCAGAGACGTCGAGTGTCGCGCGTTTACACGAGCATTGGTCGCATCGTGTACCACGCTCGACGTTGCTCCATGTTCGGCGGTGCAGAGTGCTCGGTATTCCTCGGTATTTGATGCACTTAGCAGACCTGATGCACTCGATGAGCACCGACGAACATTTTTTGGATCGATTCGAGTATAATTAAGTAGCGTTAGTCGCGTTTACGTTCGTCCGTTTGGTGTACTCTTCCGCTCGCCGAGTTTCGCACTGCGAGCCGGCGAGCGACACCGGTCGTGAGTCGTTCCGGTCGCATTATTTACCATAGACGCGTTCGCGCAACGCTGCTTCGTTTAATCGCAAAAACGACGGTGCGTGCGTTGTAGCACGCTTCGTTTTTTTTTGGCCTCTCTTCTCTTTGTTCTTTTGCGTGTTTTTTGCTTTGTTCTTTTGCGTGTTTTTTTACGTACCGTTCATTTTGGTTATGTTTACTTTGGTTGCTTTAGTTTGTTTTGGGTTTGTTTAATTTCGTGGGTTTTGTTTTCCGTTTTGGTTATTGATTTTGGCTTCGAAGTTAGGTTTTTGGCGTCTCCTTTGTTTTGGTGGAAGACGGGAAGTCGGATATTTAGAAAAGAAATAAAAGAAAGATGAAAGTTCGTTTTGTTGGCGTTTATTATAAAGTGTTATACAATTTTATTGCTTACAGTATCAAGGTACAACATGAGTACAATATGGGTAGAATACGAGTACAATATGGCTACAATACGAGTACAATATGGGTACAATATGACGCGTCGAATAAATGTTGATGTTTCGATTACCCTTGCCCGTTTGCCCGTGGTTGTCGTTAGTTGGTGAATAGGTAGACAATCGTTCGACACTGGTCGTGATTAATCTGAGTAATCTAAAAATCGTAGTCAAGACCAAACGACTCGTCGTACTCGCGTTCGTTTGCGGTTAGAACACGACTCTGTCGGTACTCGCCGACGCGCCGTTCAAAGAAGTTGGTTCTCCCATCCAACGAGATCATGTGCATGAAATCGAACGGATTGGTGGCCGAGTACAGAGGTGGCACATCAAGGGCCGTGAGCAAACGGTCCGCGCAAAAGCGAACATACTGCATCATGTTGTGTTGGCTGAGCTCACCGACCGGTCCATTTCGGAGTGCATGACCAAAGAATATGGACTCAGCATGTACGGCTTCACGTACGATGTTGTAGATCACATTGTTGGGCAGCTTGTGCACGATGTGTTTGGTGTAGAGAAGACAGGCGAAGTCGCAATGCAAACCCTCGTCCCGACTGATCAGTTCGTTACTAAAGGTCAGACCGTGCATAAGTCCACGCTTTTTCAACCAGAAGATGGAGGCTAAAGCTGCCGCTAAACAACAGTCCTTCGACCACAGCAAAAGCGACTAGTCGCTCGACGAAGCTGAGATTTTCTCGTTCGAGCCACTGTTTTGCCCAGCGAGTCTTTTCAGTGATGCCTGGCGTGGTCATGAACGATGAGAAGATGGACCGCTGTTCGTCTTCGTTCGGAATTAGTGTCTTGATCAACTGACTGTAGACCTCGGCGTGAATGTTCTCCATTGCGGCTTGGAACGCGTAGAAGTAGCGGGCCTCGGTGTACACTACCATTTCGTAGAAACGCGTCACCAGATTCTCACCGACGATACCGTCGCTCGGTGCAAAGAAGGCCAAGATGCATTTGAAGAAATCGCGTTCATGGCTAGATAGTCGTTCGTTCCAATCGGCCAAGTCCTTGGAGAGATCAATCTCCTCCATGGTCCAAAACTGGGCCACTTGTCGTTTGTACATGTCGTAGATGTCGGGATGCTGAACGGGGAACAAGACGAACCGCTCCTCATCTTTAGTGGCGTCGAGCAGCGGTTCCACTAGCGGCGACGGTTCCATTTCAAAAGAGGTTCGCTCAGGAACACGATCGCAAAACCGCGTAACCTTCTCGATCTCGCGCTCGGGTATGCGATTAACGTGAGACGATTCAGAGTTGCTCGACTCGTGATCGTGTTTGCGAAGAACGTCGGGGCAGGATCGGCGACAAAGCGGGCGATCTCGATCAGCAGTTCCGCTCTTCGAATTGTGGTCAAACACCACTACATCGTCATCGTCGTCGCTACTATCAGAGTAGTCAATGGGTGGCTCAGGCGGCGGCACTGACAGCACAATAGGCCGTTCGGGTTTGCTCCACGTGGCTCGAGTACGCACGGTAGATTTTTGTGAGCTTGTCGAGCTCATCGAGCCCGGTTTCGACTCGTCTTTGTCCTCTAAAGCCGTTGAATCATTTCGATCGTTTTGATCACTCGAATCGCACTGTGGTACAGGTCTGTTCTGCTGACCAAGCTTGTTCTGCTGGTTTGGCTTGTTCTGCTGGTTTAGCTTGTTCTGCGGGTTTTGCTTCTGTTTTTGTTTCTGTTTTTGTTTCTTCGGTCGGTAGAGACGAGCCATAATGTGGTCCGGTATTTGCAAGACCAGCGTGCTCCCTTCCTGTCGCCACGGTACGTTTTCTTCGGAGTCGATCGATTCCGCCACCGAGTCGTCAGCAGACTCTTCTCTCTCGGTCTTTACCGAGATCTCGACCATCTCAGTAGAATGCTCCGACTCGGAGTCGTCGTCTTTCAAGTTGAAGCGAACGTGACGAACGGGTCGAGACACCATGGTCGGTGAGACGATCTCACTCTCGTCGCTAGAGTGTTCGTCCGACGAGTCTTTTGCAATCGATTCGAGTAAATTTATTTGTGGTGATTTGCGTAAGGGACGTTGTGCCTCCATAGGTTTAAACGTTGTAAAAGTCGGTGTTGCAAATCGTTGATTCCGGATCAGACGAGGTAACAGTGGTGTATGTATGCTGTCGCGCCACAGTTCGGCAAAGTTGAGCGGTTTTGTCGGATCGGTGGAGCTTGTGTCAACCGAGACGATCGATTCACCGAAACGTGTTATTCCTTCGTAGATCGAAACGTCGTTGGTCGAATCGTCCGTATACACAGAAGGTAGGGTTCTGTACACTGGTGAGGACGAGCGCTCTATATAGGCCGGCGGCGGTGTTCCCCCAGGTCGGGGAGATTCGGAACGATCGACGATACTAGCGCCACGAAAGTCCGCAAAATCGGGAAAATCGTCATCCGTCGAATCGTTGGTTTCGGTGTACGTGTTTGTGTATGTGTCGTCGCACACTACCACTGCTGGTTCTTCGATCGGGACTTTGGGTAGATCCACGATCGGTTCGAGTTCGGCTCCGGTCGGATCAGCGGTAAGCTCAGCGGTAAGCTCAGCGGTAGGCTCAACGGTGAGCTCAGCGGTAGGCTCAACGGTGGTAAGATCGGCGGTCGGTGTGGTAGTTGGCTCGATAGTCGGTTCTGCTATCTCGGACTCGTCGGCAAAGCCAAGTGGTGCGGGTAGGATGGGAACGACTGTGGAATCGGTGTCTTGCGAGTCTGAGGAAGCTTCCTTAATGTCGCTGTCAAGATTCGTCGTTTGTTCACCTCGAATGCTCTGAGCGCCCGCAATACTCTGATCAATTATCGCGGGCAAGCTCATATCCGGTTCGATCGAGCGAAGCGATACGTCAAGAGTCGACGAGAAGACTGGAATGAATGGTGTGAGCGGCGGACTCGGGAGCTCTTGCAGTGGCGGTGGTAAGAGTCCGTAGCACGGATACAGCGGATACTGGATCGGCAAGCTGGTCAGCGGTTCCGGCGTGCGAGCCCGGTCCACTATAATGTCCACTGTAGCCGTGGCCCGTCTTTGTACACTTACCTCACCCGATATAGTGAACTCGCTTTCGCCGCCGATTATCGTTTGTTCGACACGATCTGCCCGGTCAACTACACGAGCGAGCTCCTCGAGCTTGCTGTCGTCGTCCAAATTAGTATCGCGATCGCGATCGATTCTTCTAATATTGTCGATGTTGCTGTCGTTGCTGGCGTTGCTGGCGTTGCTGGCGTTGCTGTCGTTGCTGGTGGTGTTGTCGTTGCTGGCGTTGCTGGTGGTGCTGGCGTTGCTGTCGTTGCTGGCGTTGCTGTCGTTGCTGGTGTTGCTGGTTTTGTTGGTAGCCGCAGCTCGTTGCGCATCAGCTTTTGTCAATACGCTTACAATCGTGAGCTGCGAACGGTTGTTGTTACCGTTATCAAGTGGTGCACGAGCATCGAGACCAGTATCTACGTCCCACGTTTGCTCAGTCGTACTCTCYTTTGCACTTTCGTCACTGTTCTCAGTCGCATTCACCGTTGTACTCTCTTCCGTTTGACCAGTGGTCAAAATCGGTTCAACAGATTCCTCCTGTGCGGCTTCAATACTGGACGTCTGAACTGATTCCAATTCGGTCACTATATTATTCACCATATCTTGAACTAGATCGTGCACAATGTGGCTTACCACGTCGGTTAACACTTCGCTCGGTTCAAAATCCGTCAACGACACAATGTGGTCATCGYGACTGTGGTCATTGTCGTGATCATCTTGATTATGATCGTGACCATCATGATAATGGTTATCRCGATCAACGTCGGTCTGGTTATCCGATTCCTCTTCTCGTTCATGTTCGGTATTTTGACTCTCGTTATCGTGAGTCTCGTTCTCACTGCGGTTCCCGTCTTCGTCGGATCGAATTTCGAGTCGGTCCACGATCGATAGTTGTTCCAAGGTTCGACTACGCGTCAACGGATCATAAACGAGCACACGTGGTTCATTCGTAGTATCGAGATCCAACAGAGAGCAAGATCGCGCATCATCGTCCAGACTCGGTACGATAGATCGAATTGGCGTATCGTCCATCTCGTCGATTACCAAAGGTATGTCGGAAACGGCTTTGCTCAGATTTCGATCGAGTGGACGTTTGTCAGTCAGTGGGTTTTCAATCGAATTCCGTTTGCGCCACGTGACTCGTGGTAATGTAAAGGTTTTACCCGAATCGTCGGACGAACATGAATCGTATGAGATATTCGAGTCGGAGTGTCCAGCGAACGATGTCATGTTGTGTTCGTCTTGTTTGTCTTGTTCGTGTTTTTCGATGTTGTCGATCGATCCTTCGGCCGATTCCCTCGTTTTGATCGAGTCTACGGTGAAGGCGGGTGTGTGTATTTTTCGTTCACACGTCGCGTTGGTCGCGGTAGTAATCTTAACCGCCGGAACGTCGGCTGAGGAATCGTCTGGCGCAACTAGAACAGTTGGAACTGTGACGATTGAAGCAGTTTGATCGGAGACGTTTTCAGTCGACACTATAGACACGACTGGTACCGTTTGAGACGCGATTTGTGTAGTCGGGTAGACGGTCGTCGTCACACTGGAAGCAAGCGCCTTGTCGACTGCGGACACCGCTGGCGCGGCTAATGCAACTGTGATCTGCGTCGCAGTTGATAAAGTTGGAGAGGGAGACCCTTGTACATCAAGAGAGTCCAGCGTGTCGAGTGTGCCGGGTAAAACGTTTCCGCTGAATTCTGGTTCAATCGTGCGTTTGGTTTGGTGTTTGATATCGTGCTCGACATTGTATTCGGTATCGTGTACACCGCGTTCGAGTTTGTCGACTTCCTGTGCGTCTCGCATATCGTGTTCGTCTCGCGTATCGAGTCCGTCTCGTATGTCGAACGTGGCTCGAATATCACGTTCGGCTCGAGTATCTTGGTCGGCTCGAGTATCGTGTACGGCTCGACTATCGTGTTCGGCGTGTCTGTTGTCGATAGTACTGCGCGCAGCTTCACGGTCGACTGTGCGTTCTTCGTGTTGGTCGAGCTCGTGGTCCATCTCGCCAGTCTCGCTGTTGGTGTGTAGGCGTCTGGTGTATTGATACCAAATATCAGCCACTGACCGATCGTTCCGTCGAGACTGCGCGTCCGATATCGAGCACGGTCGCACATCGGGAAAACGAGTGTGAATGTGACGAGCGATTTGTTCGTCGCGCAATATGATTTCCAAGGGACATTGTTGATTATTCATGTTCCTTTCGTTACAACGTTGTTCGTGTTGACGAGCGGTATAGCGTTCCTCGTAACAACCGTCGCAATCGCAATCGCTCAACTCAAAGGAACCGCTATTGCTACTGCTTGCGTCGTCGTCCGGTTCTTGTTGGTTCGATCGGGTCGAGCGATCGGATGAATCGTCCGGAACGCCTTGCTCGTTGGACCGTTCGTTCAAACTGCTAGTCCCGCTATCGTCGTTGTCGCTACCGTTGGTCTCGCTTTCGCCAGTCTTAGAAGACGCGTCGTATGATTTCGATTTAATGTGGTAGCCTGCTGGCCAATCGACTCTGCTATTGTCGCTTTCTTCAATCTTATCATGAAGATGTTTTTCACCAACGTTCGCGCAGTCGTAACCGCGATTGATGTCGTTTTCGCGGGTAATGTTGCAGTCGTCGCGATCATTATCGCTGTTATTGCTACCATCATAGTCGATTTGGATGTTGTGTCCACCACCTCGGCGAACACGTTTCGTTTGCGTATRGCGACTCTTGTTCGATCCGCCACGTTGGACACGACTGTRTTCGTTATTGCCACCATYGCGGTCGTTATCGTCGGTGTTGTTGTCTTCGTCGCTTTCGCCACTGTCGCCACTCCAGCTGCTGCTCGTGCTGCTGCAACTGCTAGTACTCGTACTACCACTACTGTCGTTGTCGTCGTCATTGTTGTCTTCACTATCGCTGCTACTGTTATCGCTGTTGCTATCACTAGCACTGTCGCTATCACTGCTACTGCTATTACTACTACTTTCGGATCTTTTGCCTTGATCGTCATTTCGACGATTTTGATCGGAATCGTTATCAGAATCGGCGGTATAGCCGATCTCCTCTACACAACCACTAATCTGGTTATCTTCTGATTGATCACTATCGCTATTTTGTTCGTCTTGATATCGATCATGAGAGAAAGCTTCTTGGTCGTCTTCGTCTATTTCGGGAGTATATCGTGGTCGTGACGAAGACAACGGTTTCTCGTTTCTCTGTGTAATAGTGTCAGCGGTCTGAGTGTGTTCCACCAAAATCGGTTCGTCGTATACTTGTTTATAGCTTTGAGCGCGATTATTGATCAAATCCGGTTGGGCTTGCGTTTGGTTCGAAGCTTGGTTCGTTTGGTCGGTCTTTCTGATCTCGTAGTTTCGAGTAGGTATTCTAAACCATCTAGTCGGTACATCAGGTTGTTGACGTACACGTCGGTCTGGACGAATTGGTTGAATGGATTGTTCTATCGATTCGTCCGATTCGTTTGTTCTTGAGACAACAGTCGTTTCTGAGACAATGGTCGTTTCATTTGTATCGTTTGTATTTTTTGTTCCGTCCGTAAGTGTGTCCGCGGTGGTTTTGTTCGTGGTTTTGTCCGTGGTTTTGTCCGCGGTTTTGTCCGCGGTTTTGTTCGTGGTTTTGTCCGCGGTTTTGTTCGTGGTTTTGTCCGCGGTTTTGTCCGCGGTTTTGCTGTTTGTATTCTCAAATCTCTCGGTCGTCTCGTTAGTTTGCGAGATGCGTGTTTCCTGTGTTTTGCTTGAGCACCGTATTTTTCTAGGTGGTGGTAATGGCGGTACGCATTCGTTCAATGTCTCACCGGGTCCGTAAACCTCGCCGACCAAAACCCTCGCTGAAGTTCGATCAAACGAAGTTTGAGTGTGATTCGCACGAGCCATTTGGTTCAAGTATTCAGGCGTGTAACGTTCGCACGTATCATAACCGTGAGATGTGCAGCTGCACCGTCCGTCCTCTGGTTTGAGCTGAAGCGAAGCGTTCTGTTCGACGACATGTTCAATGTTGTCTTCAACCGTTCCACTCAAATCGAAATTCAGGTAGTCCAAATTGTCAAAATCTTCATCATCGTTGCTGTCAAAATCGTCAATCAACGCACGCTCAATCGCTTCACGCGCGGCTCGGTAAGATTCGCATTCCGCACAAGTGCAAAAAGCGGTCTTGGCAAACAATAAGTGTGATGTCTTTTGCCAAATAAAACTCATAAAGCGGACCACTTGCAACAAGAAAAACCGGCCCATTCGGTAAGTCAAACCGAGCGTTCTACAAACAAAGCGCAACAGGAAAGACAAAAGTCTGCGGCAAACGGACCGGTTGGAGCGCGGTCTCACTCCAATCCTATTCCAGTTCCCACTTCCAGTTCTTCCGGYTCCATGACTGCATCCGTTTTCATTCKCAGTGTCGTTGCTGCYGCCATCATTACGTTCGCAGTTCCGTTCGCGGTTGCCCGAGATTAACATCTCGGGGCAAGACGCCCGACGGTTTTCTTCTTCCAGACGGACCACTACAAGTGCGCAAGGCGGTCCGGATAATCGTGCACGAGCGCGAGCACGTCGGCTGCGTAACAGTCGCACCATGTTGATCGGTAGTTCGACGAAAAGTGGTGTTGAATGTGGAAAGCGTTGACGCCGAAGAGATCGAATCTGGACAACAAGAAATCCCGAACAAACGATTAGTTGTGAGGAATAACGACGATGTGACGTGAAACGAAAATCATACGGGGAAATCGTGGTAATCGTGGTGTACAAATCGTAGTGTAAAAACTGTAGCGCGAAGACTGTGTTGTAATACTTATACAAAAGTTTAGATAATTACCGTTTCGGAGTAATCCGTTGGATATTGTTCGTCGTTGACGCTGTTTACCGATTACCTTGATGATCGTTACCGATTACCTTGACGATCGTTACCGATTACCTTGATTATCGTTACTGATTACCGTGATTAACGTTACCGATTACCTTGATTATCGTTACCGATTACCTTGATGATCGTTACCGATTACCTTGATGATCGTTACCGATTACCTTGATGATCGTTACCGATTATTACTGTCGATTATCTTCAACTATGTTCAATTACCCGATTATCGTCAAAATCGATTTAGTTGATGTCGTTCGCGTTATTACTGCTTACCAGTAGTACTTCTTTCGAGAAGCTAGTCTTCACTGATGTTAGCCGGCGCGAATGCCGTTATTTATACACCTCTTCTATCAAGACCGRCAATGTGAGATAATGACGCATCTATTTGCTGAGCTCGTTCTCTTTGTTACATTTACTAGAAACGCTGTTATCGCGGACGTCAAGCTCTTAATCAATATTTGCTATCGTGTAGGTCTCGATAAGCCTCGCTAAACAATAGCTAGTTGTGTGACGAAACAGCGACTACGTGCGGCGTGCAACGTGCACCCAAGGACAGGGAGTGACGCAGCGACACGTGCAGTGCGGAAAGTCACTGGAGCTGTTGCACAACGATCATAAAGTACCAACCAAGGTTAAAGATGAGTGCATAAACAGAAGACCACTAACGATGGTACATTGACGACACAGAGGAGCTCTATTTCCCGTGTTAGCACGCGCCGCACAAACTCCCGTCTTGCCCGGTACTCCGCTCGACACAAAGTAGCTTTCAGGGACAGTGGTGCGACGCGTCTACAACCCTCGATTCGACTCACCAAACGAACTTTGCTTACTCCGTGTCGTCGAGCTTGCTTTTGCGACGTTGATCTATTTGGTACACTCGCTGATATACTAGCCTGTATACTCGCTGTCTGTCTTGCCACTTTGTTCGTCGTACCTCATGCCTAAACGTTTGTAATTGTACCTAATTGGTCGAGTTACATTGGGTATAACCGCATCTAATCGAGTCTAATTGGAGCTAATTGAATTTAATTGAGTTTGATTAGATTTAATTGAGTTTAAACGGTGTTTGTTTGCCGTTTAAACACCATCAATTCTCTAATTGGGTAATTGAGATCATTTTGTGTAATTGGGCCGTGTGTCACGATATGCGCCAAGCGAGGAGCGAATTGGCGAATGTTGACAAGTGTTCTCGTGTGTTCTCGGGTTTGCTTCGCATTTCTCTATTGTCGTTTGTGTGCATTTGCCTTCGTTGCGTTCATCGCATTTGTCCAGCGTGCAGCGTGTGCGAACCTACATCATGCAGTATTTCCAGACATGCGTGTTCCTGACATGCGTATTTTCTCGACGCGCAATAGGCATATTTTTCAAACAAACCTATTTTTGTAAAATGAATTGTCCGAGTTGATTGGTGATGCGGTTAGTGGTTCGGTGTAATAGGTGGTGGGTTGCTGCTGCTATCGAGTCGTTATACTAGTGATAGTGATTTACATGCAGTTTTTATGTCGTTTCTACGTCGTTTTCTCGGCGTCTCACGTCTCGTAAATCTACCTAATTTAAATGTGGTTCCTGTGGTTCCTGTGGTTCCACGTCGTCTCTACCCTCTGTCCCCCCCTCTTTTCTTCCTCATCTYTATTCGTCGTCGCCATCCTGTCTCTAGACTGTATTCTAGACTGTATTCTAGACTGTATTCAATTTCCTTCAATTTCCATACCGTTTTCAAACAGATCCCGCTTTACTATGCAATTTTGAGTTTGAACTTACTACGCGATTGTCGTGGTTTCTATGCGGTAATGCTACCCGACCTGTGTTGTTCTCTTCCCCTTTGTTTGCAGACGGTCTCACTTTTCCCACATGTACCGAGCAATGTATTTTGAGTCATGTTTACCGAGTCATATTTACTGAGTCATGTTTATCGTGTTGTGTTTATCGAGTCATGCTTGAACGGCTAGACCGATTCTACGGTTAAAATAGGTTAGTACGAGTTGGAACGGGTTGAGACGTTTTGATCGCTGTTTGAACATCTCATTTATCAAACAAGTAGACTTTAGCGAAAACAGTCAGCGTAGCTTGCTAGCCTCCGTCTTATGGCCAACATTAGGTCGGTAGTGACGGGTGAAATTGTACTGCCGCCCACACACCCACGACTCCTTCTTCGTACAATTACTAGATTAATGCCGTTGCCGACCGCGATGGAAAATTTGGTTTGGGTGTGGGTTGATGGTCGAAGTTCGTATCATTTATGTACCGCACATTCGTTCCAGCCGCACCCACCATTCTCCATATGTAATCTAGATCTTATTCGCGCCGTTCATGGTATTGTGGTATTCGCTCCACCTCGTAATGTTCCGCTAATGTTTCGCTAATGTTCCGCTAATGTTCCGCTAATGTTACGCTAATGTTCCATTCGGCTTCAATGTTACGCCCAAGTTCGTCTCGATTTCACCTTGGTCTCACATGAATTCGCTTTATTCGCTCCGATTTCCTCCGAGTTTTCGTTCGGACTTTATGACTTATTGGTTGGTGCATGTCAGGTATCGTGTTAATGGATGTCGTGTCGACCAGTCGTTTCTCTACCGGGCGCGACTAGTCGTCGTTTCTCGAACAGTCGTTCCTGTTCGCAAAGCGAAGCTGCTAGCGCACGTGTGCTCGCGGACCGTCTCTCACTCTTCTCTTCCCGCACCACCATCGTTATTCGACGGCCTCGACTCTTCGTCTCCGTGTCTCCGCACCCGCCCGTCACCCGTTCCGACATCAAGGTCTTGATTAATCGTTTTAATCGTTTCTCGGAATAGCGAGTCGGGGTCGCCGATCAAGTGGTCGATTTGATACGAGAAAATGATGCAACGAAACGACACAACGACACAACACAAAGACGATACATGATGCAGCGAAACGTGCTGGTGCGCCGAGTGCAACCATTCGGTATATTAAACAAGTCCATTGTGCAAGCGTACGAACGATAAGATGCGCGATAAGATGCGATAAGAGTGCGCAAGAACTGCGATCGATCAGCAAAGGAACCGTCGGAAACAACGATCGAATCGTAAGGAAGCTGTGAGCGATCAACAATGAAACCGGATCGATCAGCAGGAAAACCGCGATCGATCGACAAAAAAACCATCTGCAAGAAAATCATCCACAAGAAAACCATCTGCAAGAAAACCATCCGCAAGAAAACCATCTGCAAGAAAACCACCTGCAAGAAAACCATCCGCAGGAAAACCATCTGCAAGAAAACCATCCGCAAGAAAACCATCAGCAAGAAAACCATGAACCATGATTGAACCGCAACCTATGTAAACCCGCATAGTTTGAAGGTGAGCGGTCGCGTTTAGTAAGATCGGCTGCACGTATGCGCCACGTGAACGACGTTCTTGGTTTGCGTGCGCGCTACAACGACGCGACGAACCCAACCATAAGTGAATCGAACGAATTAAGCGAATAGAGCGAATCGAGTTAATCAAGCATCGATTGAATCGAGCAAAACGAACGAAAACGAACGAAACGACGAAACGAACGAACCGTGTGTATTGAGCGATTCGAACAAAACCAACGTGAAAAAAACGAAACGTACGTTTAAACGAACCAACTAGTCAGTCGGTCTACAAGCCAGTTGAGTCGATCGAAACGTCTTGTTTAACATTGACCGGTAACATATCGACCGTGTCGACTCGGATGGTTCAAAGACGTTAGCGACATCAGACGTGTAACGCTGAACGACATCCCAGTTTCCTACACCTCGCGCGTGCACCGACGTTAGCGACAGCGACATCAGTCGTGTATCGCGTAACGCTGAACGACGTTCCAGTTTTCCACACCTCGCGCGTGCACCGACGTTAGCGACAGCGACATCAGTCGTGTATCGTGTAACGCTGAACGACATCCCAGTTTCCTACACCTCGTGCGACACCTCGCGCGTGCACCGACGTTAGCGACAGCGACATCAGTCGTGTATCGTGTAACGCTGAACGACATCCCAGTTTCCTACACCTCGTGCGACACCTCGCGCGTGCACCGACGTTAGCGACAGCGACATCAGTCGTGTATCGTGTAACGCTGAACGACATCCCAGTTTCCTACACCTCGTGCGACACCTCGCGCGAGCACCATCGTGTCATCGTATCATCGTAAAATCATATACGGTCGATCAGGTCGATCACTACCGACCACTACCGACCTTCAACCCAATCTTAATCCAATCTTGAAGCTCACCTATCAGCTCACCTATCAGCTCACCTATCTATTATCCCTCGCTACACACTTACCTACCTACCATTCGTTGGTCAATAGTAACCGACCGATCCGCTTGTGAGCATTCGCGCTCATTCGCACGTCTATCACGTCTATCACGCGTGGCACGCACCGTATTGTCGAGTATATTGCGTCATCGTGTCATCGTGTACATCGCGTCCGTTATTAGGTCTGTCTTACGTCTGTCTTTACCTTCGTGCAACTAGCAAATGAGCAGTTCGGCGTAATTAAGTATGCAAGTCGCCGTCCTGTTGATCGGGGTAGCGGCCATACTAGTCTATACGCGGTGGTTTGTCGCTGACCCGAAAGACGCAAAAGACAACAAGATGAGCAAGCGATCCCGCGAGGACGTGGACGACTCGTCCGACGAGGAGGCAAAGTCCGGTGGCGGGAACGAGCCGGAACGCGTGGTCAAAAGACTGCGCACACTGGAAACGAGCTTGAACTTGATTCGCAAGGCATTGCTGGACGACGATAGTGGGACCAACAAAGCGGACACCGCTACGCTTGACCAACTGGTCGCAATGCGACGCGACATTGACGCACTCTCGACCAAGTTGCAAGCGGCGCATGGGAGCGACGCCAACATAGAGCGCGTCGCTGAGGCGATCCGCAATATTCTGGAGGAATCGCAGAAAAAGTTGCGCGATCAGATCGCCTTGCACGACAAGGTGCTGGCCGAGCAACCGAAGCGAGTCGCTAACGTAACCGCCGAATTACGAGCCAATTTGAATCGACAGGCGGAGCGACTTGCCGATCTGCACAGTGAGGTGGAGCGCAGCAACAGTAAACTCGGTGAACTCGCGTTGTTGGTGGAGGGCGACGGAAAGAAAATCGACACAGATCGAGCAAAATTGGCCGAACTGACTAAACGACACGATGACCTAGAGCAGTCGATACGCTCGTTGCGCGACTTGCTCGATCAGGACGAGGTCGAAGACGAAACGTTGGGGCGGCGAGTGGCCGAGATCAGTCTTCGTTTGACGCGGCTCGACGGTGCGGCGAGTGGCACGAGCAAGCGGGTCGGTGAGATCGAGGTTGTAGCGAAAACGGCAAACGAACGCATCGACGCACTGACGACATCGACGACGCAACGACTCGCAGACCTCGAGACGAATGTGACCAAAGTTACGACCGAAGTCGCGACCGAAGAGGTTCGTAAAACCAATGAGCGTGTCGCAGAGATGGATGTCGCTACCGCTAAACGGCTCACCGATTTGGAGAGCAATGTGACACGCCTAGAAGACCAAGAATTGGCTAAAACCAATGAACGAGTCGAACGACTTGAACAACTGGACTCGACCATATCGACGCGTCTATCCGGACTAGAGAACAACGTGACAAAAGTGTCTGGAGAGGACATTGTCGAGGGCAGAAAAAAGATGGAAATGATTGATACTCGAGTGGTCGCATTAGAGGACCGCGGTAAACAACACGAAGACAAACTAGAAGATGTAGAGAACCGATTATCTGGTGCCGAAAAACAATTGGTTAAATGTTGTTCCAACGTGCATAATCTGTTCACCGATCACAAGACGCACGCACTCACGCAAGCTGAACTGTTCGAAAACCGGTACGCTGTGGTCGAGAAGAACGGAACCGAATTACGACAACAAGTTGATGCGTACAAAAAGAAACTGGAAGATCAAGAGGTCCGCCAGAACCGTTTAGAACAAGATGAGCTAACGTTGCGTACGCGTGTTGATGTTTGTGAGCGCACCGGTCAAGATCTGAACAACCATATCGAAAAACAAGATGCACGAAACGAGACTACGGTCAAAGAGTTGCACGAGTTGGATAAGCGCACCGGTACGCTGGAAAAGCAAACCGCCGATACCGACGCACTGGTTCAGCGTCACGACACACACTTGGTCGAATGCGAGAAAGCGCTTCGCGTGCTTGAGAGTGAAACGCGATCGAACCGCAGCGCGTGTGATGCGGCCAACACCGAGATCGTCGAAACCGTGCGCGAGCAAGCACAGAAGATCTCCGCGTTCGAGTCACAAACAACCGAACTGAAAATGCACGCATCCGAGTGCGACAAACGTTTCGACGAGATTGGTGGTCGCGTCCAACAGACGAGCGAAAAGTTGGTCGCTGTTGAAGTGGCGCTTCAGACTCGTGTCAACGAGACTGAGAAGCAAATGGAACGACTGACTACTCGTACGCAGACGTATGCCGAACAATTGTCCGGTCTGGACGCGCAGACCAAAGGGATGCGTGGCGAGCTCGACGGTACCGCGCAACGTCTCACAAACGCAGAGCAAAGCGTGCGCGATTGGCGACAACAAGTGGAGCGCCAACTCGTTGAGATCGAACCGCTACCCGAAAAGATGGAAGCGCTCCGACAGACGGTCAATCAGACGGATACGACGTTAGCTGCCAAGTTGGACGAACAGATTCGTCGGGCCGACAAAAACGAGGAAACTTGTCAACGAGAGACCAACGCGCTACGCCGTGATATCGTGGAGAACGACACCCTCGCCAAACAGCTTCAGAAGCGAATCGACAAGATCGAGTCGGCGGCATCCGAGTTGAACAAATCGTCCGAGTTGCACGCCATCAAATTGTCACAATTGAGCGCTCTACACGACGCGAACGCACCGCAAATGAAAAAGATGGCCGACCTCGAGCACGACTCGGTGCAGCTCGCGCAAGACGTGGCCGAGTTGCAGAAACGGTCGGCCGAGCTGCAAGAAGAGGTCAAACTCCTGCACTCGAAGGACAACGAACGGAAGGCTCAGGACGCGCATCACGCGACAATTCATGCGGAAGAGGTCGCTCGGTTGCGCGAGGAGTTTAGCGGCGGTGTGGAACGATCCGAGAAAGCGATACGCGATGATCTGCGCGCTCTCGCCGTCACAGCGGAACGCGATTCGGCGTCTCGCGTCGACCTCGTCAACAAAGTCGACGCGCTTACCGTTGAAGTAGAAGACAAACCGACTCGTGCGGAGTTTGAGTTGGTCAAGACCGAATTGAAGAACAACTTGGATCAACTTACGAGCAACGTGTCTCAACAAAAAGATACCAACCAGCGTGCGGAGGACCAAGAGCGCCAGCTGCACGCTTTGCGCGCGGAATTGACCGCACAGTCGGCCTCTCTGATCGGTTTGCGCGGTGAGCTCAACACCCTAGACTTGCCACAAGTGCGCAGTGTGACCGAACAGCTACGTCAGTGGCGCGAGAAAACGGATCGCATACTCGATCGGTTCATCGTTCAAGTCGAAAAGGCCGAGAAAGCCGAAGCGGACGCCGCCGCTGCTGCTGCGCTCACGAAAGAAGCAGCAAAGTCGGACTCGGCGTTACCGACTGGAGCAACGGTAGGAACGCCGGCATCGACCGGCACGAATGGAGCGTCGTGCGAGGCAGTGAAAGCGGAACTGGAAGAGCTCTCCGAAAAAGTGGAGAAGAAACTCAGCGGGTTAGCGGAGAAGGCGGCTGAGAAAGAGAAGACCGAAAAGGAACGAGTTGAACGAGAAAGGGATGCGAAAGAAATAGCGGAAAAAGAAAAAGCGTTAGCTAGACTTGTGCGCTCGGTGTCACCGACACGAGTTGAGGAAAACACAGCAGCCATCAAACGGATCGACGAGTCGGTAATTAAATTAACCAAAACCGATCTACCAAAACTTCGAGAGGAATTGAACCGCGGTGATAAAGCGGTTCGCCGACTCACTGACGAAGATTTGCCCAAGTTGCGCGAAGAGTTGATGAAAAACAACGCGAACGCGCTCGAGTCGGCTATCAAAACGTTGAGCGCCGATCAAGACAGCTTACGGGAGCGTATGTTGGTCCAGGTGAAAAACGAGTCGGCCAAAAAAATGAGTGAAGCTTTGCACAAGCTGGGCGAGGTTCGAAACGTCTCACGCGAAACGACTCTGCGTACCGCGTTGAAGAGTATGCAAAACGATATCGACAAAGCTACGAGGAAATTACTGTCCAGCCGAGACGCTTTACACAACACGGCTCAGAAAGAGTTACGCGACGGTTTGCGGGACGAACTACAGAAGAGAATCGAGACCGCGATCACCGAGTTGGCGCACAAACAAGATGAACTGCGTGAAAAAACGTTGTCCGTCGTGCAACAAAATGAAAAAAAGGAACACGATCGTACGCGAAGCGATATCGTGTCGCTACGATCCAAAATCGAGTCGGCCGAAAGCGAACTGAAGAAACGAATCGCCGAGGACAAGAAGGTGAACGACCAACTGAGCTCGTTGCGCAAAACAATCGATCGCGAGAAAAGCGACATTCGTAGTCACTTGATCAAAAAGTTGCGAGAGTCGACCAGCGAGCACGAGAGTAAGTGGTCGAGCGCCATCACCGCAGCGAAGAAAGCGATCGCGAAGGACCGGGATGCCTCTCGCGACGCTGATCTCGCCGAATTGCACACTAAAACGAAAAAAGAGTGCACCGAACGAATCGAAAAGGCGCTGGCACAAGCGAAACATGATTGTACCGAGCACCAGAGCAAGTTACGCGAGTCGGTCGAACAAGCGAGCAAAGCTCTTCTGGACAAGACCGCGAGAGAATTGGTGAAAAAACGCGACGACTCGCGGGCCAAGGTGTTGGCCGAAATGTCGACCCGTTTAGAAAAACATTGCAACGAAAGTCTGACCGCAGCGGCTGCGAAAATTCGTACGGAAGCGACCGCCATCGTGGCAAAGGAGACGACCAAAATGACCGGCGAGATCTCGAAGCGTGTAGACACCGAGTTGTCCAAGTCGCACAAGAGCGCGGACGAAGCGCTGCAAAAGGGACTGAAGACGCTGCGCACTGATCTCGAGAAACGCGTCGATGGCGCTGTGAGCAAGATGAAGAGCGATCGAGACGCGTCTCGTAAAAAGAGCTTACAAGATTTACAGACCGCTTTGAAGAAACACGTCGCGGATGAGTTGAAGTCGTGGAACGATAAACGCGACAAAACGGAAACGGATCGCGTACGTCGGACCATCGAGTACTACAAATATACGACAAATGAATCGTTGGACGATACGTTCAAAAAGCGCGACGAGAAACGAAAGGAGCAGATTGCTGCCGCTCAGACCGAAACGACCAAAAAGGTGACGGCCGAGCTACAAAAGTCGCTCACGAAGAGGGACGAGGAGGCCAAAAAGACTACTGAACAGATTCGAGCCGACTTCAAGAAGGCTATCGAGACGGCTATCGCCAAGGTGCACTCGGAGAGGAATGAATCGCGCGCGAAGGCGTTCAAAGAGAAACTCGCCGATACACTCGAATCGACTGAAAACAATTCCGGAAAAAAGATGAACGAAAAAGATACGCAGACCATGCGCGCGTTGATCCAGGAGCAGATGAACGTCTTTGCCTTATCGTTGACCACAAGTATCCTACGTGACTTCCACTTGGTCACCGAGCATGTGGAGTCGGAGTTGAAGCAGTTTCGCGAGGAACGGAAAAAGTACACGAAACAGGAACTGATGCACGATCACGAACAGCGCGCAAAACAATTAGAACGAGACAGCCGTCTCGCCGCAATCGAGCACCTGCTTGGACGCAATTTCGACAATGTTCCGCTGAACACCTATGTTGCCACGATTGTGCACAAAGAGCTCGACCGGGAACAACGGTTACCAAGCTCGGACACTCAAGCGATCCGTAAAGCCATCACACGTTACGGGTCGTTCGATGCGTTCCTCGATCGACGTATCAACCAATTTTTGCGAAGCCACTTTAGTCCCGAGGATGTAGAGGATATATTGCGCGTGCGCGACAACGATTTTGTGTACGATATGAAAAAGAAGATAGTTGAACTCGAGGAGCAGGTCAAAAACCTCCTAAAGGGCGAGTCGAAACGCGCTGACGACGCGTCTACGGTACGAAGTCAGTTTCTCCGTTTCGAGGAACGTTTTCTCACAACGTTCAACGAGTTGGAGTCTCGTATCGAAAAACGGTACGACATCAAGAAACCCGTGCTTGCACAGACCGACCGCGGGCGCCTCATGGATCTCGAACACAAGTTGGCCGAGAGCGAACAAGAACGCAAGAAATTGGACGAACGTCTGCAATTTCTCGAACATGTGTTCAACCGCTTCAAAGAACTACGCAAAATCGACAGTCCTTTGAAAGCCTTCAACTTGGTCGACGATTGGACGACGAAAACGACCTAACGAAAACGACCTAACGCACGACCTAACGCACGACCTAACGCACGACCTAACGCACGACCTAACGCGCCTCGATTGTCGTTGACGACAACTCTCAACGACAACTCCCAACGACAACTCTCACCAACTATCAACGACCGAACAACAACCGACAACCCGATCGATGTTAGTTCTGTATCACATGGGATCCGAACTCGATCGAACTCGCTCGATCGATCGTCTCAGTTGTCTTTGCTGTTATTTTATTGTCGAGCGTCTACTACCATCGTGGATAAGTTACACGGCCGTGCACACTCGCGAATAGGCGCGATCCTAGTACTAAGACTCGACGATCTCGAACATCTCCAATCATCTCTACCGAAAGGTGGTTCGAACTCGTCTCGAAGGATCGAAGGGCCCGGCCACACGGTCAGTACAATGAGTACGACTGAACCAATCGTACCGATCGACGAACCGATCGAACCTGTAGAACCTGTTAACGTGCGCGCTTGGCAAACCGTGCGAGTTATACAAACTGTGAAAACGTTGGAAAGTCTGTACGCCATGCGCAACCAGCGAGCCGCTCCTCACCTCGCGCGATCCGTACCGCGAAGTCTGGCGGYACTCACCAAGGCGAATACCGCGAGTACAATGTCTAATACTATCGCACAAACRGTCTTGCAGGTTCCACACGTGTCGACCGCAGGCCCGGTTGCGGTGCACTCGTTCGGGTCGTTTCGTCTGAAAGCTGACCCACAAAACGTGTGGCACAACGTGTGGCGAGCCTGGACAGCGCACGGTCTGGTTGCGCTCAATTACTTGACGCGAGGATTGTTGCGGATCATGTTGGTCACGATGGGCGGTTTATGGCGACGGTGCTATTCGCTCCTCGTCACCACACCGTCCCCGGTCGATTGCTTAGCGCGTACAACAGCGGTTCAACTGCACGGCCGGGTAATCAACGACGGTCGCACCGCATTGTACGACGTTTGGCTTACGTGGTTCACTCGAGAACAGCAGAACTGACTCGATGGTTGTTATCTCCACGTTGTTATCTCTAACGTTGTTATCTCTACGACGAAAATAGTGATCGACGTAAGATCGATGCAGTGACGGAAACGATGGTTGATATCCACCCATCGGTCATTACGACAAATAAATGAACAACGGTAGTCATCAATAGTCCAATATTCGCACATCGAAGGATTGCGCATCGATGACCGCGCACTGATAATAAAACAATTACAACAAACAATTATTATAATTGATTACAAAGCGATTTAAAAACAATAGCAGCTATTCACCCAATAGTTAATCGCCGCTGAACAATAGCGGGATCGYTGGATAATGGGCGACCGCGAAACAATGGTCGTGATTACCAACTTGATAAACGAACGATACGTCAGCGATAAAGACTGATTTATTTGTTTGGTTTATCAGAATCTGGTTTTGGGTTTTTCCGCGTTCCGCGTACATGTGCGTCCCGGGTTATCTTGGTCAGCTAATGACTGACCGCGATTCAACCTTGGCTCGTGATTAGTTAGCTCATATCTCGGTTGTTCGTACTCGTGTCTTGCCCCGTGTCTTGCCCCGTGTCTTGCCCCGTGTCTTGCCCCTGTCTTGCCCCGTGTCTTGCCCCTGTCTTGCCCCGTGTCTTGCCCCGTGTCTTGCCCATGCTCGAAGTCTTGCCTGATGTCTTGCTCGGTATTTGCCTCGGTATTTGCCCGGTATCTTCCCGGTATCGGTTCGGTGTCTGTCCTACATCTGCTCAGTGTCTGCTTGGTACCTGCTTGGTACCTGCTTGGTACCTGCCAGGTATCCGCCTGGTATCTGTCCGGTATCCGTCTGGTATYTGCCGGTATCTGCCCGGTATCCRCCTGGTATCTGCCCGGTATCCGTTTGGTATCTGTCCGGTCTGTCCGGTATCCGCCTGGTATCTGCTCGGTATCCGCCTGGTATCTGCTCGGTATCCGCCTGGTATCTGCTCGGTATCCGCCCGGTATCTGTCCGTGATCTGAGCCGCGAGGGCAGTACAAAAATGGCAAAGACGAAGCGRGAAGAAGAGGGGAAAAGAGCATCTGATGGGCAACTGATCGAAATTTAGAAAGGAGGTCCCGGTGACGGTGGTGTAAATGTGGCAAGCAAGACAAATTGATGAGTCGGTCGACTTAAACCGATACATCAAGCGGTAGAAGGTCGACACGAACCAGATTAGTTCGATTCCTCTGAAATGAACCGAAACGAACTAAGATTGGAAATGATGCCCCTTCCTCCTCGAGTGACAGTTATGGTTGAGCGACAGCTGAACGACGTCGAACTACGCCACGACCTTGAACGAGTGCGCGTGGCATCTTTGACGGTTTTGCTCGTCTGGCCGTCTTGTCGCCTTGTCTCTTTGTTGCCTTACCGTCCTACTCATTATCCTCCTTTCATTATCCTCCGTTTGTACCGTTATTGGTTCCGTCGCACTCGTGTCCTAGTAGAGTCCTCTACTCTGCTCTTTTCGCATTCTCTTCGCAAATGTCCACTCTGTTGTTTGTTTCTCCGATGACTCTTTTGTCCTCTTTTGTCCGACTATTGTCCAACTTTTTCTGAGTCCAGGTTTCTACTCACAGTTTGTCCCAATTTATACCCACTGTTTTATTTGCCCCGATGTCCTAGTCGAATCGTCGGTCTGTCCACCCAACTGTTTTGCGGAACAATGATATTTGATAGCGGTGCGATTTGTCATCTTGACCTTCCTTTTACATCGTTAGCTAACCAGCCAGCCATTCATCGATCGGTCCGTCTAATCAATTCGTCTAATCGGTTCGTTTCAGTTCGTTTAATCGGTTCGCTAATCGTTTCGCTAATCGTTTCGCTAATCGTTCGTTATTCGTCTCATCGTGCATTCCGTTACACGCTCCGTCGACTTAGTTGAGCATCGTTACGAACCTCGTTATGCATCTCGTTATGCATTTCGGTATGCATCTCGTTTGCATTTCGGTATGCATCTCGTTATGCATTTCGGTATGCATCTCGTTTGCATTTCGGTATGCATCTCGTTTGCATTTCGGTATGCATCTCGTTATGCATCTCGGTATGCATCTCGTTATGCATCTCATTATGCGTCTCGCTAGGCATCTCGTTATGCATCTCGCTCTGCATATCGTTATGCATCTCATTATGCGTCTCGCTAGGCACCTCGTTATACTTCTTGTTCCGTGTTATGCGGTTCACTGAGTTTCTTTGAGTTTCTTTCGTTGTTTCTTTTGTTATTTCTTTCACTATACGTTCGGTCGTAAATATCGTGTGCACCGACTTGTTACGTACTGGGCGACTTGTTATGCGTAACGTTTTGTCGGTTTTGTCGAAATTWGTCTCATTATCCCACTCGTTATTTGRCCCGTATTGTTCTCGTTATTGGTTGTCGTTTTTGTCGAGAGTTGTATCATTATCCCACTCGGTATTTGGTCCGTATTGTTCTCGTTATTGGTCGATTATTGGTCGATTATTGGTCGATTATAATTTTCGTCATCGTCTTTTATATCTACATCGTTATAACCTCGTTATTATTGGTGTCCCCATTATTAGTCTTGTTATTGTCTCACTGTACAAAGAGTATTTGTTCAGACCAAATCCTTCAAGACCGGTGCGAGACACGTAGACACGTACTCTCCTCAGTTTACGTATTTCGAGCAAAACTCGTGTGGAGCTCGCCGTCGCTCTCGTTCATACATAGATCATAACATTCATACGCAAATCGTAACCTGAGTGGTTTACGCAAACACCCGCAAATAGCCGACCAGCTAGCTAGTCGTAAATGCTAGTCGTAGATAGCAAACTACTGGAACAATGAAAGGGCGGGGGGGGGACGAAGAGACGAGAAGACGGGCCGAGGAAAACGAAGTGAACGGGAACGAACGAGATTAGTTTATTATAGTTGGTCGTTTTTATTTCACAGTCGCTGAGCAATTACGAAACCGACTAGATATCTTGGAAACGCAATCTATTCTTTGGGTCATTTGATATGATTACACAGCCTTTGAGCGACGAAGAACAATAACGAGGATATCTCTTCGACAAAAATAAAAACGTTATTCAAACAACGRAGGTGGGGCGTGTGTGCGATAGAGACAACGAGCGACGACGGCGGGGAACATCGGGGAGAAAGAGGATCACTTAATAAAGCGCTCTCCTTTGCTTGAGCACACAATCGTCGCAACCTCGGCACCAGCACAACACTAGCTAGATAACGCTAGTACATCAGTGTACGCTACCAACCAGCGACAACGACTACACAACATAGTTGGACACGAMTCGAAACGGCGCGACTCGAGTGCAAACTTKTGGGCCTGTGAGACGGTGAGACTTACTGAAATTACTGTCGACCGATATTAACAGAATACCAGAATACACACGGTCTTACTTGATTGCTGAATCGCATACGTCAATACAACCAATACGATCTACGTACGTACAATCGTGTTACACACGACCAACGTACATCTGGTGCAAATCAACGTGCGGTCAACGTGCGGTCAACGTGCGGTCAACGTGCAGTCAACGTGTGGCCAACGTGTGGCCAACGTGTGATCAACTTGCAATAAGACGGTCAACGCGATCTTAAGCGATCCTACGCGATCCTACGCGAGCTCAAGCGATCCTACGCGACTCCGCTCTGCGCCGACGAACGGCGGTCTCGCTGCTCAGTCTTATTTACCGCCGCCACGGTTTCTCCACGTTCATTTCTCGAGCGGCTACCAGTTTGACGGACGTGTACAGAATTCGCTCGAGCTGCCGCTATGGTCGAGTCCAACAATAACAACGTCAACACGCCCAACAACAACATGGGCGGACGACGATCTACTAGACGAGACAGCGTGTGCAGCCGATCCAGCTTTGATCAAATTTCGCCCACCTTTTCGGCGAGATTGCAATACTTCTTTTCCGATCTGACGACCGAACCAATTCTCCTAGTGGTTGCAGTCATGGCTCAATTGTGCGGCAACCGACGACTGGAATACCTGTTTGGCCTCCCACACGAGGAGCCTTCGATGGTGAGTACCATCCGACGGACGACAGACGGTATTAGCGTACGAGGTTTTTCGCGGTATTTACCACTGTATCTGTTCTCGTTTTTAGGAGTGGCACACAAACGCTCTGCAAATTTATTCGCGCTTCGTGGTGCTTCCTTTGCTCTTGTTCTTTGGACACTTGGCCGACCGGTTTCCATATGCCCACAAGCTGACCCTCTTCCTCGACTTATTTCTCCACTTTGCCGTCTACCTCAACTTGCTAATGGAAGACGTACTCAACAACGTTGTCGGCGGTTCGGACACATTCTCACCAATGTTCCAGTTTTTGGTCCCACTTTTACGCCACGATCCCATTCTGTTCGCGGTCTGTTACGGTGCGATTTGTCGACACGGTGATCGCGACTTTTGTCCGGTATCGCGGAGCAACCGTCTCTCGCATACGGGTGCGCGTCTCATGCGCGGATTCCTGTTCCAACAAATCGGCTCTACTCTGGGTAGCTTGTTCAACTTTTTATCGCCGTTAAACATACAACTAGTCGGAGCTGCATTGATGGCCGGTGCATTTGTGTACGCGTTAATTCGATTTCGTGACGATGAGGACTACATTGATCTAGGCAGCAACGACGCCTTGCTGAACCAGTATTTGCGAAGTTGTTCCGAAGAATACAATAACATGGCTGAAGCGATCCGCTCATCACAAGGTTTCTTGACGTACACGTATGTACTGATGGGTTTACTGTTTGCCGCTTTCGTAGCCAGTTCAATGCAATACACCGACATGATATCCGTCTACCTTCACAACGTGGGGCACCACGGCACAACAGACATTTTGTGGGTACAAGTGGCCCGTAATACCATTGCACTGTTGGGACTCATATGCCTGATCTCGTGGTACTGGGGTTCGCTCGAGTTTGCCACGAGCGACTTGGTACTCGTACTCTCCGGTGCAACCTCTGTGCTGATCGAGTTCTCGCTGTACGCCTCGCTCTACATTTTCCCGACAAAACCGTGGCTCATATTCTTCGGCACGATGTTTGCTTTCTCCTCAGTCACGCACAAAGCTGTTCTCCTGTCCCAACTTACACGCGAGATTCAATGCACCTACTTTCGACCGCGCATCCTCGTCACTTCGTTCGTCTTTGTATTTGCCATGACTATGAATGTGGACTGTCTGCAGACCGACTTCGTCTCCCAGTCAATCGTCTCGCGGGCGACCAACCTCTGGCAGTTTTTCCTCATTTCAATCTGTGCGCAGCTCTTTGTCATTCTGATCTGCGCGGTCGTTCTACTGCTGTATTATTGTCGCGAGCGCCGCGAAAGCTCCAACTCGCCGTACTACCACTCGGTCTTCTTCAGATAGCAAGTTATCGGCAAGTCGGTTGTCCGAACGGTGCGACGATGGCTGCCACGCTGGTATCGATAATCGTTACAACCACCGCGACTGTGATGGCGACAATGGTCACGATGCTGACGGCGACGATGGTCGCTATGTCCGTAACAACCTTGATTACGACAATGTTTGCRATGACGGCMGCGATGGTCGTGATTGTGGCCGTAGTTGCGATGATGGTTGCGATGGATGCGGTGATGGTCGCAATAGATCCGGCCATAGGTCCAACGACAAACACAATGGTAAACCCAGCGATAGATCTGTCGTCTGATTCGACTATAAGCCCGTAACTCTGTCAAGCTATCGCGGCACAATAGATAGACAGCGAACAAACAGCAGCAAACAGAAAACAGCGAACAGCGAACTGCGAACTGCGAACACGGACCATGGACAACTTGTCGCTCATGATATAATAAATGAAATAACAAGTGTATTGTAATATATATATGTAATACCGTGTAATACAACCCTCATAATGGTCCAGCGATCCTATTTGTACAAGATATCCAAGATATCACCCTCGAACACCGAACAATAAAACAACAATAAAACAATGAAGCGCAATACAATAAAGAACAATTACTGAACGTTGTCGTTTCTATTTATCAAACCTCGTCCTAGCCCCCCTGTACCTCGTCGTTCGACTAACTCGTCCGGTCGAACATCATTACCTTCTATTCTGTATCCTCTACCCTTGGACCGCCGGGCGACTCGTTACATTAATGCAAATGTGCAAAGTCATGTATAAAGTCGCACGACGTCGCGATGTTGTAGTCATTTCCGCATCAATAGCGACCAACGTGAAGCAATTTGCCGGCGAGTAACGATCGTCTGTCCAAGTCTACACATGTGGGACCACGATCGATACAAACGATCAGAACAAACGGAGCAAATGAAACAAACGGAGCAAACAGTGATCGACGCTCGAAATATGTCGCAGACGCAGAGGTAAACGATATGCACAAGCATAGTGCAAACGAATGCGAACGACAAACGCAAACGACTAAGGCAAGCGAGAAGCAAACGACCGGTTCGCTTCGGTGAACCAAAACGAATGACCAAAACAGTCAATTGGTTCACCATCCATCATACCGACGACTCACGCCAGCAACAACCGTGTTAGACCCGTTATTCGCTTCATCGCGTCGCATTCGAAAGAAATGAAAAAAAACCTGAAACGACCAAAAAAACAACGTTGAGCGATGGCCAAGATGGCCAAGTGATAAATATTGAGAAAATACTGCTGCTTTTAATACTGTTTCTGCTCTTTAGATCGGAAGCTTCGATTGCTTTATACACTCTCGACAAATCTTGACAGATAGTGACAGAGAAATATCTCTTTTAAACGGTGCCAAAGGAGAGAGAAAAACCGAGCGAGCCAACAGGGTCTCGGCCAACACTGCGTTATATTTAGTGACCGACGGCCAACAGCTCATAACCGGCGACCAACTATCGGTACTCGACTATCCACAATCGATCGTAAAAATCGAACACAAGCKCRCCGAGACGAACAAAGATAGGACAATATGTTAGACTAGAGATCGTTGAGGTTTGCAGCGATCGTAAAAATTGCAGATAGATAACAACCGACCAATCATAAACGAATTGAAATCGAGATAACATGGCCCGACAGATCGCAAACATCGATTGCAAACATCGATTGCGCAAACATCGATTGCGCAAACATCGATTGCGCAAACATCGATTGCGAGATATGTTGCGGTGTGTAAAACGGATGCGAGAGAACGCGAGACCCACAAAACCACAAAACCGATGCACCAACACGAACGGTAATACGAGCGGTAATGGATCGAGGAAACGGGAAAAGGGTAGTAAAAGATAAAACACCAAAAAAGTATTAACCAATTGTATTTTCATAACATTGTTTATTCTAAGAAGCTGTTACAAACMACAATAAAGATCCAAATATCCAAAGATCCAGAAAATTGACGACGATGCAAACCGTCGACAACTTGTTTGACCTGCAAAACTACAAACACAAAAACACAAAAACGCAAGAAAACRGAGGAGAAAAAAAACAAAAAAAAAGAAAAAACCCGAAACCTCACAAAAACTAAACTGTTAAAATAGCGGGTGACCAGAGACTAAACTAAGARAATTATTGAAACCAYGAAAACTACTACAACTAATTATTCAACACTAATAACTACAAACGATAAAACAAGACGAACGATAYKGAACGGGACGACTATACGAAACGAGACGACGAAGACGAACAGAGACGCAAACGCTGAGCCTACACTAACCTATATACTACTATGATACTGGAAACGCAAAAACAAAAACTAATTACAACCTAAACCTAAACCCTTCACCAAAAAACACGAGCAAGCGCAGAGTATTGATTAGAGCTACTATTACGGTTACGACAAAAAAAAAACAACTGAAAGAAAACCTTGACAAAAAAAACAAATTACCGAAAGTGAAAAGTTATTGTGCTACAAAATAAGGATATTAGACAATCGAGTCCTTGAATATGGAAAGCCGGTCCGTCGTAATATATTCGTAATCTATTTGGTTACAACTAACAGCTATGATCATATCGAACGGCTGGACCAGTTGTATCCCAATCATACCACCGGCTTCACCGAACGGTTAAACCCGCTGTTATTATTGCGAAATATTGCCAATATGCCATTATTACCATTATTACCATTATTACCATTGTTACCATTATTACCATTGTTACCATTATTACCATTGTTACCATTTTATTGATTCGTTTATCGCCACTTTGCGAGTGTTTGACTGACAATGAGAGCGACTGGAGAGAATAACACGAATAAGAGGGAGGGAAAAAGACAGATAAAAAGAACGAGAGATCGAATGTACAAGATAGGAGGAAAACGGGACATGAGTAAAAGAGAAAGAGCGAAAAATGATAAAGAACGAATGAAAAACGACAGAGACCCAACACACAGACCAAAAAGTTGCTGAGAGCTACAACTGTGTCAAACGTTTTTGGGGCGAACACGAAACCACAATTTCGGTCGTTTACTACGTTGTTTTTTTGCGATATGGATAAGTCCGGATGCGCCAGATAAGCCCCACCTACATATCGCGTGTAGATGTCTCTTACGCTTTTCATCATTCCTCGACTCTTTCACTCGACTGTTTTCCTCGACTGTTTTCCTCGACTGTTTTCCTCGACTGTTTTCCTCGACTGTTTTCCTCGACTGTTCGTTCATCCTTAGTCTTATCCGTCATAATGTCGCTGTAGTGTCCAACGCCACCTCTGGTTTCACGTTCCTCAATAGTCGGTCACACGTTCTTCAATAAACGGTCCGACTTTCCACAATTTCGAGGGATCTCCACATTTCTTCTCTTTCCCCTTCCGATCTATTCGGTCGATCCAGTCTTGTACTCATTGATACAATACACTCGTAATTACTCCTCGTCTTCCACCTCTCCGTCGTAAGAGGCACTAGAGGCTAAATCGCGCCGCTTACGTGGCGATATGATGCCTTCGCCATTCGAGTTTTTTTCCATCCCGCTGAACTCGATTCGACTAACAAACTCTGGTTCGATCGACTCGAGTTGACGAAACGTTAGCTCGTCGAATGAAGAAGGTTCGTGCAAAGTAAAGGCTGGTAACTTTTCGCTATGCTGGTACATATACCGGTCGTTCGGATCAAAGATCAACTCGGCCGATGTTTCGTACTCGTCGGCAAAATGTATCCGGTCGTTCTCGCCTTTGACGCTTTTAGGAACTTTACCATGATTATTGGCCAAGTGAGCTATAGGAGCGAGCGCCTCAGAAAATGTTGGTACGACCAACTTTCCGGATGTCTTGCTCGGCACTTGAGAGTCCAAACTAGCTGATGCAACATCACGACGGGAACGAAGGACTTTGGTAATTTGGTCGAAGTTGAGCGAGATATCGCTACCCAGTTTTGTCAAAGCTTCGTCCAAACGAGACAGATTGGTCGCCGAGTTTGATTGTTTAGGCTTGTAATGCGACATGAGTTCTAGGCCCTCCAAATCCTTCTGGAGTAACTGCATCGCTGAATCGCTCATCGGGATGGTCGGACTCGGTTTGTGGTGCTGCTGTTGTTGCGATATTTGTGAAATGAGTTTAGCGTCAGCTTGGTCCTTCTTCAAAAGTTGCGAGAAACGATCGGCCGAGGGGACGGCAGGAACGGTCGACTCGCTAGCGCTGTAAACGACTTTTCCAAACACGGGGGCTCCCTTGTACTGAAGCGCGTACTCGGGTGCGTAAACTACCTGCTTACCGAAAGCGATCGGCTTGCCGGACAAACTTCCGTCGGCAGCGTGCGTGTGGTTTCCATCGACGTGACCAGCGTGTCCAACATGTCCAATCGGTTCAACGTGGTTGAAGTGGAGGTGCGAGTGATCAGAATGCTGACTGGAATGCTGACTGGAATGCTGGTCGGAATGCTGGTCGGAATGCTGACTCGAATGTTCACCGACGTGTTGGTCGACATGCTGATCGAAATGATGATCAATATGTTGGTCGGTATGTTGGTCGGTATGTTGAACAAGATGTTGACCGAGATGTTGGTCAAGATGTTGGTCGAGATGCTGTCCGAGATGTTGGTCTTGTGAATTGTGATGTTGATCAGACTGATTGTGATGTTGGCCATTTTGATAGTGGTAATAGTGCTGATCGTGGTAAATGTGCGGATCGTGGTGGTCGGAAACCTGTCCGGATTGCTGGCTAAGTTGACTGGGTTGTTGACTAGATCGTTGACCGACTTGTTGATCAAATTGCAAACCGAGATGTTGATCAATATGTTGATCGACGATATGTTGACCAGGTTGCTGAGCAGCAGATTGCACAAGAGGTTGTACGAGTGGTTCGCCGGAAAGCAGATCAGCTGGCTGAAGGTGGTTTGGGACCGACGACTCGTGAAATTGAAGCTGAGCGTGACTTCCGTGACTTTTATGTTGACCGTGTTGATGATGCTCGGGTTGGTGATGATGTTGATAATGATGTTGATGCTGACCGACCTGACCGTGCGAAAGAGTGTGTTCCTTGTGATGAGTATCAACGTGAGCGTGTACGTGTTCGTGATCGTGACCGTGTTCGGAACCGTGTTCGGAATCGAGGTCGTGACTGTGTTCGGAACCGTGGTCGTGACCGTGTTGGTCGTGGCCATGTTCGTGATCGTGTTCTTGGTCGGAACCGACTTCGTGACTGTGATTGTGACCGTGATCGTGTGCGAGTTTGTGATCTTCGTGTCCCTGCTCCAAGACGTGTTGGTTGTACTGAGACGCCGACTCTTGCAGTTCGTGAATTACGCCGTCGTTTTGGTCGCCTCGCATCGGATTGGCCTGACTGTGATCGTTTTCCGACGACGAAGCTTGACGTCGCTTGCGTCCGTGCGAATGCGAGTGTTCATGGTGAGCCTCGCCAATGTGGTGTTCACCGTGGTTTTCTCCATGATGCTGCTCACCATGATGACCGTGGTAATCTCCGTGTGCAACTTGGTGTTCAGCGTGGGGTGAGTTGTGAACCGAGGAGACTGCGTGCGGTAGGACGTGTTCGTGTTCATGTTCGTGGTGACCGCTGTGATACCCACTGGATGCTGGTGGAAGTTTAACATGTTCGTTCACGTGTTCATGGTGGCTAGCCGAACGTCTGGTGCGAGATTGCCCAAACACCGAATCTTGATCACCGGGCGGCCGTCTTGGAGTATTTTTCACCATGTCCCACAAAGCGGGGCGACGCGAAAACAAGCTCGTCGAATTGACGGGACGGCCGGCGTTCGCCATCGAGCTTGGTCCATGTCCGTGCGAGACGCCGTGTGGTGGTATGTAAGGGATTATAGGCGGAACACCGTGCATATTTTCAGGCAGGTTTCCCTGTGTATCACCGTATTGAACTCCGCGCGAAAGATCATGCGGTGGAATGTATGGGATGACGGGCGGAGCGCCGTGCATACTTGCTGGCGCATTTCCTTGCATACCTCCATGTTGGACTCCACGTGAAACCCTGTGCAGACCATGTTGAACCTTATGCGGGAATCCAGTATGAAACGAGTCGTGTCGGTTTAAATGCTGCGTTCCGTGCTGTACCGGTTGAGGAGCTCCGCTTCCAAGCTGTGCACCATGTGGAGCCCTGGGTTGTACTCCATGCGGGGCTCCATGCGGGGCTCCATGCGGGGCTCCATGCGGGTTTCCATGCTGTTGTGTTCCATACTGTGTTCCAAGCTGTGCGACCTGCGGGGCTCCATGCGCGAGTCCGGGTTGCGCACCGTGTGGGGCGTATTGGAGTTTGTGCGACGAGACTTTACTTGGAACACTACGTTGACCACGGTGCAATCGTTGCTGGTGGTGGTAATGGGCGCCGTGATGGTCGGAGTGGTCAAAGGCGTGCTGATGATGATGTTGGCCAGACTTCGAGCCGTACGTAGGTCTCTGATGGGACAACGGTCCACCGATTCTATTAGAGATAAACTCGTCAGCGTTCTCGGCGTTCCCGGTATTCCCGGCATTCCCGGTATTCCCAGCACCCCCTGCGTTTCCGTCGGAATCGTGGAGCGTCGAATTGATGGGTTCGTGGTGCGCCTCACTGACATCGTGAACTTCGTGAATACTGAATGGTGATGCGGCGTACGAAGCGTTCAGCGGAACGGGTGAAACCGCCCAAATCGGATCTGGTGACGGACTAACCGACGGACTAACCGACGGACTAACCGACGAACCATCCAACGGAACTAACGGTGACAATGGTACTAGCGATCCACTGGTGACGGGCTTCGTGGGTGCGTTCGATCGTCCCGATTGCTCGGAAGTATCAAGAAGATGGTTCGCTGTCTCGGGATGGGAGCTATTCGATTCGAATTCGCTGAGTTTGCTGGGTTCGCTTGGTCCGCTCGGTTCATTTGCATTCGAGGTGCCGGATGTGGTTGTATCGGCGGTCGATGCTGATAGTGGTACTGGATAAGCTGAAACCGAGAACGGTAAACCAAACTTGTAAACCACCTGTTAACTATTTGTAAACATTTCAATGCTTCTTTCGTTCGTGTCGTTCGTTAGAAGTCGTTCTTTTGTCGACGTTTTTCGTCGACATTTCGTCGTTCTCTCATATTTTCTCGTCGTTCTCCAGTCGTATCCGTTTTCTCGTCGTTCGAAGAGAACCGGGACAAAATGCGAACACAATGGAAATGTGGGTGAGTGAGGCCACGGAGACAACCGCAGAGGTTTTGACGACGATCATCGAAACATGCCGTAAAAACGTCTGCGGAAACCCGCGCGACCGGCCCAACTGACCAAATCTCAAACCGACGTGTTTAAATTGACACGGTCTAACGCACTGCAACACGTACACAACATAGAAAGAGAGTACATTACAGAAGACGACACGTCCAATGGCGAGCAGGAGCTACCTAGAGGTAGGTAGATTGACGCCCGGTTGCTCGACGGTCATCGATGGGCGCAATCTAATCGTTCCGTCCGTACGATGACCGCGCAGTAACCAACGTCTCGTACCAACTTTTATCGCTCATACAAACGTGCTCCATCTTGTTGTTTGCACCAACGTGCTCCGTTCGTTCTGTTCCAGCGTGGTAATGGTACCATAATAACATAATACCATAATAGTGTGGTAATGGTGCGTGCCATAATAGTGCAGTAATGGTGCGAGAGATCGCGATATCGCATACGGTTGCACGGCGGTTTGAGCAGACAATACAAACTACCATACTGCCGCATGCAAAAATCGTGACCGACGAACGAGAGATTCGTGGGGCTCTGCGAGGTGCGCAACGACGCGGTGATAAGATGGCTGACATCGAACACCACACTAAACACTAAACACTTCTAAACAAATTCAGCATAACTCCAGGCGAACGACGACCTACCGACCCGACGACCCGAATTGTACTGACCGCAGAACTTTTGCAATCGTTACTCGTTGACCGATCGAAATCGTTGTATCCGTTTTGCACACAGCCCTACTCGTCAAACACGAACTGCGCATTCGCTAGACGAAGGGTCGTGTGCAACAGGTCAAAGGTCGGCCACGTGCCAACCGATTAACGAACTACCGATAAATCATCAACCGATTGCAACCGACCGACCGCTCGGTGATAAATAGTTGATGAGTGGTCCGACAGAGACGCTTCAATCGACGTCCGATACGAGTTCGCGGAGTCTGCGTGCCACCAACGTCAGGCGTCCCTCCGACGATTGATATGCATATTGATACACAAAAGTCAGACAAACCGACCAGAGAACTAACTAAAATGAAAATGAGACGACCGACGAAACGAGATGACGACGAAACGAGACGACCGAAACGAGACGACCGACGAAACGAGACGACGACGAAACGAGACGACGACGAAACGAGACGACGACGAAACGAGACGACCGACGAAACGAGACGACCGACGAAACGAGACGACGACGAAATGAGACGACGACGAAACGAGACGACCGACGAAACAACTGACAAAACCGAAAAGAGAAAGACGACAACTCGAAAAGTTAAACAAAAGTTGGAGACTCGAAAGAAAGAAAATTGGGTAAGATACGAACAGACAGAAAGTGACTTACCTGCATCAATGAGCAAGACCAGTGGCAGAGAGACGAGCGTCAAGTAGATCAGCTTCATGTCGACTGAGCGTTTCACTCGCAGAATGATGAACGTCGAAGAGATATTCGCTTTTATACCGATCATTTGACCGAGCACAAGGGCGAACTAGTCGCGCACATAAAAGCGAACAAAGGAAATTATTGATGAAATAAATTACTTTCGATTGTGCGAGTCAGATGAATAATATTAATGGATTGATGATGTGCCTGATATGCAAATGACTGCGGGGTATACAAGTGTTCTTTTGCGCGTCGACCTATTGCTCTCATTCTTTTGTTTGGTGGGGGAGGAGCGCCAAGAGGTTATCATAATGGACAAGACGTATGAGATGGATGGTGCCTGCCGCAACGACGATAAAGACACCACATGCCCGTCGAGTAGAAACGGTACAGGATTGTACGAGATAGTAAAAGAAGATCGAGGATGTACGATCGTCCCTCTTTTACCTTGCCTCTCTCTTACTCACTTTGATCGGTAATGATCAAGTATGGTAATAGGGACAAACTAACGAGTAATTGTCGAGAGTCGTCGAGTTGCATTTTCGCCATTCATCGTCCTCGATTTCGCTTGCCAGTTAGCGACTCAGCGGTTCGGTGGTCCAAACTAAAAATAATTAATGAAAGTCGAGGCGATTTGATCCAAATCCGCCGTGTTCCTGCCTAAAAATCCTCATCGAATTTGCTTGCCTATGTTCGTAGCGGTAATAGCAGTCAGCAATAGTCACAATAACGTAGGTAATGAATGCAAAATAGTTACCACATGGTTACAGCAATAACTATAAAACAGTGGTTACCGCAATGACCATCACATGGCCATTGTAATGACCACGGTAATGGCCATGGTAATGACCGCGGTAATGGCCATGGTAATGACCACGGTAATGGTCACGGTAATGGCACCAGCAAAGGCTACAACACTGGTTACCATAATAGCTACCGCAAAGACTACAAGCGGTTTTGGCGGTTCGCCAGAAACCTCAATATAGTACTCGGACTCGATAGCACGAGCCAGCTCACCTCGTTAGAACCACTGAGAACCGAGACGCACGTGAAGACACGCGGACATGCGGGGTGCGAGTCTGGAGATTAAACAAAGTAGAAGACGTGACGATTGTTCGTTTGGTTTGTGTTTGTTCTGCTTGTTTTGCTTGTTATGCTTGTTAGGCTTGTTATAATTGTTATGCAAAACTTGTGCTCCGATAGACAATGATGAATTATGCGACGATGCGCGCTGGAATGTGATTGGAATAGAGGGCACACGTGTATATTCTTTTAACCTCTAATCGCCTAGCAGCGTATCCTCCAATCGCACAAGCCGTCCGGCAATTCGACAAACACAAACGCTGAACGCGTCGCTCGTCTCGTACACGTTGCACGCGTAGTGCACATAGCATACATCGTACACGTGGTAATTAACGCAAGTCGAACGTCGGAACGTCGATATCGAATGCAAATGTCGAACGCCTGATCGTTGTGCACGCTACGCAACGTTGACCAATGTCGAACAATGTCAAATGTAGGTGGGTGGTGGACAGAAAGACATTGGCGACGTGTCAGTCGTCTTGTCGGTTGTCAATCGCAGTTGGGGTCGTGCGCAGTATTTGCAAGCGAGTGACGATGTGACTCGATAATCTATTTTGATAATCAGTATCAATCGGTCATTCGAACCGGTAACTCACAAAAACGATTCGTGAGAGATGCCGTTAGTGAGTGGTGTAAATTAGACTCGTTTAAACGTCTTCGATCGACAACGTGAAGACATACAAGAGGACATAACGAGAATGTTGAAAATGTTGTCAACCACGAGAACCTCGATGAACGAGGTGTCGGTTTGAACCTCGATCAACGTGATTAGGGTACGTTGCAAAGACTCGAATACATCGAAGTGTTGAAAACGAACGTGGTATTAAATGTTGGTACACATATGAGACGACGCGTAACAACCATGAGGGAGAGCAGCGGTAGGTATAGTAAAACGTAATATCATGCTAGTCATATAGTGTTGTACATTTATTGGTATAAGTGTAATACAATGTAATCTGGAATAGTTATATGAAATACAAATACAATAACGTGATATACAGTAATACCAAATACAGTAATACCAAATACAGTAATACCAAATACAGTAATACCAAATACAGTAATACCAAATACAGTAATACCAAATACCGTAATATCGAACAGTAATATCGAACAGTAATATCGAACAGTAATACGGAATACGGTGATATCGAACAGCGATACAGAATACAGTAATATCGAATACAATGAATACAATGGAGTATACAGAAAAATACAGAAATATAGAAATACAGTGGCACGCCATGCGCGTTATTGCTGGATCGGATTCGTAATGGTGGGCATCAATAACTTGGGATCGCGTACGGGCGAGCGGTACACGAAGAAGCTGTACAAGTTACCGGACGCACGATCTTCGATCCGCGAGCACAAGATCGGTAAGTGGTCCATGTTCGAGCAGTACAAGATGAACCGATGTCGAGTAAAGTAAAACGCGCAACCATCCGGTTGGATAAAGTCGACCTCACCAGACCGACGACGAGTTTTGCGTTCGAACGCGTCTTTGACGATCGCTAGTAGCACTTGGTCGGCAGAAGGTGGTCCGAGCAAAACACCGACTTGAGTGCCATTGACGGACACGACCCACTCGTAGGAGCGTAACAACGTCGCTTGCGTTCGCTCGTTGACCACACGAAACCGTCGTCGCAAACGGTGGTAATACTCACGCCAAGGCTCACTCGCGGCCTGACGAAACGACGAACCGAACAACACACGTTCTTCGCCTTGCGTCAAAAATGGTGAACGGTATTGATGTCGCTCGTAGTAACGACCACCGTATTTACTGTGTGTACCAATATTAAACGAGCCGATAATTTCAAAGCGGAACCGCATTCGCGCATCGACGATCGAGTACATGTTGTGATGCACTCGATTAGTACAAATGATTATGCGCCACAAGCGCGTTTCTAACGCTTTRTAGTTGAACAAAGCAGGCTCGATCGAATGAGATCGGTTCGTCGGAACGACTAGGCGTTGTTTGGTCTCGAGAAGTGGTACCGTGCTACCACGAAACTCGCGATCGCTGGTRATGAACTCRATGCTGACCAAGTTGTCATCRAGCGCCGGTATGACCGACAATTGATCGTCCACCGAAGAAGATGAGTCGGATGGGGAAAATGAGTCACGCGACTCGCGACGCGCCATAACCATGTTCAATGGAAGGCTAAGCTCGGTCGACGAGTCGACCGTACTGGGAGCGCCATCAATCGCACCGCTGATCGAACTGGTATCAATACTGGAACTCTTACGCAAAACGAGTGTTCCACAATCCGGTCGCTGACAACGCATCTCGATGCCGCCGTTACGACGACCACTGTTGTAACCGCCACTGTGATTACCTTTACCGTGATCATGAACATGGGCACGACCACGACGAACATATTCGATGGATTCATCGTGTCGAGCTATCAAGTCCTCGTATAATATAGCATTGTTGAGTCCGCGCGCGTCGCGAACACCACTGAGCTCGGTGGCGGTCATTTCCATAAGTGCGGCGGCCTCCATGCAAGCCAGTTCMGAGTACACGTTGTTCCCACCACGTTCACTCCCGTGATCGTTCTCGTCGTCTCCGTCGCCGTTGCCTCTGTCGCTTTCGTTCTCGTTGTTCCCGCGGTTATCCGTGTTTCCCCTCGTGCCAATACAAGATGATACGCGCGTTGCTTGTGCAGCGCGCACGGAATGACCGGTCCGCGCGTTAGTCGGCTTGTTTTGCACAAATACGAACCCCACCGAATCAGGGGTATGTACCGAAAAAGTGTGGTCACTCGTTTCCAACAACTCGATCTCGTTCGACAGTCCTCCGCCTGGTAAGACACAAAAATCTTCGCACGGTGGAATGGAAGCAATACTGTAAAACGAGTCGTGTTGATTACGATATTCACGATGGTTTTGCTCAGTCCAGGTTCGCTCGTCGATACGATCGGTTTGATCGGTTTGGTCAGTTCGGTCGGCTCGATCGGTCAGCGTACGATCGCTACGGTCGGCTCGACTGGACGACCGTCCTGTTATGTACTCTGGTGAGCTCGTGCTGCTCTCTGTCTCAGAGGCGTAACCGTTCCCACTGAAAGCGCTCAACGTCTCCTCCTCGTCAATCGAAGTGGCGACAACCATTCGTGGCGCTTCGATCACGCCAATACGCCGGCCCTCTCTGCCGTCTCGATCATTCCGTAGCGCATCGTGACCAACATTAGTTCCGTTAGTTCCGTTAGTTCCGCTTGTCCCGAGCACCTCGTCCTCCAGAGTCTCGAAAATACGAACCGGGGTGGCGGTAATGTCGATGGTTTCTCGACCCGCAGGTGTAGCCGCGCCAGAAACATCAGAAACGGCGGACCCGCCGGCTCGTTGAGACCCGCTTGCCCGGTGAACCGTCTCACGATCCCGCATAGGGCGAGATACGAGCTCCAAATTGGACCAGATTGTCGGCGATGAGCACTCGGACCTCGAGATACGACGAAACGCGTTCCGTCGGTGAATACGATGTCCAAAACTGCGTTGCATGTCGGTTGATACGGTTGATGTGGTTAGTAAGTAGATAATTAAATCGGTGGACGATATTGGATAGAAATTAGCTGCTGGTAAAGTGGAACCACTGGAGTAACTAACTGGTCGATCGTTGAAGTAACTGGTCGGTTAGTCAATGGACAAAATGTGCTACTGGTCGATGTGATGTAGCGGACCGTTGATACGATTACGCCGCAACGTTTACCCCACGGTGTATACACGGTGTATACAACAGTGTATACAACAGTTGATATCGCACGTACGCCGGTCCGAAACCACCTGTAGTACAAGTCGGACAAAACGCGGTTACAATTTGACAGTCTAAACGGCTGAATAGACGAGCCAGATAGCGTACAATGACCGACCGCAAACACGTCGAACAAGTRCGAAAACGTTCAGCGAGCGACGGTAACTGGCCGAACGATCAAATTGAAATAGTATAACGACAGACGACTATAATTGTTGCACACGCGGCAACGAAAGCTCGATATGGACAGGTTCGCAGATTGGCGAATCGATGCGGTGATGTCACACGATCGGGCGTTACGAGGTGCGCAAATGGTAGTCGCACGAGAACCTCAGTAGTTTTGCGTAAATTTACCAAAAGACCAAAGCAATTTCAACAACGTCGACTGGTGGTTTTCAACTAAACGAACTCGTTTAAATGGAACACGATTGAATACGCGGTCGAATGCGCGGCCGAATGCGCGGCCGAATGCGCGGTCGAATGCGCGGTCGAATGCGCGGTCGAATGTGCGGTCGAATGCGCGGTTGGATATGTTGTCTAATGCGTTTGGATACACGGTCGTATACGTAGTTTAACAAGTTGGTCGAATAAACGAAACCGTTATACGAGAGGTGCAAAACGAAGTTGACTGTTATCAGACTAAGATAACCAAGACGATACGAACCGATACGATGCGATGGTTTGACTGCTCGAGTCTCGTCGTGGCAGAATATATATACCGTTTCGCACGTCTAGAATAAACCGTGATAATAGCGTGACCACATCGCGCTGATAAAAAACTGATAAGATTATAATACGTCTCCCGAGTATTCCGAGTATTTCCACACGGCTCTCAAGAGGCTCAAGATAACGAGATTGTTCCACGAAAAGCGTACAAGGAAGACGCACGTATGACGCTCGTACGACTCAAAAGAACGTAAAAAACGTCCCAGCGGAGCAGTGCTTATCACGATAAGTCGATGAAAGTCAACAAAGTCACTGTAATGTCAATGTCGTATCGAAGCACGATGTCGAAACACTGTCGCAACGATGTGTCAACGATGTGTCGAAACACGATGACCAACGTAATACGGAATACAATGTCGAATACAATGTCAAGCACAACGTCAAACGCAATGTCACACGCAATGTCGTACGCAATGTCGAACCCGATGTCAAACGTACAGTCGAACGCAATGTCAAACTCAATATCGAACGTATGTTGCACGCAATGTCGAAGGAAAAGTTGTACGCACGACGATCAAGCGAGATAGTGAACAAGATGAACGATGAACGTAATAAACGAATAGACGAGACAAACACGATGTTGAAACACGCCACTGCGCCAAAATAGCGAAACGTGATGTCGACTAAACCGTCGTTACAACGATCGATATGTCAATTGTCAATGAAAATTGAACAGACGAACCGAGATAAGAGTGTCCCAATAGACTCGGAAAAGTACAGATGCATGAAACGATAGCTCGAAGGTAAAGGTTGAACAAAAATGGAAACCACGTAACAACGGAACTGTGGCGAAACGACGACTATTCTCACGAGAGAAAGTCTAACCAACTCTATCCGGCTCGATCTACTAAACTGTCGGTTTAATCGCCCTAAGCGCCTGTTTAATCGGCCGTTTCTTCCACCCCTCGGACTTACCAAGACCACTGGAGACCACGCGATGGACACGAAGCACAAGCGACGGACACATATGGGCGAGGCGACCGATAAAAACGCGATAACGTCTAACACCGCACCACACCACTAAAAACCTATAAAACCGCAATAAAAACGCAATAAAAACTGCGATAGAACGCAATAGCTGAACGAACTAATCCCAATGGAACGTTGTCATGCGAGTAACGCTGAGTCTTGCGAAACAACGTGTTCAAGGTTGATCAATTACCACCGACGTCCTCAAATTATAACGATGCACACGATTCGATCGAAACAAGCGTTGTAACGTTGRCGCGATACTCACACGTTATAACGATCCTYCCCAATCGTATGCAACGGGATCGCATTACCACACACCATTATCGCACCAGCGTTATTACTCGATAATACAAACGGTAATACGAACTGTAAGGTAATACGGAAAATAATACAMATACGAATGGTGATACGAACGGTAATACCAACAGTAGCACAAATAGTGATACAGATGGTAATACAAACGAGAATAAAACGCTAATCGAGAGATAATAGTCGTCCAAGATTTCCAGCTATTTGGACCGTTTGGTTCGATTCGCATTTCATCTACTCGACTCACTCAACGTAATGATACACGCTTGCAACTCAGACGTTCAACATTCCACGGCTCCGCCGTCACCACTCCATCTCCARTTCTACTCTACTCCGCTTACCCAATCGTCAMACCAACTCTTTTACCCTCTTTTACCCGTTCGAACGATCATTATCCAAGATATTCCTACCCGTTATAGCGAGTCCGCTTCGTCATGTTATTCTTTAGTCAGCCACCCCACCAGCAATCATTTTTTCTTTTTTTAAACTSAGTAACTGCATTGTCACTTGTTTGTCATTCGTTTGTTTCCTCGTACGACTCAGTGYTGAGGTGATAATCGCATACGGAGAAGTCCGGCGAAACAATGGGTGCGTTCGGTGTAAACACTTGTTCCGAGTAAACAGCTCGATAAGCTCGATAAAAATAACGGAGAAAATGGAGATGAAACCGCGATAAAAGCGATCAAAACGCCGATAAAAACCAAGACAAAAACAGTAGAACCTATAATAAAAATAAAATAACTATAATAAAAGCTACGATGAAACCGAGATAAAAAGAGATAAAATAGTGATAAGAATAGCGATGAAAATAATGATAAAAATCTAAGATAAAACGAATAAGAACGAGAACTCAATAGAGCGAGCTTGACACACCTTGAATTGCATCACCCGTTTAACGAGCAGTCCACTAATTGGAAAGCGTATTGACGTAATGATGGTACAAGGAACACCATACAAGGAATTGGAGTAATCGTTAGACATCAAATTACTAACTTGGTTTACTCATCTAGTAAATTTATTCAAAAGTAAACTTTGGTATACATACAATTGCCAAAACAAAATACAAAAAAATATACTAGAATACAATCAAAAAAAACTAAGCTCTCGGAACATCGCGTCTGATACCTTCGAGGTATCACACACATCAAATGTATCGATAGTCTGTTCAAAATGAATCGCATTCGTATCAGCATTACAATCAGCATTACATTACAAGAAATGTTGTTTAGAGTTGTTTAGACGATGTCGGTAGGTCCGATTCGACCAACATGTTGGCTGCGTTTTTGGCGGCTCTGAAAAGAATGGTCTGCGGTACACTGCGCAAACCAGATCGCATGAACGATTTAAAAGCTAGTGTTACTAACGTCCCGGGAATGCTGGCACGAGTAGATTCGGTTTTAAACAGCTGGCGGTCTACCGCTGACTGTGATGCGTAGCTGCTGTACAATTCCGCCGGTTCAGTTGAATCCGTAGTTTGCTCAGTTGGTTTAGGTGGCTCAATCGATTTCATTTGAATCGGTTGAGTTGATGTGGTCGGTTTGGTCGATACTACCGAAGTAGTAGATGCGATGGTAGTGGTCGATGAGACAGAAGCGAAGGTAACTGAGTTATTGTTACCGTTGGCGTCCTGAACATTGCCGGTAATGCTAATAACTTCTTCATGAATCGGTATCGTGGTGGTTGTGCTGACCGCCGGAACTGCATCAACCGCGTGCACGTCGAACGAATTGGCTGTAGTCGGAACAGATACATTTACAACCGCGAATTCGTCTAAACGACTGGACGAATTGGTTCCTGGTAAATCCGAAATCGTTGCATGTTGTTCGACAACACTACTTGGCACCTTGAGTTCGTCTACCGAGGGAACTAACGAAATTAGTTGCGCGCCACCATTGTCAAAATTTTGACTTGGGACTAGATTGACAAAAGGGTGCAATTGAGTAGGAGTTGGAAGAGGAGCAGTTGTATCCTGGTCACCGTTTTCATTCCCAACCGTGTCGCCAAAGTGATCGGATGTATCCAATTTGACAAAAACCTCATCGTTATCGYTGTTTAAATCCAAATCAGAATTGCTATCGGTATCAGTGTCAGAGTCGAGCGGAACACCACGAATCTGAGCGGCAAACTCACGTAGTTCGGCCTCGGAGTCAATGGTTAGTGCGTTTCGTCTCTGCCTGAGCCGACGTCGAACCTGTCTCGCTTTACGAGACCTAGTAAAGGACGACTTTAATTTTTGTAAACACTCTGGTAGAATTGGCGAGTACAAAGCATCATCGATGTGCGATACATCCGAATCGTAGTCTTCAGAGTTGCCGAGCAAGCCGTCGAACGCATCTTCACGGTTGTCAGGAAAAATATAATTATCTTCTGCCATTATTTGAGCCACCTTGAGCTGGACGTCCAAAAAACGAGCAATAACCAAGTTGTACACCAACCAATCAATTACACTAGAAGATTCCACCTTGGACAAAACTGGATAGTGATAGCTTTCTTCATACGGAGTCAAAAAAGATACTTGGAACAAATTTGGATTATTGTACGCTTGAGACAAAGTAGGTATAGTGGGTGGATCGGTCGAAGCGAGCACGTTGATTGTGCGGGGAGCCTTGCTCCGAAAGCACTCAATGGCAGTACGGATACCATAAGCTAAATCATCGTAGACTGCCCGATAATATACTTCTTCTTCAAAACGGTCGGAGCTATAAGAGACGTCGTCATCAGACTCGGCAACCTCGTCAAAATATACAAGACTCGGATGAGCCGGTTGCAAATTTACATGATGATTCACTGAGAAAAATTGAAAAGCATTCTCGTCGGTATCGCTTGACTCGCCATTCGACTCGCTACTTGAAACACCAACAGCACTGCTGCTATCGTCAGCCGGGTCCGTAACCACGTCGATGCGGCTATTAGCTTCATTGGTCGGAAAACTCGCTATGTTATTATTTTGAATTCGATTTGATGGTCGAAATATCAAAGTGGGTTCCACCGATTCGGTTGGTGAATTTGGTTCCGTCGATGATGCTATCGTTGATGCGGTAGGTGAAGTGACTGTTGCTGTAGTCGTTGATGTGGTTGGTTSYGAYCGWTGRTGCHGCCGTTGATGTGGTTGGTGATGCAAACGTTGGTGCCGCCGTTGATGTGGTTGGTGGTGCAGCCGTTGGTGCCGCCGTTGATGTGGTTGGTGATGCAACCGTTGGTGCCGCCGTTGATGTGGTTGGTGGTGCAAACGTTGGTGCCGCCGTTGATGTGGTTGATGGTGCAGCCGTTGGTGCCGCCGTTGATGTGGTTGGTGATGCATTCGTAATTGGCGATTCAACTGGCGCCGACGTAGATGATGCTCTCAATGCCATTAATTCTTCAAACTGTGCGCTTCTTCGAAATGCTGCTGCCCATTCGGCCGACGATTCGCTTTCACGTCGACGATCCAAATGCGCTTCGTACATTATGTTAAACATGTGGTTAGCGTACAAATTATTTGCTCGTTTTACAGCAAAAGCTATGACCGCTTTCATGTTGATGGAGGGATCAGTTGACTGATGGACATCTTGGTCGGCCTCCGACAGTGAGTGATGCGCATCGGAGTCAACAGCAGAATCGGCCGAGTCAGCTGAATGAGTAGAGTTTGCCGATCGAGACGTTCGAACTTGTTTATGGTCGTCATCGTCGTCCGAACCGCCCGAATTGTCGGAATCGTTGGAATTACCAGAATCGTTGGAATCGTCGTGATGGTCCGGATCATCAGTGTCGGAATCGTCTGAATGGTTGGATCGATCCGAATCGGAATCCGAATCTGAATGATGCGTAGAGACGGTTCTTGTTACGTTGATTGAATGCGGTTCACTACCGACGAGCAAAGTGTGTATCGCCACATGGATCAACATAACGCTTAACACGGTGGTCAGCAAAATGACGATCAAGAGTAAAGCGTCACGGAAGGACAAACCGCTCAGAACTTCGGGAGGAAAAACTCCGGCACCCATTTCGTTACGCGGTACAGTAAAACGGATATTTGTTGATAAAAACAAACCGTGTGATCAAAAGTCGTGAAGTAGTCTTCGAAAAAGAACAAGTCGTGAAGATTGACAAAAACGTTTTTAAAGAAAAATAAAACGGGAAGTCGATGTGATCGATACAATCGAGGAGATCGATACAATAGATGTCGATGCAATCGATGAGATCGATGAAAACGTTTAACAATCGCTGGATATACTAATTCCAAGACGATCCGCCCGCGTTTATATACTATCCAGCGAAACACACCGATTAGCGACAACCGGAGGGGGATCGCTTGTGTGAGTGACAGTATCTCGCGCTATCGAATCGATTACACACTCCCTGAGGCTTATCATTTCGGCGAAAGTGTGTAGGTTCGGGGAAGCGGTAACGCGGATGGAAATGAGAGGTACGGATTCTTGAGGGTACAAACTCGCGCGTGCGCACACGACATAGCAACAGACAATGCGACACCACGAGCATTCAGGTAGACGTCCCTAGACTCTGTCCAACAGAACCAACGATGACCCAATCACACAAAACTCTTTGACCTAAACCCACGTTGACCCAAACGAACGAACGGCTCGACAACAGTCCGTCAAAAGTCCGTCAACGGTTTGTCAATGATCCATCCGGCAATACGACGATCTGACAACGCGACAGTTCGACGACACAACGATCGACTCGTTGTGCAACTCACGTCCGCACCAACGCTTATTCCGACACTCGTTCGGACATGCGTTCCGCGTATCCGCTTTGTGCCGCTTTGTGCTGCTTTGTGCTCCACATTCGTTCCGAGTACTTGCTTTGTGTTGCAATACTCGTTACATACGACCATTCAGTGCATTCCAGGTATTGCTTGGAAACAACAGACACGCGTGACCGATACACAACGATACGTTGGACCAAAAGTCGCAATAAAAAGGTATAGAGGTCATCTAAAGCTTCAAAAAAATACTCAAAAAAAATACTATCGTTATCAGCGAGATACTAGAAAGTCGAAAAGGTGACATCAATCGTGCCGAGCGTTGCTTAATGCCGCCACAGACAAAATGTCGCAACGTGTGTCGCAACGAGCATCGATAAAGCTCGTCCAAGCGAAACGTCCAAGCGAAAAACATAAACGGTCGAAAACGACTCGGACAAACGACTCGGACGGACACGTGTCGTTAACATATACCAGAGATACTAGAAGTATTAGAGGTACCAGAGATACGGGAGATACACGGACAGGGACAGCGGCAATTAGTGTTTCGACGTTCGTCGCACGTTGGAACGAAATCGTCCGACGCTCGATCGAAGCACTGACTACCTCAACGTCCAACACAGTCAAAACATCTACAACGTCCAAAATATCCACAATGTCAACCATATGATCAACGTGATTAACGTGATCAAAGTTTGACCAAAGTCGTCGTCACAGTAGAACACATTCGGTCGAGTACATTCGACCATCATTATTTTTGGTATCGTGGTTCATGCGGACCAAAACGTTTTGGTGTATACTCTAGACGTCCGCCACGAGGAACGCTACGACGGTAACATCCCGTCGACCGATCGGTCTACCCGATCGGTCTACGTCGGTCTACGTTGGTCTACGTTACCTAAAATGGAGCGAACGAAACAACAAAACGACTAAACGAAACGAACGAACCAACAAAACGAATCAAATTTAATCTAGGTGTGTGCTCAACGACGACGAGCGGTTGGCGTGGTCGTGAATTGCGTGGTCGTGAATGATTATCCAGCGTCCCACCACACCTCACTCGTCGAACACATTAAACACACATTAAACGCCGTCGTCTAAACCGGAAAAAAAACAGTAACCATAACCGTTAACCGGTGGTATCGGTAAACAATTAAACAAACTAGTTAAAACGGTGTCGTAAACAATAAGCGCGCGTCATATCCGCGATACGTCTATATCCATAACATAACCAAGTTATTTCTGGTAATTACCGCACCTATTATCTCTCGTGGAACATCATTATACCAACATTAATAGAGTCCACACCACGATCGTACGTACGTCAGCCGCGTCGATCAGTCGCGTCGTCCAAGGTGAACATGAATGCTAATATTTCGTACGACGATCATTCAGCGGTCGCGGCGAAACATCGAAATAAAAATCAAGGCGACCAGAACGAAAACACAGACGATCCAAACAAAAACAACCACAACAATAGAAAAACGATCCGAACAAAACACAAGATCAAAGATTTTTCAAAAAAAAAACGAAATCAGAAAAACCAGAAACCCCAACAAACGCAAACCAATATAGGAGGAAGGAAAGAAAGAAAAAGAAAAATTCATAAGAATTGGTAATAATCCGTAAAGAATTTATTTTTCTTTGGAGTATATGTGCAGATATAGTTGTTGTAGATAAGTGTCGTAATATACATGGAACAAATGTACAATAATGAGAGGCAAGCAAACGTGCTCGCTCAAGACAGAGTCGCTTCGCGAGTGTCCCTTCGCACGAGGCGCAACCAAGACGCAAAGACGCGACACTCTTCAACCGGACAATGCCACAGACGAATCCCCCGACGACGACCTGATCCGGACGCAACCGAATCCTCGTGAAAACCGACTTCTAACGCATTCCCCCACCACCACTCAGGCGTACCCGGCGTGGACTGCGGTCGGCGGCCGTGGTTATCGCATTCGAATCGCACCTCGGGGTTAGCGAATATGCGAGCCGACGAGGTGGGCACTGGCAAGTCGTACCGCTGAATAAGCGTTTCGAATCTCGGACAGCCGTACAACTCTAGATCTAAACATGGAATGTTGGCCGAAGCGAGCAAGTTACGTTCTAGCGTGCCGCCCTTGTAGGCGACTAGCACTTGCGGATCGGGGTCCAAGAACGAGCGACGACGATCGGCGTGCTCGCGTAAAGCCGCGCGCAAGATGGTCGGTACGTTCTTGCGATCGTAGAGCAGACGCTCCATCTTAGCTCCACTCGTGTCGATGTCGTTCGTCCAATAGAGCCCGTGGACAAACTTGGTGACGTAACACACTTGCGAGCGCTGCTTGTGTGTCAACTCGTCAAAATTCATGGGCAGACGCACGTCGATACGAAGGGCATCGTCGTTATCGACGCTCAACAAGCATATCTCTTTCGGATAGAACCGCTTGTTCACGTAGAAACCGTCAATGTCAAGAACGTGCGTCACGTCGTGAAGAGCGGACGCGTCGTAGAGAACGCAGTCTGTTGCTGTGCGCATTGCTTCGGGACCGACAGGTTCAGGCTTAATCATGGGTTTCGAATTTAAAAAGTCAGCACGTTTAGTGCAGGTGGTCAGCAACTTGAAGACGGTCGGATAGCGCAGAGCCGACGGAGATGGTACCGCCGTCAACATTGCCTCCGCAAAACTAGAACTGGCGTTGGCATCCGTGTTAGCGATCGCCCGCGGGGACTGCCGATCAACGGACACCACTGTCGTCTCGTCGGTCTCAATCAACGGCGGAACGGAAGGAGGCTGACCCACCCCTAAAAAAGACTCCTCTTCAATGATCACCGGCTCGGACAAAGGCGAGTCGGATTGTGGTGGCGTCAATAAGTCAACCTCTATCGGTAAAGTTGGAGGATGTTGGTCGAACCCTGGCGGTGGACGAATACGACGTGCCTGGTTTACTTGCTGTTGCTGGGTTTGTGATGAAACTTGCTGTTGATCGAGTTGGTGGTTAAGCTGATTAGACTGAGTAGGCTGACCGACTTGATTAACTTGATTAACCTGGTTATTTTGGTTGGACCCGGACGACTGTTGACCAATGTTGAGCAGGCCGGTCTGACCGGACGAACTAGACTGAGCAACAGTTATCGGAGAACACACCATCGGCGTTCCCGTTGTAGCAGTTGGCACGAGGGGCGGTACGGGTCGCGACAACGGCGGCACCGATCGCATCATCAAGTGTGGCGGCATCGCTATCGGTGTCGGCGGCATCGCGAGAGGCGCCGACATGGGCGACATGGGTTGCACGAACGAAGCATGTTGAGATGGTACCGGATGAATTGGTTGGAACAAGTAGTTTGAAGGAGGTGTCAAAATCGTCGAGGGATGCGCTGCGGAGTGAAGAGTCTGACGTCCATGGTGCGCATGGTGTGGATGCACGTGATGCGACGGACCCACTAAACCAGTTAGACCAGCTTGGCTAGTGTGGCCAGTTTGAGTGTGAGTTTGACCAACTTGACCAGCTTGGATCGCTTGACCAGCATGTACTTGACCGGATGGTGTTAACGGTGTAGGTACAGCCAGCGGTCCAATCGTCTGCGATGTATTGATGTTAAACGGTCGGTCGGATTGCACGATCAACACTGGCGGTCGATCGGTGTACAACGGGTGCAGATTGTTATGTTCCTTGTCGGCGATATCTTCGGACGTCGGACGAACCAATTGGCCGATCTGTGAGCAGAGCGGCACAAGCAGCAACGGTGGGGCGGACGATTCGGCCGGTGGACACAAGACACAAGCGGGGATAGCCTCGCTGCGGTCATGGGGACCGTTACCGATCGGGATCACGGTCGGTGGTAGCTTACAATTCTGCAGTTGAGTCGACAGCGCATCACAGGCTTTCTGGAAGTGATCGGTCGGTTTAAACATCGGTGGACGCAGAGGCACCTCTGGTATCGCACGTACAGATTGGTCCCCTTGTTCCGCTTGCTTTAATTTTTGCGAAGATGTTGACGATCCATCGTCACCGTCTCCACCAAGCTTCTCGTAATGGTCGACAGGCTCACCTCGTAACACGGCAGCATATTGGACTGGTGTCGCTGAAGATTTGGTCGGCGATCCTACCGAATACGAGTTAGTAGACGCAGTAGTTGCCGTTGACACTGACACAGATTTCGGACACAGTTGTTCTATATGTCGAGGCGTCAACGGACGAAGCGTGATCAAACCATTATTGAGCGCGTTGAGCGCATCCTTGGCTGGCGGTAGAGTCGGATATTCGGCGTCGGAGAGCGGAGGTGCGAACGAACGCTTGGACAAGCGTTTCGGTCGCGATCGGTGAGCCACATGCAACGACTGGTGATCATGAGCGACCGCAATCGCCGCACGAGAGCTGCGAGAGCTCCGCGAACCGTGCGAACGAGGGCGGCAAGATCCACGGTGTCCCTTCAAACGACGAATCCCTCCGGCGCGCGAGCTCGATTCGGACGGAGTCGTACTGGAACTCGAATCCGAAAGCTCACCATTCTCGTATTGACGCACTGCCTTCTCGAGCTCCCGTACGCGTCGTTGATAGAGCAGTACGAGAGCCAACACGCTGCTGCGTTCCATGTAACTCAGCTGACGGTAACGCTCGTCGGCCGAATCGGTGGACGTTGAGGACTGCATGGACGAAAGCGGTGATGAGCGTTCGGGCGGAGACGGCGATGAAGGCACCGAAGCTGGACTCGGGCTCATAACAGGAACGCCCGTACTCTCGTTATTGACGAAACGCGGAAACGCGACTCGACGAGAGCGTGGTTTGGCGAAAACCTCCTCGTTGGCAACTTGACGTACACGCATGATGTCAAATATATCGAGTTGGTTCGTTTAACGTGAAAAAAACGAAGGTGATGGACGATTCGATGTAGATTGATAGATGTTGGTCGATGGCTTCGTGGCTCGATGGCTCGATACGACACGTCTGTCGTCGACTGGTGTAGACAAACGACTGAGTACCGGGTCGGAATACAGTCCGAACAATCGCACTGACGATTCGTAGTAGTCGTGAGTTTTCGTAAGTATTCGTAGGCGATAGGTCGACCACGATAACGCGATGCAAGTACGTACAAGTACACACAAGTGCACAAGTGCGATAGCAGTACAAGTAGGCTAGTTGAATAGAATATTAAGCCGATCAAATGCGCGATGTGTAGACAAAATTCGGAGCAAACTCGGTGACTAAACTCGAAGACTAAAATCGAAGATGAAACTCGAAGACGAAACTCGAAGACGAAACTCGAAGACGAAACTCGAAGACGAAACTCGAAGACGAAACTAGGATACGAGAGATTAACTCGAAGGTTAGTTTGGTAGATTACCGGAGACTAAGTGAAAAACTCGGAGCACGATCTGGTAACTCGACTGAGAGATGCGAGAGACTATGAGAAGCGGTATAGGATTGTCGAGTTTTATACCGTTTTACAAGGTTGACAGTTATTATCGCAACACTGTTAATCAATCTGTCCCCGTTATCCCGTTATCCCCGTATCCCCGTCAAGTGGTTCTAGAATGTACCGTCAAGCGTTCCGAGAATCTCGTATCAAAGCCAGAGCATATCACAAAACCGACACTCCACCCCGCGCGACCGATTGTGATGCAAGACTGACGGACAGACTGGCGACAGTTTTGTTGATCTCTTTGTCTTTCTCTGTCTTCCCCCTCTCGTATATCCACATATGCACAGCAAACACATCTCAGCCTTATCCATGCTTTGTCCACGACATCTAACACAGAACCGCTCACGATCCGCAGCTACAATGATAACGACGGTGTCGATAATGATGACTAGCACAACCGAGAACAATAGCCGACCGTGAGACAGACTGCGATACGTGGAAACGACGGACGCGGCAAACCACTGGTCAACGGTACGCCATGTCGGTCGAATCGTCGAGTCGAGTCGACCGTTGGAATTCAGAACAAAGTTGTTCAAAAGTGTTCAAAAAAGTTCAAAAAACGAGACAAATCGAGCTCGATCGAGGTGATACGCAGCTCCGTGGCGGCGAAACCAGACGCAAGTATGATCCGTCGGGTGTGGATAACCCGACACAAACCCGACACGAGGTTCAACAGAATAGAAACAAGAGGTCCTACGAATAAGTCGAACTGCTACAAAGAGGTACAAAGAGGTTCTAAGGTAGTCCGAGGTTTGTAATGCGATCGATGACGGTCGTCCGCCGCGCGCGCATTACCGTCTCCTCGGTCTCGTGGCAGCAAACCACAAAAACCGAGAAATGAGTCGTATACACATCCGGCGTGAGACGGTCGACACGATAAATAATGACCGCGAAGACGTCACGACAGGAACTCGATAACGAGACAATGTAACTCAAACATAGAACGACTGTCTAGCTACACGAGGTTTCCACCCAGGTTTCCACCCACGTTGTAGAGCTGTCAAAAGTTTGAAACTACGAACCACACGAACCGTCTAATTCAACTAGCATTACTAGCAGTACGACCAAACGACCAACGACGAAAAACTGACCGTCGGCCAACTATCGACCGCCGACCGCGGCAAAACAAACAAACCGCCGCAAACGACCGACGAACACATACCCACTTGATCGTACATGATCGTACATGATCGTACATCGGATACATCGGATGTACATCGGTCGTCTCAACATAGACTGGTCGACCGGTCGATCATCAATTATCTCAATTTACCACGATTCCATCGGTCGTCTCAACATAGACCGGTCGACCAGTCGATCATCACTTATCTCAATTGACCACGATTCATCGATCCCACTATTACCTCGATACCACAAAAACACCGAGTGGACTACCAATACATCTACATCAAGATCCATTCGCTATATGCACGTGTGGTCAACCGATTGCACTTTGACACAAGGCGCGATGAAAGGAATAATAGTATATCATGCGTTGAGTTCATGCGTTGAGTTACATCTATTACGTCAAACAACTATCGTGACAAATCGAACCGGTCAAACCAGTTGTACGTTGGGTCAAACAGGCCAATCGATACAACGTAGTAATCGCACGTAATCTCACGGAGGTTACAACCGTCACGTTTATCTTGTTACAAACATCACATTAATCATCATGGTCGTCGTATCGACGACATTTACTACAATGTCACGGTCGTTTTGATCGACATCATGTTGTCACTCTTTGTTATCGTGTCGTCGTTGTATTGATTGTCACCGTGTCGTTTTTCATCAGAAGTTCAGAAAAGTTCAGAAGTCCTCCAGCACATCCATCAAATCGCCCGACCATCAAGTTAATTGCCATGTTAAACACTCGTGTCAAACGGTCACATGTAGGCGATCTCATACACTCCGATACTCGGTATTCATCAAGCTAATCGTACCACTAAGCTGCTAATCTAGCTAATCTAGCTAATCGAGCTAATCTAGCTAATAGCTTCAATCTCATCGATCGACGCCTCGACATTACAATTCCTCGAACACTTACAAATTTGCAAAGTGATAACGTCGTTTCAACAAAACACCGGTAAACCCCCAGACCAACAAAACAATAACGACGCGAAGACGAAACGTAGATAAACGAGTTGCAAAAGACTTGTTGAATACTTGCTGACGGTCTTTTGCGCAAGCTTATGCAACCGAGACGACCACGCGATCGGCATTGCCCCGCGCAACATTTCCACACTTAACTCCAATATGTAACTCCAATACGTAACTCTAATCCAAGGTTGTGCGCACGCAAACCAAAATAAAACGTGATAGCTAAAAAGACGCAACGAACGAATATAACCAAGGTCGTACACGTGGCAAACGCGGTATTGCGATCTCAACAATAAAATCCAACACATGTCAACACCAAGGATGCGTCGACGTCGACCAGAATATCAGTTGAATAACAATACCATAGAGGAAAACGTCGATGTCAAGGTTGTACACGTGCCGACCGACCATGATATTACATGGTCAATATTACATGGTCGCCAAAATAACAGTTAGTCACCATCAATATCGTACACGTGTCAAACAATTTGCCGTTAATGGAGCTGAATAAAAGCACGAATGCGCAACACCAAGGTCGTACACGCGTCGACCGGGTCGTCGTTAATGTAATTAAATAAAAGTAAAAATGTACAACTCCAAGGTCGTGCACGCGTCGAACGGTTCGTCGTTAGTGTAATTAAATAAAAATATGAATGTACAACTCCAAGGCCGTGCACGCGTCGAACGGTTCGTCGTTAGTGTAATTAAATAAAAATATGAATGTACAACTCCAAGGTCGTGCACGTGCCGATCGGTTCGTCGCTAATGTAATTAAATAAAAATATGAATGTACAACTCCAAGGTCGTACACATACCGAGCGGTTTGTCATCGAGATCGTTGATTATGAATACTAATGTTAAACACCAGGGCCAAACACGTGTCAAGTGGTCGAGCCGTGTGCAACTAATGCAACAACTGATGCAACAGACACTTGAAATCAAGGCCATACACGTGTCAATCGACGATGCGTAAGCGACATAATCGACAAACGAACCATGTGCACATTTGACCGGCTGATCTGCTGGCCAGCAGTAATCGCAGTTGATCCGTCGATCCGTCGTTGCCACATGGCCTCTCTGTTGCTCAATATCGCACAACGATATAATGCTGAATAATCGTTTTTTTAACCCGTCTACCCATCATTATCGCTTTACCCGATTTCGTAACAATGTTCTTAGTCGATTAAACGAATAAAAATGATTGAATGTAACGCGCCACTCACGCGTGCAGATAATGATTGGAACAAGGACGACCACGCGCAGATCGACCACCACAAACCAAGGTTACATAAATTCGCATAACATTTAATGCGCAGCGCTGTCATCTGATGTTATCTGTGAAAAGCATTCATTTATTTTTTAGTCGTATTAATCTTGCCATTTTTTCGCCTCTATTCGTTCTCGGAAATCTCTACCACTTCCGCCCGACGGAGTACGTGCTTGCTCACAAGCCTTATGTGCGTATATAATCAACATACGTTCAACATACGTACAGGACGGAACGACCATAAACGCATTAACGAGAGTATTCACTCGTCAACTGACGCAACGCACAAAAATGGAGAACGAACGTGATCACTGGTTAAAACAATGAACACGATAGAGCGAGCGCAACGCGGTGAGTGCGATGCAGCGTACAAGATGTAACGAGTATGAGACGGCGATAAATAAACACAATGGTATCTCGCGTATCTTCGCGTATCTCGCACAGAGAAACAAAAACGCTGGCACGTGTACTCCGCGCGGAGTGCTAACCAAGGTTGCACAAAGAACGATCATTACTTACGTTCGTCGCATTATCGTGTCGCTCGGAAAAAACCGACTCGAAAGACTGGAAACCACCAGTAATGTAAATGTTATTGCGAATACTGCGGTATTAACACCGATACCCTGAAATATACCCTGAAATGCTGAAATACTCGAATATTGAGGTGGTTTCTCCTTGGTTGAGTCTTTGGTTGTCTTTGGTTGAAAAAGGATACTGTTGGAAGCGCTTAGGTTCGCTTAGTTTTCGGTATTGGTCGTAGCGAAACTGAGATAATGGTGGGCAAATGGTGGGCACTAAAGCACTAAAGAAGTGAAAGACGATCGCCTAAAGAAAACGGATCGATAGAGATTCCGATAGAGATTCCTAACCGCTAACCAAACACACAACACCAAACTGCAATAACGACCACCACCAGATAAACCTCCCTCGAAATTCTCTCCTCAGATCCTTCTCAGATCCATTTTTCCGCTCCGCCCTCGCGCCGTACTTCTCAAGTTTTGCTCAAACCTCATACCCTTCTCAAATATAAAACCTATCTTTCCATGCGGTTCAGTCGCTCCTCATGTAACTACAGCTAATGATAAACGAGGAGAAACGAAACCGAACGAAAAATGGCGAAGTCGCGTGAACCTTGCCGCTGGCAAACTCTGCCACAAAAATCGAAAATCACCAGTCGGTCCAAGACGAGGGGACGAACGCGAACGGGTGGGACTACGGATAAGATTGCTCCGATGTTCAGACAGACAAAACCAAACAGATAAAACAAGTGTGCTATAAACCAAGTGTAATATAAACCAAGTGTAATATAAACCATAAACCTCAAGCTGTGTATGCGCCACGTGCAACGGTTTCATACTGTGAGTATACTGTGAGTAGCTTGGTGAGCTGCGGGTGAGCCGCGATACAAAGCCATAATACAAACACGAGCAAATCCTAGCCATCCATCTATTAGTCTGATGAATAGCGACTTGAATACGACCGAGGATGATGTCGACCGCAATTGAATAACACGATTAAATACAAATTCAATACGAACCAATACGAACCGAATAAAGATTAATATAGATAGCTTGAATATAAACTAACTACACAGACTACAGACTACAGACCACAGACCACCACAAACTAAACCAAATATGTAATACAGAGTACAAACCGAATAAAGATCGAATGGAGAGACAAATGAGACGAATACAAAGACGCAAAGACGAGACATAGAGATCACCATAAGAAAAAAAAACTAAAGACAAGAACGATGAATACAAAGCGACATTATTCAGTGACGCGTGAACGACCAAGGACGATAAAACGACCGGACCGCAACACCATACAGCGACTACGAACTGCGCAACCATAGCGATAACAACTTGCTCCTTGCCGCTCCGGATTCACAATAGTGGGTAACTGGATCCGACCCGATTCGTACGGTTATACTATTACGCGATACACGTTTCTCCTGTTCTCCTGTTTTTCGCGACTTTTGCGGATAAAGTTAATGTGCGGTTTATATGGCTGGTTTATGTGGTTGATACGGTTCGCGTGATTCGACCTATATGATTAGACCCGATTAGACCCGTGTCTACGCTGCGGCTTACCCGTCTATTACACCATTGATCATTAAATTCGATGGTTAGTTCGGTCAAACTCATTCAGTTTACCATTCGCCCCATTTTCTTCGCGTATGTAGCGTATGTAATTTCGTTCGTTCATTGCAACGCTTTGTTTTACCGAGTCGCTTTGTTCGGTTGCTTAACTTTGTTCCACTGTTCTGCTTCGTGCGTTTATCCCGCTTTGTTCCGTTGCGCGGCGTACGTGTTCCGTGGTGCGTAGACAATCCGCACGGACAATCAGCTCGCCCAACAATCAAGTCGATCGAAATAGTTTGTGTAGTTAGAGCTTGTTGGTTCTATTCAGCCAATTGACTTGATAAACGAAGGTGACTAGTGGGTGCGGTTTGACGGACGGCGACGTGTGTATGCGGTTGTGCGGGGGTCCGGAAGTCTTGGTTACACGAAACAAGGTCGACCGAATCCCACGGATAATCTACCGTAACGAGTAGTCGCGCGTGTAACCAGAGTATCGCGTGATATCACCCCGATAACGAGGTAGATACGCTGAATTACTTGTCCAAACAATACTAATTACACTAGATTGTCGCAGATTATCGCCGATTACCCCGATAAGAGTAGAACAGGAGTGCAATAAATAGCTGACTCTGACAGAGGGAATTCAGTTCACCAGAACATCAGAACAGAAGCAGTTCGATACGAACGAGATACCATTTGTTTTACAATACCAACGGCGACAGACAGCAGCTATAATATCAACGACGGTGTCAACGACGGTGTCAACAAACAACGGTATAAACAGTATACCCAACGATATCAACGACACGTTCGTCAACGACGGTGTCAACGACGGTGTCGACAAACAGCGGTATAAACAGTATACCCAACGATATCAACGACACGTTCGGTACCCATAGTCGCATACAAAGCTTACCAAGTATACCGAAAGCTTACCAGGTATATCAGTAAGTACAGCGAATACACTTCGAGAAGGAAATCGTGTGTCGGCTCAAAACCTCTCACCAACCTGTTTACCGCACAAGCTTTCATTACTAAGGCTGAACTACCGATCATGAGTCTAGACGCACCAACGAGCGTACAACTTGTACGACCGGTGCGAACCAAAACCCACCAAGCTACCATGAGCGTAACCAGCTTCGCCGCTCGAACGAGCCTCATCTTGCTTTGTCTGCTGACCACTCGCATCGCTGACACGTCGGCCGAACTGGTGGTCGGAGTATCGCCGGACACGCTCAACACGCCACTGGTGGTTCGTCGCATCAAGATCGACGAGACCGGCGTTCTGCACTCATGGACCGTACAAAACGCCCAAGTGACAACTGAGTCACGTTTGCACGCTCGTCGAACGCATAACAATGACAACCTGCCGACTGTTTGGTATTGGACCGCTCCATATCTGGTCTACCTAAACAACTTGGAAAGCGAGTCGTACGTCAAAGAGTTATGCTACGAGACTCGCAGCAGTTTGATGGGTAACGGCTATAAGATGCGGTGCGCGCAATACGCGCTGCACTGCCGAGGACCGACTCGTCTGGGTGCGATCGTTCGCGATTACGAGGAAGAAGAGAACCAGCCGCTCACACTGCTCGTCGAACTCGACAAAACGAGTCCACGACCGTTGCACGCTCACGTGTTCCTCGGTACCAACTCAACACTTAGCATCGCGACCGACTGTCTCCAATGCTCCGACTTACTTCCTGCAATGCATTTGTTCGACCCGGTCGAGCGCAACCACTATCTACTCATGCAAGCGATCGACCGCGGTGGCGCACACCGCAAGACGATTTGGGTGGACAGCTATCACAACGAGGTGATGGTCAGCGAGGGATTGGGACTGCTCGAACCCGAGGTCTTCAAGATCAAGTCCGGAAGACCACGAGAACACTCCAAAATCTGGACGGTAAGCGAACGTCCACAACTGAATACCGTGTTCGCCAAGGGTCTCCGTTTGATCGGCGACTCGATAGCATTACGCGGACCAGCATGGACACGGTACTGCAACATCACAGCAAGCCGAAGTCTCATCGACAGTTGTTCCAGTCGACACGACGAACGCGTCTCCCAAGAGGTTAGTGAGTTGCTCGACGGACAGTTGTCGTGGGAGACAGCGGTACATCTGAACGGCTCGCCGATCCTCGACGAGCCACGATACTCGCGTACGTCCAGCTCGGGAAACACCGCGCGCATCGACGATTCGGCTAACCATTTTACAACGCCGCAGAAACGCATCACCCAGTCACCAGGAGCAAAGGCAAAAGCTTGGACGGACGCCATACGTGTCGAAGAGGAAATAGTAGGACCAGAAGACCAATTTGATGATTACGATTACGACCACGGAAACGACGGTAAAGCACGACGAAAAATGGTCGAAGACGTGCTATACGATAACGACGCCGACGAAGACGACCAACCTAAATCAACAAAACCCGGAAAACAACAACGAAAACGCAAACGATGCGGGGAAAAGACGAACGCGGGATACGACGGTAAGAGCGGGATACGACGGCAACGCGGGATACGACGGCAACGCGGGATACGACGGCAACGCGGGATACGACGGCAACGCGGGATACAACGGTAATGCGGGATACGACGACAATGCAGGATACGACGGTAACACGGGAGACGACGAAAATACGGGGATATGGCGGGAACGCCGGCCGTAATGGAGAGGACGACCGAGCCAACGACGACGGCGCAGATGGTAATGGCGACACCGACAGAAACAACCAGGCCAATCGCGCAGATCCGGCGGATCCAGCTGATCCTGATGGCAACGCGCAAACGTACGGTCCGCGCGGAATCGACTACAACGACCCGGCTCGGCCGCTCAATCCAATCGAACCGACAGGCTCGCTTGGTTCAGTCGACGTAGACGTCAAGCCTGCAAGACCAACTAGACCGACCTACCCGACCTACCCGAGTTACCCGATCAGCGCGGTCGACGATATCTCGACCATCGACTTGATGGAAATGCCGACACCCATGGTTGACTTCCCAGCGAAACCATCCGACCAAGCGGAGCCCTCGTCGCCCTACTCGATTACGTTGCTCATCCTAATCATGACCGCATCGCTCATCTTTTACGGCGTTTTGTCGTAGCGTTCTTCTCACTCCGATTGCACCGCCGAACCTGCTTCTGGAGAAAAACGACGTCCGTACATTCACCATGCTCAACTAAACGACCCTCACGAACGCCACAACTCGTACGTAACACCAATACGATTTGTGCCTACTACGTCCATGTAACAATCCCAAACAATTATTGTTCATTCTTTTCCTCTTTTGTTTTAGATTCGTGAGCATCGAGTTGGAAGCATTGTGATCTCAGGTAAAATCGTTGCGAAAAGCGGTACCACTTCGCCCTACTGGCTACTTCCTCAACCCCCATCGACAATACCCCCAATCACCAACCAGGTTCCGCCCGATCACCCTTTGTCTACGATTACCATCTCACAACGAATCCAAGGAGAAAGTGAGTCGCAACAGTGAGCACAATTACGACCACAATTACGACGAAGACTATCCGATCCTCGTTTTCGCTCGGCATCCGTCCGAAGTTGACCGTATTGGCCACGGCAACCAACTACACGACCATAATAACGACCGTAATAACCAGAACATCAACGGACGATTCAACGAACAACGTAACCACTTCCACGAACGTTTCAACGAACGCTTCGTCCCACACAACCCGTACTTCCACCAACGGTTCGACCGCGACCTCCGTGAATTTAACCGGTATAAACGATTTACCAACGACAATTCGTGCTCTTTACTAGATATCGAGAACGACCACACCAACACCTATACCAACGATCAAGATTACGAAAACGATCACGAAAACGACCGCAAAAACGATCACGAAAACCACCAAACGAACAACGATGGATACAGTCGAATGAACATGTGGTCTATGGATAAAGCTACAGATGGAACTACAATTGGAGCTACGGATGAAACTATGGATCGAACCGCCGACACTAGTCAAACTCTATCGACACAATCTACCACGTTGCCGACTTTACAATCAACCATAACCAGATCGGTCACAATGTGCGCACTACCGATCCGCTCGTCTAAGACTACTCATTCGACTTTGAAACGTACATTGTCGAGCAGCACACTCTTTGCGTGCGAGCTTTCGACTCGATCACTCGATAGAGGTCCACCGATCCCCATCCCATCAATTTCCTCAACCGTATTACCGAGCGAAACCGAACTCGGCATCGCCGTAGTCCACAATTTGAATCGAGCCCGCAATCCGTGCAGCGAACGCCGCGGGAAAACCGTTGGGTGTAGACTGACGGGACACGTAGGATAAGTAGGATAAGTAGAGTATCGATAGACTAATAGAATAATAGAATAATAGGATAATAGGATAATAGTGTAATGAGATAATGAGGTAATGGGATAATGGGATAATGGGATAGTGGATAACACCTAGAACAACACCCATACGCCAATACACTACTAGCTAATACACTAATATCCGCACTAATGAAAAGGACTAGAATGAAAAAAATATAGACTGCTGTGTACTAGCTACTTAACACGATTGCTCTTGTATTCCGACGAATAAAATCAATAAACTACCATGAACAACATCTCAACCGCATTACAAATTTTTACTAACCACAACCTCAAACAATCGAAAACACCTAACCCGTCTAAATACGATCTTTTTCAGGAATTTTCGAGAGTTTCGAGAGCGAACGAATATCGTCTCGGTCACGCGCGTTGACAACCGTTCTCAAGCGCTTGACAAGTCGAACGAGTATCGTCTAAGTCATACGCGTTGACAATCGTCCTCCAATGCTCGACAAGTCAAACGAATATCATTTCGGTCATACGCGTTGACTCCTCAAACGCTAGACGGACGGATATCGTAACCACCACGTAGCAAACATTGAAATACTGATATGTCGAACGACGGATGTTGCCAAATGTTGCTGAACACCACCTGATAAGTAGGACTGCGAAAAAACATGGTCGACCGAGCCGTTAATAAAACCATACCTATTAGACCATTGGCGATCCTATCAAACAAAATTGTAGTAGCAGTAGCACCGAACAAAAACTCGATCGCACCGGCCGCGGGGTAAAACCAACTCCACAAACCTATCGATGCAACCATCATCAACACAATCATTACCATCAAAGCGAGCGTTTACATCAACCGTCGATAAACGGAACAAGATGACAACAACCATCATACTGTTCAGCTGTATCAGCTGTATAGCATCGCTCGCTTCGATTGTAAATGGACATGGGTACGTGCGACGACCGAGCAGTCGGTCTTATTTGTGTATGATGTGGGCCAACCACGACTGTGGGTCGGTCGTGTTCGAGCCACAGAGTGTCGAAGGAAAAAAGGGATTTCCCGATTACGGGCCACCGGACGGAGCGATCGCCGGTGCGGGCATTTTTCCGAAACTCGACGAGAGCGGCATAAACCGGTGGCGCCGAGTAGAACTCCGCAAACACCTTCGTGTCGTCAACTCGACGTACTACTCGATCTTGATCAAATGGTATTATTCCGCACCTCACAGAACAACACAGTACGACTTATTTGCGACCACCAAGTCGTACGACGGTTCGAAACCGTTGAGTCGAGCGGTCTTACGACACGCGCACACCAGATTTTCCCCAAGTAAGCAAGCCATGACGATCGTGCAGCACTACATCCCGAGAAAAATGGTACACAAGACAGGTGTCTTGCTGTGCGTGTGGGTCATCGACGATACGCAGAATGCGTTCTACCAAGTGATCGACTACAAGGTGCGACGGTTGCGTCGCTCGTCCAGACGAACGACAGCACGACCAATCACGACTACACCGGCCACTACGACACGTCGATCACGTCCCGTCAAACGTCTCGGAACAAACGGAACCGGTGCAAACCGTAAGCCGACTAAAAAGACCACCAACAAAACTACCAACAAAACTGGTCTCAATGGGTCGAGCAAAACAAAAACAAACAAATCCGCGGTAATGGCGACCACGTCTGCAATACCAGTCTTATCGGCCGGGGATGCGGCCAGAACAAACAAACCCAACAGCCCCAACAGTTACAAAAGCCTAAACGCACAAGCCAGTCCGAACCGCTATAATCCTACTACCACATACTCGAACGCAAACTCCATGTCAAACACCGAACCGAACTCCACATCAACCAAATCAACAAAATCCTCAAGAACATCAAAGTCGTCAAAATCGTCCAAATCGGTCAAGACCCAAAAGACTACTACGACACCTCCAAAAGCAACAATGATCAAAAAATCAATCGAAACGTTCATCGAAACAACTATCGAAAGTGGAGCCGAGAAAAACAACTCAGTAATGGGATCAAGTCGAACAGATCGTCGAACAGATCGACATCGTACGTACAACGATACGACTATTACGACAAACCCGACTAATAAAACCAACAACGCTACCACGACGAACGTAATAGACAAAAATGTTAATAAAACGCCCGCAGATGTACCACCGATTCCATATTCACCGAACAAAAACATCGATACAAACAGAGTTACAAAAATCGGTCAAATGGCTACTGCTGCAACAGCACACGTAGGCATCGTTCCATCGGGGCCAGCGATAGCATCCGAGTCCGGCGATCCGAACGATTTCACCAGCTTGAACCGTTGGAAAAGTCCCAACGTAGTATTATCGCGCGCGAAGCGATCACGCCTCAACTACGTGTACGGTAATCCGACATGGTCAATGCCTGGTCAAGGACCACGTAAACTCATGGAACCAATCAGTATGCTCTTGTTTGCCGATCAATTCGGAACAAAATTCGAACTGCCAGGACAGTCAAAACCAGGACATTTTGACCAACTGCATTTTGGACAATACGACGTAAAGACAAACACAACTTCGATCAACAACAACGGAACAGAGAGCCATCAAACCACCAACAACGAAACCAACAAGACCAGTAACAAAGTCGATAAGAAGGTCAACATCAAAGTCCACAGTCAAGTCAAAGACGATACCGACAACAAGATCGCCAAAGAAGACCGCGATAACGACACGAGTCGGAACAAAAACACTGAAGATAACGACACAACTGGTTACGAGACCGACAAAACCGACGAAACCGATAAAACCGACGAAACCGACGAGATGATCGATTCGGATGACGATTCGAATGCTGGTAACAGAGAGACCTACCAAGACAGCGATCAACAAGAAGAAGACTTTGACGAGGACGAGTTGTACGACCAAAACGATGATAACAACATTGTTTCCACAAAAGAGGATATTGACGACGAACTCGCTGAACTTGGTGAATTCAATGAGTTAATATTTGAGAGATGCGAGGAAACCAACGAGAACACAAACGTCACAAAGAGAAACCCCGCGTACCCAAGCAACTCGACGTCTGACAAAACTAATACCAAGTCCAAAAAAGCAAAGAACTTCAGTACTTCAAACAGTCCCAATGCACCAACCGTCTCAAATGCACCAAATGCGCCAAATGCACCAAATGCGCCAAATGCGCCAAATGCACCAACTTCTTCGAAGGTCGAAACCAATATCGAGATTAAGCTTGGAAGCAAGTCGACCGAGAGTAAAATAACTGAAAACAAACTGGTCGAAAATGGACCAGGAAGGAAACTCGAACCGAAGAGCGACGATGACGATGGTATTACTAACAAGGACAAGACTACCATGGATAAAAGTAGTAACCGAGACACAAACAAGAATGCCGAACAAAGCATAGATCGAAACCTCGATAAAAATATGGAAAAAAAACTATGCGCAAGCTGTTTCCAATGGAAGAAAATCACCACGTCGTTCATCGACTCGTAACCGGCTGAAAAGCTGGCTCACATTCCAGATGTTAACGTAAAGCGCAAGCAAGTACAAGCGCAAACGGTACTCGGCAACGTACGAAACATTATATGATACGAATACGAAGCATCATACGAAGCACACGAAGCATCGACGAAGCACACGAAGCATCGTACGAAGCACACGAAGCATCGTACGAAGCACACGAAGCATCGAACGAAGCACACGAAGCATCGTACGAAGCACACGAAGCATCGTACGAAGCATCATTAGAAAATTGTCTGGTAGATAATGTAAGCTGCTATAGTCGATTAAAAACACAGCAACGACCAGTTGTCGGTGACCAAAATTCCCGCGTTACCGACTAGTGTAAACCCGTAAGTTTCGTCGCTAAATTTTTCAGATATAATAAGAGTGTTCTCGTCGCTCGTGACGCGCGCAAGCGTCGCGAGGACAGCAACCATGGTTAGCAAAAATAAAAAAAGACCAAATCGGAAACTCGGTGAAAACCGTTCGGGGGTACGGCTCAAGTTTGATCAGGAACTCGGTTGAAACCGATTTTAAGCTGGTCAATAAGTATATTAAGGTGGTATACTCGTGTGACGACATGTGTGACCGCCTTCATCGTCTATTCGAACAGATGCGCGCGACGATCATTCGGACATGATCGTCGTGCTGCTCACCTCTAGGTTAAGGTGTTCCACCGCTTCGCGTTTCGGATAACACGAACGGTTCGTAGTTTCGGGTTCAGCGGTTCCAGTGGTTCATCCGCCACAACCGCTTCGACTTAAGGTGCTTCGAGCACCTCAAGTTCTAAGAGCTTTCAGAGGTTTCGAACGCTTCATGTGTTCTCAGGGCATTATTCTCAAATATCAGGAGACACTCAGTCACGAGTGAGCGTTCTGTCGGTCACGTTGTGACTTGCCTCCTCGATCTCTTCGCGAGTTCTCAAAGTAATGCGTTCCAGACGCGAGCCGTCTCGGCTGGAACGGGGTGTGAACGTTCTGTCGTTCTCGTTGCAAGTTCTGACTTCAAGTTGTTTGAAATTGTTGTTGCTCCAATGTTCTCGCTCCAATATTTGCACGCCAAGTTGTTCGGTTGCACCAGGTTATATTTGGTGGAGCAGCGTTCCGTCGTCTGCTCGCCGCTTACAACCGTCCGACGGGCAAAACGTGTACGACCGTTCTGCCGGTTGACACATCGCACATTGACGAATACTCTGCTCGTCGACGACTACAAACAATTACCCCAGCGATTTCTAATCCACCCCATCGTATCATTATTACGTCGCGCAGTACGTGCCGCAGGCATCACGTTATCGTGTCGCGTTCTCGTCGCGTTCTTGTCGCGTTCTCGTCGCGTTCTCGTCGCGTTCTCGTCGCGTTCTCGTCGCGTTCTCGTCGCGTTCTCGTCGCGTTCTCGTCGCGTTCTCGTCGGGTTCTCGTCGCGTTCTCGTCGCGTTCTCGTCACGTTCTCATCGCGTTCTCGTGTCATGTTCGCGCGAATTCGTACCGCACCACATTGCATCGCGTCGCATCTGCATAGAGCTTGTGTCACGGTGTGATGTGTGGTATCACGATGTGATGTGTTGTGTTATGTTATGATGTGATGTGTTGTGTTATGATGTGATGTGTTGTGATGTGATATTGTGTTATGTTGTGTTGTGTTATGTTGTGTTGTGTTATGTTGTGTTGTGTTGGGTCATGAGATGATGTGTTGAAAGCAAACGAATGAGTTTTTTGAGTGTTGTGGAATGTGTTGTATACAAATGTGGTACACGTGCTTGATGTACATGTCGTATATGGTGTTAGGAGCGTCGTGTACCAAGTACATGCGAAGACAAAGTATTTACAAAGTTAGATGGATAACTCAAACTAGATAGACGACCATAAAGATGTAAGATAGACAGCGGAAAAACTAGTAAACGTACATAGATGCGAACTAAAAGTAGGTTAGATGTAAGATAGGACAAGCTAAATGCAAGCTAGATGCAAGCTAGGTGTAAACTAGATGTAAGTTAGACGTAAGCTAAATGTAAGCTAAATGTACGGAGATGAACGACACTGCGTCATTACCGACGAGTCCTCATGCCACTAGGTTCTAGTGGTAGAAGACGGAATCGACGGCATGCGAACCAAGTGCAACTCTAGTTTCAATGTGATTCAACGAACCAAGTGAAAACCAAGTGGATACTACAAGAAGATTGAAAAGACTGAGAGGAAGGACGAACAAAAAACGAACGAGGAGAACAAGAAGGTTGGAGATCAAAAAATCAAAGATGATCAAAGTGGTCAAAGACTGTTAAACCAATGTGGAGTCGAAGAGCACATCACGCACTCTTCAGACACAAAAGTCTTGTTTTTCGATATTTCCTGATGTTCCCTGATTTTCCATCTCCGGCATCTTCTCCACGTCTCCACGTTCCCACGTTGTCCTCGTTTACTCTTCCGACTCATTTGCCTTTCCCTCCTTTTTACCACTTAAACTTCTACCCTACTTCCGTTTTACACCTCGGACATTTACACAATTGCCTGTTAACCACTCGCACAAGAATGTCGTACGGTTTGTCTCGTTCTCACGCGTCTCTACTGTCCGGCTGAGCGGCAAGTTCCGAACCGTCATCGCCGTTCCCGCGACACTCGAGCCTGCTGCATCTCCTCCGTTCCCGTTCTTTCCCACCCTTCCTTCGAACGCAATCCTCGTCGTCGACCCGACACAAATCGACGACCGTCTCTGTCGATTAGCAATCGTTCACCGACCGACCATCAACCCTCACGGTTGATCATCGGGCGTGCATCGCGCGCGAACTCGACAGACGTTTCGTCAAGTCGAGGGCCAATGACACTCGGACAATACGCATCGAAGACGAAGACTTGTTAAATCTCGACGGAACTGTAATACTGTGATAAAACGAAACCAAAATCATAAAACAATCGACACCTATAGACACCTCGCAATCGCGAAGGCTGTGCAAAGACTCTACGATGCCTATGTCTAGAGTCGGAACAGAGTTCTACGCGAGTGCAAAAAAACACGTCGGTTCCATCCGGCCACGACCTCCTGTTCTTGCCGGTCGTGACGTGCGTGGTGTGATCGCTGCGAGTCGTTCTTGTAGGCCGCGGGCGTGAGCTGCACAAGCGTCACGGCGTTAACGGCACCTCATAATACTATCTTGGCCACTTTCCTCGTTCCCAAGTTCAGTCGACGGCGATGGAGACGGAATCTATCATGGTTCTGTGTCGCCGACGCGATTTGGCGACGCGCCGACAACCGCGTCTACGAGTCTCCGACCCACGGGTCCCGGCAATGCGCCGCAGAGATCCCGCGAGGCCGACGAGGCTCGAGGCGAGGCCAGGTTGTTGAGCTTCAACCCTTCCCTCCAACAGTGGGACTCGAACGCACCCGCCACCCATCCGCGCTTCACCGAAGTTGGTCGCTCGCTGCCGCTTTACCGAACGTGGTCACCAACTCATATCGCCGCACGAATCCGACCACTTCGCGGCGCAACCCGCTCCTCTTCCCCATCCTGTCCCCTCCCCGTCCGCGTTTACGCCCGCGACGGCACCGAGTACTCGACCCGCGCATCGCACACTGTCGACGTGAGGAAGACGACTCACCGCCCGTTCGCCCGGTAGAAACACGGACGTTTCCTCGGTCGACGACGGCCGGTAGCTGCGTCGACCGAACACTCGCGGCCTTGCGTCTTGTCCGCGCGCGTTCCGATCCGAGGGAACCGCGCTGCGCCTGTCGAGCAACGCCAGAGCGAACCGACAGGCAATCCCTGCGTCGACATCACGAACCGATCAAAGGGGCAGCGGTGTCGACGCACTCCCTTCGCAACAACCCTACCACCGTGGTAACTTTGCACCCATTTCGAAACCAAACACCACGGACCGTTGTGCGTCGTACGCGACTTGCGACGCGTCGGAGTTGGTCGCCCGGGATCGTTCGGATAGTTTCACCGTTCGGACCGCGCGCCACACGTCCGTCGCCACTACATCATGTCTCATCATCCTCATCTTGCACCTCATCAACAGCTGAGCGTGAACCGATCCGAGGGCAGAGCGCAAAGCTGTACGCTACGACACGATGAGTCGCGGACCGATCCGAGGGCGAGCGACTCGCGTGCACGAGCGTGCGCGGAAGGTCGTCGAGTGCTGAAATCGACTATGCTACGACCTTTTACTGGGCGGTTCGTAGACGGCTCACGACCTCTCCGTGCGAAGAACAGTGTCCGACCGGACCGCGATCCGACGTTGCGGACATGATTGCCGCAAACCGCAAACTAACTACAAACTAGTGTATACAAACGAGTGATAACAACGACCAACCGTCCGTCATAATAGCAGATACATAGTGTATGTAGCGGATACAGCGGACCGGATACATCGAGCCCTCCTCTTCTCGCTCTTACCGCTCCGCTCGTACGCACTTACAATCTGGTCGCTCTTATCATTCCATTACCATTTACAATCTTACCACTCTTAGCAATTTTACCAATCTAGAAACACGAAGGGAAGCCGATCGTTGATCAACATCGACGTCAACAGTCGAACGTCGATCGCCGAGTGCCGACTGCAGTTGCAGACCACCGAGGTCCGACATCGATCGTGGACGACCGACCGTTGAGTCGTCGACCGGCTCTCTCTTCGACCCGCCGAGATACCCCGAATCGTCGAACTCTGAACCGCGTACCATGCGCAACGAATATCGTTTGCGGTCCGCCCAACCAATCCGTTCAGTAGATCGTTTGGTCGTCACGTTCGGCTGTTTCGCCGATCGGTCGGTTCGACTCTTCACGTCATCACACCGTCTCGCTCGGCAAACAGATCGATCGTACGTACGGCTCAACCGTTCAGCTGGACCGACTTGGTGGACGGAACGAATCTAACGGTCAACGTTCGCACTAGATTGGTTTGGAACATTGCTCGCCGCTACACAGTCATCGCGCAAACGAGACAACCCATACGATCGCTAAAAAAATCTTACAAAGCTCGTTCTAAATTCATTCATCTGCACTTGTCTCCACTTGTTCGGCTATCACGCGCACCACCTTCCCATGTCGCGAATACCCGTTCGCTGTCGAGTGTGCGCGCCACCTTGTTCATCAATCTCTCTATCTATCTCTCTATCTCTCTATCTATCTCTCTATCTATATCTCTGTCTGTCTCTACTCTATCGCTTCTCTCTACCTATCGCACTCTCTGTCTATCGCTTGTCTCTCTCTATCGCTCTCTCTCTATCTAGGCTTCGCTTCATCTAACGCTTCTCTACGCTCTATCTTTCTGTCATGCGACCAACCATCAAGCTAACCAACCACAAATGGCTCTACAACGAACGGAGCGAACAAACAAAACAACCAAACGAATGAAATAGCGTCAACTAAAAACCCAACACCTCAACCATAAATCCAATACCACTATTCACGTTGCCTCCATCACCACAAACATTACAATTGCAACAATCATTATAACCACTATAACATAACCACTATAACTCTATTCTACTAATCAACTTCTTTCAGATTCTTTCAGATACCTCCTCCAGCGACCAAAGCCGTTCGAAACGACAAAATTCCAAGCCATCCAGCTTCCATTGACAAACTCCAGTTGCACATGGTCAACCTCCAGTTTCCAGTTACATATGGGCAAACATGAGACCACCAAACGACGAAAGTCGATCCCGACCGGACCACCAAACCCAGGTAAGTAATTAACACAAGGTAAGTAGCAAGTATATCTTTATTCCTAATGTCTAAGTCCTAGTATGTAATCCTAACACATAAGTCCTAGTATATAGTCCTAGTATGTAAGTCTAGTATGTAAGTCCTAGTATGTAAGTCCTAGTATGTAAGCCCTAGTATGTAAGTCCTAGTATGTAAGCCCTAGTATGTAAGCCCTAGTATGTAAACAAACATAGTGTACTATTAAGTGTTCACCATGTTAACTCGACGTTGAACTACGGCCATGTTCGCGTATTCAATGTCGTGCGATCGGTCGCAACGACGTACCGCCGGTTCGTATGCACAGCGAGCACAAGAGCACAAACGGACACATGCCCGCTCCGCGCTCGCAAGCACGCACCGCGGCTCTCTTCTGCAAAGCCGCGTCGCTGACCGATCGTTCGTCCACACTAATCAAATTACTTACAGAGACCTCCTAAACTCACAACTCACAGAATCAATAAACTCACAAAAGCTACACCATCAAGCAACACTAACGAACACAAGGATTCACCAAGATTAACTCTAACCGAGTCAAGAAGAACAGAAGAAACAAAGCTAGAAAAAACAAAAAGAAACCTCTTCGTACTCGTATATCTAAGACAACAAACGGGATATTCAACAGTTGGAACAACAGATAACGACCAATTAACCGAAGGAAAAAGAAGACAAGCGGAACAAGATGAAAACGAAGAAGCAAAAAACAAGCAGTTAACAAACCACAAAAACTGAGGAACAAGAAGACAGGTGCATCACCTCGAAACATATGATGCAATTATCAGCCAAACAATATCATCAAAATGGTACGTAGTATACGTGTACAAATTCACACGAAGCGACAATCCAAAACCTCGTATCCAAAACCTCGTGTATTAATAATGGGTATCAATACACTCTACTACAGGTAAACCTACAGGTAAACACCAGTAATCGACAAACAGCAAATAACTACTAACGTCGACACGCGATAAAAAACTATTATCAAGGAAAAAATCAACGACCGAAATTAACGACCAAAACAACAACGAAAACAGCGACCAAAACAACGACCAAAACTAGCGGTCATACCAACAAACAGAACCAATGATCGAAATGGATGTTCAACGACAAAGATCAAAACCAACAACTCAAATACACACGTCGACATATAACGAAACTGCAGATCAACAAACCAGTTGTACGGTTGCACGAATGAACTCACCAACCCCTGACCTACAGATCGACTAGACGGTTTGAGCAAGACCACGGATGACCCACGGAAGCGGTCGGCGCAGAACCACGGATGCCCCACGGTTGCTACGCACAGCAGAACCACGGATGACCCACGGATGCGCTTAGACTGCTGACCACGGATGACCCACGGTTGCTACGCACAGCAGAACCACGGATGACCCACGGATGCGCTTAGACTGCTGACCACTGATGACCCACGGATGCTCACTAGACGACCAACTGATCAGACGACGATCAGACGACAGCTACAACTACATTCGACAACCAAGACAACCAAGACAACCAAGACAACCAAAACCGTAACTAATGGAAACGGAACCAAACTAACGTTAACAACTAACCGAACTAACGATTTAACAACCATCGAATAACACATTACGTTTAATTACTGAGCAATTTCCCTTGTAAACGCCGGCCGACCAGCTCAAAACCAACACGAAGATCGTGAAGCGAACAAAGAGAGGCGCGATGGCTCTCTGTTGAAGAAGACCAACTCGTACAGGGAATCGGCGAAACATGACGACATGGGTCGCAATATCGGCACGAAAGTTTTGACTTTCTGAGATCACTTACAGACACCGAGCTCGCCACATTCGCCCCATGCCGTACGAGAAGGTCGGATGCAACGGATGAGTCGTCTCACGTCTCTCTTCCTCGCCTAACACGAGACACGTGTCGGTGTTGAGAGAAAAAGACGCACCCACGCACGACGAACAATGGATCTCCCTCGTTTATCGCCCGTTTACACAAACACTATCCAAAGACTAACCAAAAGAACGCCACAGTGGTGGCCATTTTTTTCTTTTCGTTGGAAGCGACGTACGCGCGCGCGACTATCCGACCATCAGCAAGCAGACGCTGCTACGTAGGTCGCTAGTCCAGACGTTACTCGGTATAAACCAAATACTGTGGTGGAAAACCACTGGCCGGTCGCATAGCTGTAACATCCGAAACGACCACCCAGCTCGCTTGACTGGTAAACGAAATGAAGAGAGATAAAAGGAGAGACGAGGGAATAAAGGGACGATGATTGAATAAAGATGAAGAAGAAAAAATGAAGAAGAGGCGAAATCGAGATTACGACGTATCAGCACAGACAACACAGAACGAGAAAAACGACGCAAAGGCTGCGACGACGAGGCAACAACGGAACACAACGGAACGACGACCAAAATGGAACACGAGCAGACGAATAACAGTACTCAATCGTCGTACGATATCATACCGAATAACTCGTAAAAATTTTACGACCCCAAACCAACGACAAACTAAACCCATTTCCACTCATCATCGTGTCGATCCGTCGCCCTTTGTGTCGCTAACTGCTCGATTAGTGTCGCCAGAAAGATCGCACACTGAACGATAAGCAATGTTCTCAACCCCATTCGTTGTCTGTGAACACGAGACGTTGTTAGAGAGTTTGAAATGGGTACAAGATATCAATGCGATACGTACGAGATATAAATGCGATGTGTACTAAAAATGTATGAAACGCGTTTGAGACACAACGAGACCAAGATCGGACGAAATCCATCTGCTCGCCAAGATCTGCGTAAACTCCACTCGATTCACTGTTCACTGGAGATACTGGAGATCGGTCTGGAGATCGGTCGAGATCAACTGGATGGAGATCAGCTTGAGAGTCGCATAAGACCCACATTGGAATTAGAAGAACCCGCATAAACAGCAATCACCCGACGACTAAGATCGAACGACTCGTTTGTCATCCGTCAAATTAGCATACCAAAATTTGTATACGTGTTCAAGATACACAAGTAGAATATACACTTAACATAACACTAACACAGACGCCCAGTATACACGCGAAACGTACGTAATCCCATAGGAGTTCAGAGTCAATCGAGATCAGGTATATCGAGATGATTGAAGCGATGTTGGCGCAAAGCCAGTTCCCTAACAATATATAAAAACACGCGAATCCGATGGAGAAAGGAATACGTTAGTAGACAGCTGCAAGGGCGCAACGATGACTAGTCGGTCGGTATGAACAATCGAGTGAGCAGCGAGCATACGAGCGAATGAGAAAGCAGAGAAAGGGGCGTGAAAGGTCACTAAAGGTGAACCGAAATACAACGCAGAATAAAAGTTTGAAATAAAAGTGTGATACAGATGAAAAGATTAATAAAACCGACAGGGAGGGAAATGGGGAAACAGAGAAACAGAAACACGAACTTTTCATTCCAAACAACCTCCAACTATCACTCCTCCTTTTTTACGTCAATCAGTTGCAATCTCATTTTACCATCTAGTTTATGCACGGAAAAAAACAAGCAAAACCGCGTATTCAAGGTCATTTGTAACACCGATCATGCTATGCTATCAATCATCCACACAGACATCACACAGACATCACGCCACACGTTGTACTTACGTACACTGCACGTAAACTTCAACACTTCAAGCGTGCGCCCACGTTACACCTCGAGTTATGCATAAAAGTAGACAAATAAAAAGCCACACGAACCGATATGATCTGATTATAACTACAGACGAGTGGGTCGAAATGACTCAAAATGACTGCCCATACACGACACGAACGCAATTACATAAAACGAAGGGTGCAAACGTGTACGCTTCGTTGCGCGTGTAACGACGTCCTGCTCTTGCATACCGGACCACGAACGCGCGGACAATGAGGAAAAAACGTGCGGATAATGACGATACTAACGAAAGTCGAGCATACCAGCTAACTCCAGTTCGAACAGACTCAAACCGGTTCGCATTATTCAGCATTCTTCCGCGACATTACCGGAAGCATTACTGAGGATTCCTACAACATTACCACAAGCATTACCATGACGACGACGGAAACGAGACAAACGCAAACGATCAAACGAAAAAAAAAAGAAATTGACAGAAACCCGACGAAATGAAAGTCAAAGGGTTGACAGAAACCCGACGAAATGAAAGTCAAAGGGACAGTTGGAAGAAGAACAAGGATATTATTTCATATTCGTTTATTACCGTTTTTTTACATCTCAATATTTATCGTATATAAACCAAATCAATACAAAATCAATGCGAGTCAATACGAGCCAATGAGCCAATGAGCCAATACGAGTCAATACGAGTCAATACAAATCAATACACGCTCGACCAGACATACAAGATGTACAAGATGTACAAGATATACAGGATATACAGGATATACAGGATATACAAGATATACAGAGAAACTTAACGCTACGAGAAACAAGAATGTACAATCTATACAGCTAATGGTTTGGCGATATCGCTCGCCAAACGAGTTGTCGCGTTTACACTTCCTCGCAGCGCGGCGGAAGCGCCACTATCCTCGACATAGAGGACATGGAATAGGGCACAGAATTGACTCCCCGTCGTCGAACAAGTCCACCGAGTAGTACATCCAGATAGAGCGGCTGACGGTTGGTCGGGTGCGCACGAAGCTCGGCCAAGAAGTCCTCAACCATAGAGTTGGTGGTAGCTCGCACGTCGCATTCGTCGATGATGAGATGTCCCGCTCGACCGCGAGCATGGCCCACAATAAAGCCCGCCTCTGTCGAGCCGCCGGTAACAAAATGGCAAGAATCGAACTCGCCCTCGCCGTCATCTTCGTCGGAAGAGGAGTCGTTGTCGATCTCGGTGTTGGGTTCGCGATCTCCGAACGCGGTTATACCATGCGAGCCGGTCGGTGAGGAGGTCGACGAGTCGTTCGAGCGCGGCGCTTTCCCGCCCATAATCAGATACACGTCGGGCGACTTTTGAAGCAGGTCGGGCGATATTTGGACGAGGTGTTCGCCGGTATCGACGACGACGAGCTTCGGCACGTTGGCGGACGAGAGGCGCGAGAGCAGCATGGCGACCGAGAATGGAACGTGGTTGGAGACGCGAAGCATCGAGGGTACGAGCTCCACGGCGGGTGCAACGAGCACGACGACGAGAAGCGACGGCAGTGGCGGTCGCATCAAGATGTCGATGGAGAGCATCAACTGCGAGATGTTGGGGGCTACGAGCGCCGTGTCGGTCTCGATCCCGCGAGCGTTCAACTCCTTGCCCAAGTTGATCAACGTGTTCTCCATGCCGGGTGTCTTCTGACTCGCTTCCGACAGGATGACCAGCGCGCGCGCCTTCTCGGGAATGAGCACGCAGCGACAGCAGCATGGCGAGCGACCTCGGGTCTCTGATGAGGAAATTCTGTTGTAGTCGGTCCTGGAGCGACGGTTGAACCAAGTAAACATCTTGGGACTGCGGATCTTCCAAGAAGGGATCGCGGTCTGTTGGCGAGAAAATCCGGTGAGTCGAATGGCTTGCATGAAACGTGGTAAAGCCGGAAACCGGCGACGACCGGTGGCAAAGGCGAGCGAGAAGACAAAGTGTGCGAGCGGTGCGATTACACTGAGCGAAGCTTGGATCTCACGGAGATCGTCGAGCGAGTCGATCGAAGAGAGGCGACTGAACAAACGAGCCGTGGTATCGGTGAACAGCAACAACCGAGGACCGCAATGTTCAAAAACGCAACCGGTTGCAGCAATTCTCTTACTAGGGGCGGACTAGTGTTTAGATCGACGTTGCTGCAACTGTAGATGCTAGTGGTATGCTAGTGCTAAACTAGTGCTGTTAGTGCTATGCTAAAGCGCGACACGTACAAATGCTAGTGCTAATACGAATGAAAACACGAACACTAGCGCGAATACTAATTCGAATATAACTCGACTGCTAACTCGATGCTAACTCGATGCTAACTCGATGCTAATCCAACACAAACGGATCGATCAAATGCAAACGTAAACGCAATGCAAACGCGATCACGAACGCAATAACGCAATAAAAAATTGAAAACGAAACGCAAAAACACTCGTCGAATATCGAACGACACGACCATGCAACTACAACCGGGCAACTATACAACAGTAAATAATCACAACAATATAATCGTTGCAACTCACAAAAAATCGTCGATGTGATCGGTGGCACGAACGTTAGACGACAGAGTCCAAACGATCGTTCCGGATATCGTTGCTGTCGGTCGACGTAAAACGTTGATAACAAACGTCGACGTCTAATGTTGATGTTGTCGTTGATCTCAAAAGTCGACCGACCAACAAGTCGTTAGAACGAGTCGATTAGTTGACCAAGTAGTACGCTGGTTAGTCGGTGAGTTGATTGAGTCAAAACAAAGCCGTTGGTGCAAAGTCGAATTGACCAGTTGTCCGTTGCTCGAGTGAGAAGTTGACCAGTTGATCGTTAGTCGACGGTGAGTCGATGATGAACGATGAAAGCGTTGCGATCGTCCGGGAGACAGATGTCTGCACAGAGGAGCGTCGTGGTAAAGAATATGACTACGACGAAACGCGCGCATCTTTATACTCGCGAAACGAACGACTCTGCTTTGTCATGCGCGCCACATGAGAGGGGAGAGATGAGCGATTACAATACGCGGCGGAACGTTATCACTAGGGATTACACAAACAATGGACAACAACACACAATGGACAGCAATGAACGACACTTCTGGATATTATGAGATATTAGCGATAACACAGTGAGCACGCAAAGACCGAGTGTAGACGATAGAAAAAAGAAGGAAAAAGAAGGTAATGACTGTGCAACGATAATGCTCACTAATATCGACAAGATAGCGATTATACCTGGATAGTGCAACGATATACTGCTAATACCGAGAATACCGAGCCAATGCGGAGACAATACCTCGTTAATACCACATTGGTATCAGACAATAGCGCGATAATACCATAATGATAGCACAATAATACCATGAGGTATCACGCTAATACTGTGATAATATTATGACAATGTTACAGCAATACCAAAGACAAACCGAGATAAAAGCTTTCGACGCCGGTCAGACTGAAGGTCGGTCGAACAAAGAAACGACGACTAAAGATGTTCGTAATCTCGAATGAACGAACGAAACAAAGACGGCCGGCTATCAACAGTTACACGACGGCTAGTACGACTAGTGTGGTACAGCTGGTAGAAACGTCGGATGCGCGTCGGATAGCGCGGTCGTCCTGCCGGCGGTCCGATCGTCGCGCGGTCGTCGGACCGCGGTGTCGCGCGGCCCGCCGTCGGCGCGCGCGCCGCCGCGTGCGGGCGGCGTGTCGGCCGGCTCGCTGTCGTCGTGGTCCGCTCGCGGTCCGATCGTTGTCCGATGGCGATCGTCGTCGTTGTCCGATCGTCGGACCCGCGTTGGATACCGCGGTCGGATCGTCGGATGCCGCGTTAGATACCGCGGTCGGATCGTCGGATGCAGCGGTCGGATCGTCGGATCCGCGTCGGATGCGCGTCGGATAGCGCGGTCGTCCTGCCGGCGGTCCGATCGTTGTCCGGTCGCGGTCGTCGTCGTTGTCCGATCGTCGCGCGGTCGTCCTGCCCGCAGTCCGATCGTTGTCCGATCGCGGTCGTCGTCGTTGTCCGGTCGTCCTGCCGGCGGTCCGATCGTGGTCCAACCGTGTGATCGCGCATCGTGGTCGTCCTGCTCGCGGTCCTGTCTGCGCTCGTCGGAGCACGGCGGTCCGACCGTGGTCCGATCGTGGTCGCGCACCGTGTGATTGCGCATCGTGGTCGGACCGTGGTCGCGCATCGTAGGATATCGTGGTCGGACCGTGGTCGCGCACCGTCGGATATCGCGGTCGGACGGATCGTCGTGTCGTCCGGCTCGCCGTCGGCGCGCGCGCCACCGAGTGCCAGCGGCGTATCGGCTTTCGGCTGCCGGTCGTCCGGCTCGCTGTCGGCGCGCGCGCCACCAAGTTCCAGCGGCGTATCGGCCGGTCGTCCGGCTCGCCGTCGGCGCGCGCGCCACCAAGTTCCAGCGGCGTATCGGTTGGTCGTCCGGCTCCGGCTCCGGCTCCGGCTCCGTCCGGCTCCGGCTCCGGCTCCGGCTCGTCCTGACGCTCGTCCTGACGCGTCCTGGCGCGTCCTGCCGCTGTCCGGCTCCGGCTCCGGCCGTCCGGCAGTCCGGCTCGTCCTGGCGCGTCCTGCCGCCGTCCGGCTCCGGCTCCGGCTGTCCGGCTCCGGCTCCGGCCGTCCGGCAGTCCGGCTCGTGCGCGCGCGCGCTCGCTCCGACTCCGCTTTCCGACTCCGGCTTTCCGACTCCGACTCCGACTCCGGCTTTCCGACTCCGACTCCGACTCCGGCTTTCCGACTCCGACTCCGACTCCGGCTTTCCGACTCCGGCCGTCCGGCTTTGCGCGCGCGCGCTCATTCCGACTCCGCTTCCGACTCCGGCCGTCCGGCTCCGGCTTTCCGACTCCGGCCGTCCGGCTTTCCGACTCCGGCCGTCCGGCTCCGGCTTGCGCGCGCGCGCTCATTCCGCTCCGGCTTTCCGACTCCGGCTTTCGGCTCCGCTCCGCTCCGCTTCCGGTCGCGTCCGGCTTCCGGTCGTCGGTTTCCGGTCGTCCGGCCTCGTCGTCCGGCGCGGGCGGCGTGGAGGGGCGCCCACGTGACCGTTCCGGCTCCGGCTCCGGCTCCGGGTGCGGTGACGTCACGGCGAGCGCCGAGCGTGCGCGCGCGCGCACCCGCGGCTCGGCCGAAACGGGCCTAGCCTACCGCGATTTTAAACTTGAAAAGTGGCTCGGAGCGGTCGGCCCGAAATCCCCGCCGCGCGCCGCGAAATCGGCCGAAATTCCCACGATCCGGCGCGGTCACGTGGTGCGGTGACGTAAAACGACGGTGGCGGCGCGCGTGGGAACGGTGGCGGCGGCGCGAAGCTCGCGCTTCGGGCGCTTCCGACGGTCTTCGGGCGGCTCCGCCGAGGCGGAATGTGCGAGCGAGTCGGGTGACAAATCGCGTTCGCCAAACTCACTTCGAGCACTCGCGTTTCGGACACTCGATTTTATAACAGCCAAAAACGATTTTGGTTTTTCGAGTCGAGCCAAGACAGGGAAAAAACCAAAATCTTAGAGACGCCCCCCAGAATCTCGAACTCACACGGAGTTAGCCAACCGGCGAGCTGTATTTTCGTGACGTCACGCCGCGGGCCTATTCCGGGTATGCGTTTAGCTTGAATTTTGCTGTCGCGCGAGCACGGCCTGGATTTGGCCGAAATTTCGGTGGTGGGGTGGCTTTTCTCCCACGGTCCTCCGGGAGTTTACGCGCGCCTCGGCCGCTCGCGGCGCTGCGGTCGCCGGCGGCGCGTCGGTCAGCCGCCCCCACCCGCGGGCGCGCCGACCCCGCGGTTCCCACGACCGCGCCCCGCGGTTCCCACGGTTCCCCCACCAGGCGGCCGCGCGCTTCCGCGCACTTCCGCGCGTTTCCGCGCGCTGCCGCCGCGCTTCCGGCGCGCTGCCGTCGCGTCGCGGGCCGGCCCGCGGCCGTTTCGTCATCGTGACGTCACGGGCACGTCACGAGCGGCACCTCGCCGCGGCGGTTTTTTGTCGCTCCCACGCTCGCGGCTCGCGGGCCGGCCCGCGCTCGGCGGGTGCGCGCGCGCGCACGGCGGTCGCGGGTGCCGCGGCTCGGCGCTCCCACGATCGCGGCTCGCGGGCCGGCCCGCGCTCGGCGGGTGCGCGCGCGCGCACGGCGGTCGCGGGTGCCGCGGCTCGGCGCTCCCACGATCGCGGCTCGCGGGCCGGCCCGCGCTCGGCGGGTGCGMKCG